CCAATTACCGTAAATATATCAAATAATGAAGTCACCATCAATACGGGCCAAAACAAATAAATATAGTGATTTTCGCACTAAAATATACGAAATTCAAGAATTTATTTATAAAAATAATCGAAAACATGCAGAAAAACCTATAATATTCAATATAAGGAATGATATTTATTTAAAAGCAAATATTTTTAACCAAATTCAATTGACAAATGATGAAAATGAGTTAAAATGAACGCAATCCTTGTTATTTTGATATGGGCCCTTATTTTGTTTTCCTTATTGTTTATGTGTAATCTTTTGTTTAATTGTTCCACTAGATGATCTAGTAGATTAGGTGTTACATGTCTGTCGTCTTTATACTATTTGTTATATATATATTCTCTGTCATTAATATTATATTGGCGATTCATGAACTAAAACTAATGCAATGGCCCAAGTGCCCATTTGAATGGATGCAGGCCGTCTCCAACATCATGATTTTAATTACTTCTATATTGTTTATTATATTGGAATATGTGGCGGTATATCGATGAATGTGGGTTTGATTATAAAACGACAGGAAGATAATGTATATTATCAATGTATGTCTATGAATATAGATATTTTTTATGACCTATTTAATGAAAATATAGGTGATATTGATATGTCAGTATATAATGAGGTTTTCGAGGAAAATACCTTACATGAAGAATGAATGTAAGAATATAAATTTTCATAGAATCTATATAGATGATGCTATAAAGAGACATGTTGGACATAGCCCAAGAGATTATATTTGTTCAGATATCTTGTTGGCTATTGATGATGTTGTTTTTTATCCAGTAAGTATGCCACTTTATGATGATATATATGAGATTACAGAAGATGAGACGTTATTTATACCATAAAATACAAGATGATATCACAGAAGATATGGATAGGGTATTAAGGGAAAGAATCAGTCCGAATATAAGACATAATTATATTGGATATTATACAAATATAGTAGATAGAGCCCTATGTCCACTTTATATGCCTATTTTTGAAGTTGTGTGGAAATATAATGATAAAAAATCTAGCAGATGAATTGAGTTATAAAGCATCTAATGCAATATATACCAAGATGGTTGATAAATTCAGTACCACTATCATAAATAATGTGCATATGGGTATAATGTGGCCAATAGAGGGTGCCCATACAAGATTACAGTATAAAACATTGGAAATTGTTCTAAATACTAAATAAATGACTAAAAATCTATCAAATGAATTATATAAATACCCCAGACTTGCAATAATGAAATTTATTGAATCAGGACAACAAAATAAAATGCCTGAAATAATACATTGTATGAGAATTCCAGTGGAGCATATCTTTATGCCTATAAAAATAGTATATGCTGTAAAAATGAATGGTATTTGATTTTATTCTGAAAATATGGGGTATTGCTAATTGTGTGGCCGGGCCCCCTTTAAAAACACATAAAACCAAAACAAACCATTCCTCATTTATCTTCCCTTTTAATATTATATAGGTATCTATCTTATTAATATTATATGGGTATATTTTTAATTATTTATATAAATCCATTTTTAAAAACAATCCTTTATTACCTATCTGTCATTCTTATTCAATAAGGAGAAAAATATGCATGAAGAAAACCCATATTCATCTAAGGATACTGTAGTTCTTTGGAGGGATGTATTTGCAGTTATTGAAGAGGTAAAACAAGAGGGTTGTTTGACGATTGACAATGAGGCATTTAATAGATGTTTGTATCTTGTTGTAAATAAATTGAGGGAAAGGGCCGATAAAACACCTAAGAATATAATGGCCATTAAGATGCTTCCCTGGATGTGTGGCGAATGTGGAAGGCATGAGGTACAAAATCTCAGGTTATACGAGGGGGGGCCGTCATTAATTGGGACCTGCGATCATTGCGGTTGTGAATGGGTGTCTTAATTCTATGGCATACATAATATACCCACCAATATCACACCATATATATGATTCTATTAAATTAGACATATATAAATTTTGTCAGAATAATGTATTATCTAAGAATTTACCTATAGGAAATACGGAACGTGAATTATATTGGGGAATAGTATATGCCCACTTTAGCATATTTGATAGTACTAATAAAATTCCTGCAATAACGAAAGAATTATGGGCTAATAATGAATAAAGAAAAGAAAACATATACCGATGAACAAATGCGAATTATAATTAAGATTAATATTGATCCAAATATACGCCTTCAAATTCTAAAATCTTTGAGCCCCATCAAGCTTAATATAGTGCATTGGGACATTCTACAAAACATAAATAATATAGATTAAGAAATGTGGAAAATAATTATTAGTATTGGGGCCGTACTATACATAATCCTGACTATTTTTATTATATTCTTTGTGTTTTTTATATTTATGGGGGCCCCTATGGCTACAATCGACGACAATAGAATGTCACCAATACCATATACGGATGATGATGAAACAAGACTCAAATATAAAATCATAGTAGAGAAATGGGAAAAGGAAAGAGGCATTCAATAATCTATGAATAAACAAGAGCAGATACAGTATGCAACAAAGCGTATTTATCCAAGAATTAGTGACGATAAGTTATTTTTCCATATCGTTGATAATATCCATAATAGAATTATATATAATATTGGCCATACCATATATCAATATATCGATGAAAAAATTAAAAAATAAAAAACTATATAAGACTAAGGAGATAGAGGGTGTATCAAGGAATGTTAATCATAAAATTCTTTACCATCACTTATTTTCCTATATTATAATTCGTCTACATTACGCTGAATTCCTTAATATTCGTGAATCCATAACTGATTCATCATTAAATACCTATAAAAAGAAGGTAAAACGATCGGATGGGGATAATATAGGAAAATTGCAGAAGGGACTTTAGAAATACCATATGAAGTGCGATTTTTGTTAGATAATGCAATCATAAAGCCTGGCAATGAATCAAAAAGATGAAAAGTAAAAATATCAAGTATAATTTAGACGCAAAACACGATTTATTGAGACTGACTAAAGAAAAGGTAAAACCATCGGATTGGTATAATATATGTAAAATTCAGCATAATATTTGGTTTAAAATATCCACTAACATAACATATAATATTCTAGACGTATTAGATGAAATCTAAATATGAAAAACATCATACATAAAATAGAGCATAGTGATAAAATATTCCCACATACTAAGTCTATTATCTATGAAATTATTACTATACCTAACATTATTCAGGTCATGAATGAGTCCAGGAAAAATAAAATTAATATAAGAAATCAACCATGGATAAATGTTAGTAGATACATATGTAATAATGTTAAATACAATGTAAATTCATGTATAAAAAATAATATTTTAGATAAAGATGGATGGCGACCAGTGTTTGATGAGTTATATAATCATATAAATCAAATAGTCAACAATGAATAAAAATAAGTATGAAATTTTCTTTATTACATCCTATAAAGTTACGAATCGTGTAGAATTGATATTTAAATATTTTATATTTACTCGTATTTATAATGAATTAAATATTCATTCTAGTATTTTGGGACGTATAACAACTGAAATTAGTAAAGAGGTATTGAAAAATAATGAGTAAAAATCAAAAAAACAAAATTGTAAATGAAATTGCTAATAATGTGAGGAATGACATAGATAACAATAAACCAACTCCTAAAGTATGGTATTATATTCTATATGGAATTTTTTCCTATCAGGCCACATGGAATAACATAATTCCTCCCGAGGTCGAGCTAGGAAAGTTTGAAATTGATCTAAATGAATATAGTAGTTGCAAATATACGCTCTTACATGATACTGTGCTAAATTATGAATGCAAATAAAAACATAAATATATTATGTCAGGTATTACCATGAAGGAAGTTTATAATATTAGGGTTATAAATAAATCAATAAAAAAATATATTGACCCTGTAAAAATTGAGAATATACAAATTTTATGGGATAAATCATTGGATCAAGTGGATTTTGTTTGGTATCCAATATTTGAATATATGAGAAATAATAGACATACATAATGAATATTAGATTTAACTTATCTAGGGGCCCAAATTACAAAAAATGGTCTATTAAAGACGGCCTAAATAAACAATATATTTGCCCATCCGATGCTTTTATAAAATTATATGATTGTGTGCTCCATAATAATAAAAATATGGCCCAAAAGATACATAAAGGGGCCCCACGTAATGTTTGCGGGTGGATTAGAGCAAAAAGCCTGGAAATGCCCCCCATAGATGAAAATTCGGCCCATTGGATAGAAATTCCCCTATTTTACGATCCAAAAATTGCCCCAAATTGGCGGGGAATTCATGGGGAGGACCTTGACAATTACTTTTTTCCCCTTATAATCATCAGGAAGAGATCAGTTAACGGCATTATTCAGGTGTAAAATGAACGAATTACAAATTGGCGACGTTGTATATTGCAGTAATCCACTACATTCTGGTTTTGGCCGCATACTTGATATTTGGCGAGATTTACCAGATGGCGAATATGTGAATGATTTTGCGGTTGTCCAGGTTATTACTATGCATAGTTGTTACAAAATACCTCATAAAGTGGGCTCTATATGCAAGATTCCACTAAGTGAATTGTCTAAATCTCACACATATGATGAATAATGAAATCAATAATACATACTATCTATTATTTCCCAAGAACTAAAGTAGAAAATAAGGCATTTCCTGTAATAGATGATTGGCTATATGAACCTTCAAGTGTTGATGCGTTTATTATAGAAAGGCAAATTCATGAAAATCTAATTGATCAAAGTATCAAAAATGAACTTAAAAGAAGAAATAAAAAGTAATGTATTTGAAAGATTTGAAAGTGGCAGGCATAATGAAATATCAACTGATGTTCGTTATAGGGTCCTTGTTCGCATAAACAATCCTATATGGCGTGTCTGTATTACATATTTTTGGAATATTAAAGATGAATTATCAAGAACCAAAGAAGAGTAAAATAGACACAAATACTAAATTTAAAACAAATGAGTATTTGCTAAACTTTAAATGTCTTAATGATCATATACAAGACCAATTCGAAATTCGTAACCAAATAAGACATGTAGCAATAGCCATTATATCAACCATATATGACAAGAATGTATCATAAAATTAATTCTAAATTATAAAATATGAAAAAATGTCTAATCACACAGGCAAATAAAAATTATATTTAAAATTAAAATTATGAGATAGGCCCCTATTTTCAAAAAGTCTCCACACAAATTTACCGTAATTTACCACACATAATTGATTTTTGGCCCCACTTTATTCCCCTTTTTATCAAGGTTACACTGTTATGAGCGTTATTGAAAAAAACCTCCCCCAATATATCCTGAAAAATGTAGAGCATAATATCGTTGTTAATAAGGCAAAATGCACTATTTATAAAACATGGAGTGACAAAGATATTGTGCGTGGAAGGGTAACATTTTTTGTTCAAGATCAAATTGTTAGTTACTTTTTTCAGCAGAAAAATGATATGGTTTCATGCTGGAAAACCCGCAAAGTGACCGAGGAACCAGATTTTACAGTATCGTTAGAAGAATTATGTGGTAAAAAATAAACTTTTTGTAACTTTTTGGAACTTTTTAATGAATGAAAGAGATATTTTAGTATATTGGGTTAGTCTTCATTGTAATGCCGAAATTCAAATAAATACGGCCATAATTTATAAACTCACAAACATATTGAGAAATGAATTAGGTTGGATACATGGATCATTTGATGTGTATGGTATTTTATCACGTAAATGTTTTAGGGTATATATAGATTATCCGACTGATTTAAATCGGGATGATGTGATTAACATACTGAATAATTTAAAATTACCCACCATTAATATTAAATCATGATATTTTGCTTTGACTGCTTTGGAACAATATTTGATGCTTCTACTATTTTACAAGAAGATATAAAAAAATATGTCCATCATGTAAACAAACCGGGGGCCTTTGAAAAGTTTGATTTTCCTCAATCATTTTGGGATCTGGGGGCCCATCCCGATTCGATGATGGGAATTGAGATGTTGAGAAATGCGGGCCATTATTGTATAACATTAAGTAATGGGTCAATAAACCTATTAAAATATCTGTCATCTAAGAATGGTATTATATGGGATGGTTATACTGATTTGGAGGCTTGGAGAGTTTATAAGCCCTCATTAGATGCTTACAAGGTAGTTGAAAAACAGTTTGGCTATAAACCGGCCGATTGTGTTATGGTCACTGCTAATTGTACATTTGGTGATATAGAGGGGGCCGAAAATATAGGGATGGAGGCATATTGTATTAGGGGTAATACGCCCTATAAAGACCTTATTGATTTTGCTCATTATATTATTTCATTATGAAGAATTTAAAAGATTACTTGGTGAATAATTTGTTTTTTGTTGTTTCACACAAAACACATTCTTACAAAAATAAATGGGGAATTGTTATGAACAACCTAATGCATCATGAAAGCATGGCTCATAACGATATTATAAGCCATAATATATATATAACAGTAAAACAAAATAAATGAATAATAAAACTAAATTATTGGCAGGAGGAATGAGGATAAACAACTATATGTGGCGAAATGTCTGTCCTCATATCAGGATTATGATTTCTTCCAGGATTATGGTTTATGATTCTATAAGGAATGAAATAGAAGCTAAAATCTATAATAACTTGAAAAATGAGCAAAGCTAGTATTGAATAATATAATGGCCCAAAATAAAAGTCTGAAAATTAAAATCTTTTTTAAATTACAGGAAAAATTATATTTAAGTGACAATCTTAGTAGTAATATTGATATATTTGAAAGATTGCGTACTAATATATTTTTGGTGATTTACACCAATGTACGAATATCAATTGAAAAATCTGAAACCCATATTATATAATACCACATATATACATTCTATTGTTACTAAAAATAAGTCAAATTCAAATTTAAGAACTATGGCCTGCATTACGATATATGTTGGTATTAAAATGAATTTGACTGAAAATATAAGGGAAGAAATTTTTTACCTTGCCCTTGACAACTAAATTTTGAACCCTATAATGAAACAATATAATATGCATAGACAAGTACCTGCGTATATTGATAATCGGGTCAGGTATCAATTCGGGTATCATGTACGGGATTATGTCTGGCATAAAGTCAATCATCAAGTCGGGCGTCGTGTCTTGGGTCAGGTCAGAGTTCATATCTCATATCAGATCGATAATACTAGTGGCAATAATGATTGAAAATAGAACGATTAATCATGTCATGCATCGGGTCTGGAGTCAGGTCTGGATTCAGGTCCGTGGTCAGGTCAAGATTCAGGTCTTGGCTCAGGTCTATAATCAGGTCGAGTATCAGGTTAGTAACCAGGTCCGGGATCAGGTCGGGCATAAGGTCAATAGTCTGGTTAGGGATAAGGTCTATTATACAAAGTTTTATAATGATTGAAAACAAAAAGATGAATCAGGTCGGGGATCAGGTCAGGAATCGTGTCATGCATCAAGTCTGGGATCAGGGCAGTGATAAGGTGAATGATAAGTTCTTGATTCGGGTCAAGTATCAGGATCAGGATAAATTTATGTTTGCACTTATAGCAAAAATTAAAAGGTTCTTACTATGATTAAATTGTCAGATGGCGATATTTTTTATTCAAAATGTGATGCAATAGTAAACCCAGTCAATACCGTTGGTGTTATGGGGGCTGGATTAGCATTGCAATTTAAGAAAAGATTTCCAGAAATGTTTGAGGCATATGTAATACAATGCAATTCTGGCAATCTAGATATAGGTAAAAATTTTCTATGGAAAATAAAAAATGATCGATATATTATATGTTTTCCAACTAAAAAGCATTTTAGAGACCCATCATATCTATCATATATTAGTGCCGGTTTAGAAGCATTGGAAAATGATTTATTAAATAATCCATCATATAGCAATATTAAAAGCATTGCGATGCCAGCATTAGGATGCGGATTAGGAGGTTTGCCATTTGAGGATGTGGTAAGAGAAATTTTGGAATTTAATAGACTTAATCCAAGAATAGACATAGAATTGTATATACCTAAACACAAATGAATAAATCACTTAGTCATCATTTTACTGATCAGAAGTTTAGACCAATCTTGAAATTGTATGAGTATGAGCAATATATATGTAATAACATCAGTGAAAATATAAGAGATAATATTTTTATTGATATTAATATTCGAACTTTTCAAAAAATAAGACCATTAATTATAAGTATTATGAAAAATACAAATGAAAAAACATAAGGAAGCTATTTATTTTTTAGTAAGACCTAACTTGAGTGATCGGTTACCACGCTGTATTTGGTTTTGGTGTTGGGATCAGTTAGAGCTTAAACATGAATTGAGGAATATTGTAAAAGAAATTTATAATAATGTATGACCCACCAATTAAAAATAAATCAACGGAAATACGTGATAATCTAGGACGACAAGTTAAAATTAAGTATGAAATGCTTTATAATATTATGCCAACCCCAACTATTAACAATAATATCTATTATAAATTAGAATCAGATATAAAAGAAAATATATGGGATATGATAGTAAATTCAATACTTGATCAATTAGAAATAGATGCTATATATAAATGAATAAGAATTTAATTTATCAAATTTATGATAAACCTAGACATTTGGCTGACAAACGTATAATTACTTCTGAAAATGTCTATTATATCGTAACACAAAATATTAGGCATAGTTTTATTATAAAACATAGTGTCTTATCTATTGAAATAAGACATGCATATAAAAAATAATTTTCAAAAAATACGTACAAATATTTGGTCCAAACTTGATATTCAACTTTATATTCAAACTGGTTTCTGGATAAGAAATCATATTGCATTAGATTTTGAGCCATCAAGAGTTGATTCTATTAAGTATAAAATATTTCGCGATTTAGATTTAGAATTACATGATAAAAAATAATTTTCAAAAAATACGTAGAAATACTTGGTATGCAATTGCTATTATTAAGCTTAATATTCAAACTGACTCCTGGCCAATAAATAATATTGCATCAGATTTGAAGCATCCATTAATTATCAAAGATCATATATTGCGTAATTTGTCATTACATCATGAAAAATAAAAAGTGTCAGATCATATCGTATCCATTATCGTATGCGTATCCATCGTTAAATATAAAACAAAGTGAAAATAAGTCGCTACAAAGAATATTATTCACTAAATGCTTTGCACAACTTAATATCTCAATGGGGTTTTTAAAGAAAGCAATTGTCGATACCTTAGATGAAATTATCTACTTTACAAAATAATGATAAAACATAAGATGACTAATATACGCACTAATTTAGCTACCTATATTCAGAAATACTTACAAATAAAAATTACCAAATATATAATAGATGATATATGTATAAATATAGAAAATCCTAATGGAATGCAAGCTTTTACAAAATATATCATATATTCTGAAATTCAAAGGAACAACAATGTATAAGATTAGAATAGATAGTCATATAACTGAAAAAAGGGCTCCAACAGATGAATCTATTAGGTTGGCCAAAGAATATGAAGAAAAGATAATAAAATCCATCATTGCTGATGGTGTGTGCAACTTACAAATAAATCAAATAAGTTGGACAATAAGAGATGATGGGCATAAATATACTATATATGTTATATTCTTTATTGATGAAAGAAAACAAAATATAGAAATTGATATTTATCGTAAAGATATTAAATATAATAACATATTTAATGGAATGGATCAAACTACCTACATAGTTGATAGAATAATCAATGCAATATCTCAACATTGTTCCCGTGTAATTATGCATAATATGATATTACAGGGTTTTTCCACATCTATTGAAGAAATGATAAAATGAAAACATATATTTTAAATGGTTTTATGTATCCATTAGATAAGTATTTTCCAAACAGTGATAAGGTGAAAAATATATGGAGATGGAATTGGAATAAGAAAAAAGCTATTGAATTTGCCGATACTATAAAGGGGCCCTGTCAATTAATTGGGTTTTCAGATGGGGCAACAGCCGCCCTAGAAGTTGCTAATAACTCTATATATGTACAAAGAGTATATTGTCATTCATGTATGTATAGATCACACGAAATGCTGCGTAGATTTGAAGTGGTGTTTTTTAGAACCAACGGCGATACAACACCGACTTATGATGGAACAGAGAAAAGGTTCCTATCATATAAAGTAGCTGGGTATCCATGTGAAATTATGGACCTAGATCCAGTTACAATAAGTAATAAAAATATAGTAGATAGAATTAGTGGTTTATTCGGCCATCAATTCGAAAATGCTATGCCCTATATTAAAATTACTTAGGTTTCCAAGCAATAGCGTGCCCAGAATCTACCATTAGTTTATTTAATGAGTTGCCATTCTCATCATAAATAACAGCAAGCCACCTACCAAATGAATCCTCTTTATCCTTAAATGTATTAACATATAATTCTTTTGCATTACTAATAAGCTCAGAAAAATATGCATTAGCGACCTCATATGCCTCCTTTGTTTTTTTTCTGTTCTCAGGAGTATTTATACCATAAAGTCTATATCTTTCTTCATCAAATGACCTTTTCCCCTGATCACAAACCAATATTATGGTATCTCCATCTATTATGCGTGATATAGATATGACACGGCGAAAATATAAGAATTTTTTAATATCTTCACCAGTTACATTTTCAAATTCTACCATATGTAATTCTCTATATATTTATAATTACCAATTACGGCATGACCAATATCTTGCCTTCCATTTTGGACCAGGATTTGTGTCACATTTATGACGGGCCCTAAATAATTTCCTTCTTTCTGGATCGTTTTTCTTTATGGTCATATTTGGATCGCCAAACCGTACAATAACAATCTTACCTTTATCATTTTTAGTATAAACAGCAAATTTTTTAGGACCACTAGGAGTTCTAAATGGTTTATTTAATGTTACTTTACGACCTTGATATTCGGCCGCCATTTCCGTTTCCATATCATCTTCTTCATATGGTTCATTATACATCATATAATCATAAGCAGACTCAATATGAACATCAGCTTTAGATATATTATCTTGAACCCATCCCTCTAATTCCTCATCATCTTCAAGTGCATTATAAATAGCCATGGCCTTTTCTGCTATTTTCTTTAATTGGGCCTTTGCCATGCCACCTTCACCGCCATCAGATGATTGTGCCATTTTCCATGCTTTTGGATCTGGTCGATCTTTATCCCCAGGTTTAGCTGGCCTATATTTTTTTCCTTCTCTCTTTTTCTTCTTCCTAATATTTTCCCATAGGCTAGCCGAACTAATAGTTTCAGGATCAACACCTTCATCTACATAATCTTCATCTGGCGGAATATAAAAGTTACTAACCCTTAATTCTTCTTCCCAACCACATTCATTGAATTCCAAAATAGCAGATGCTGAATCTTTAATATCTAAATCAATGGTAGCCTTAGACATACATACTGCTACTCTTTGCTTATTGTCTGGATAGTCCTTCTTCATCATTTCGTCGCCCATGCAGCGACCCATAAAACTGGAACTATCTTCTCCCTTACGCTTACTTGGAATTGGCATTATTTGCGGCCCTCTTTAATATTTTCTTCCCACCAAAAATTAATACGGCAATGCTCTTTATCCCAAAAGAACACATAATCAATAAACATTCTAGTCATCATCCAATATATAGAATGATATTGGCATCTATATGAACGACTAGATAGCATTTCATCAAAATCGCCACCCAGTAATGTATTTAATGTTCTAGATGCAGCAATTTTAAAATGTTGAAATTGTGTTAGCATATTACTTACTATATAATTCGGAAAATTTTTCTATTGGCATATATCCATTATACTCAACAAATTCACCAGACTTATTATAAAATTGAAAGACGGGAACTGAACCAGTATATTCTATTGGTTTAATTTTCCATCCCTTCTTAACTAATAATGGTTGTACTTGTAATTTCCATACATCACAATGCTTACAGTCATCCCTAGTAAGCATTTTAATCTCATCTTTAATTATGGTATTATCCTGTATTTTATCATTGATATCCATTTCATGAATTATACCATCACCACCACAATTTTCGCATTTCACACAGATAGTTCCGTCACCAACCCTTCCAACACCACACTTCCCAGGTGGGCTATTACAGTCACGACATTTATCACCAACACTTTGTTTAACACCATCTATAATCTCATCCTCATTTAAAGCTGTATATTTTGCCATTAATGCAACACTATTAGCATACTCCGTATATGAAATAGGTGAATTACAGCCGACAAAAAGGATAAAAAATATAGTAAATATTCTTAACATTATAAACTCCGTTTTATTTATTACATCCACAATCACATTGATTAATAATACAATTACAGGGTGAATTAATATCTAGTTTGAAACATGCCGGGCAATCTACACATTCGCACACGGCCCCATTAACAACAGAAGCAGAACTTGAACGCTCACTTGTGCCAATACAGTATGAACCTACTGATAACACAACAAACAAACCTACTAAAAGTAAACAACTATTTAAATTCGTCATTATATCTCCTTAACCTAATAAACCAGTGCCCCAATTATTTATTTTTTGCATCTTCCAACCATTTAGGCCAGCAAATACACTACAGTCTCTATTTCTAATATCAGACCAACGGGCCCAAAATGAACCCTCTGGAATCATAATATTGCCAGTATTAGGATTGACTATCCCTAATTTAATCCATCTATTTTTTTTGTGTTTTGGAACATATTGGGCACTATCTAAAATATCACGGTTCCCAGATATCCATCTTGGGCCCCAACTATTCTGAACTAATACTAGGGGCTCTTTATATATCCTTTTAATAATTTCCCTATCATCGGCCGCAATATATGCCATAGCATGGGCCCAACTACCTTGTCTTTGTGCCACACCATGCTCTGATCGCTGTTTGGCAAACCCTTCTGAACCACATGTATGAATAAATCGGCCCTGACCTAATGAATCACGTATTCCCTCAAATGTATTAGTTCTTGCAGCAGTCCTAATAAGATTTTTACCTAATAGTGCCTGTATGGAATCTGGCGGTTGTGAAGCCCCCCATTTCCCTGCTAAAGCCGCATCATATTTGGTTAGATCTATATTTGATCCTTCTAGAGGGCCCCTTATTACAGCACCTGCTTTCTGCATACTAACATTAGCAGATGCCTCACAGTACCAACCGTCACCACCATGGCCCCTAAACCAATAAAATACCTCAGTTGATAATGCACCATTTCTTATTCCATCAACAGATATTTTGGGCAATGTTTCTAACATGCCAGTTTGTTCATCTGTCTGACCTGATACAATTTCACCAATCATTGTGCCCAATATAGCATTCTTATTGGAGTGCGACACACAATTAAAAATACCAAAACCATTACATATAAAATTATGATCATATTCTACTTCAATACAATAAACATAATTATTTTCTGGATCGACTATGTTAATTTCTTTTATCTTAACTTCTCGACCATAACATTGTGATAAATTTGATATAGTTGTATATTCAGTTTTAGGAAGCATAAACTCTATAGAAGTTGCTATATTAGCAAAATCTAACATTAAATCCTTATTAACCGAAACGGCACATGACATATATTTGGATTTATGACCGTCTCCATCAAACCATCCTTTCAATAAAGCTATTTTATTAGATTGATTCATTATAAAACATTCTTTACATAATCTTTTGGTATATGTATTACCATTAACTAAATATTTAAAGAATGATGCAATTATAGATGAAGAAACTCTTACATAAATAACAGTTGGTTTAGATGGAACAGTATAAATATGTGGTTCTATACCAAAAATATCTATAAAATATTCTCTCAGTTTATCAGCAATTTCTGTCTCATGACTACCTAAATTAAATGTAATTCTATTGAATTCTGATTTATCACCATCTATACCTCCCTCAGCAGCATATAATCCAATAATCCATGCTAATCTTTCATTACATTTAATATATCTATTTACCTGAATAGATGAATTTTTTCCCCTTATTTTATTTTCATCAACAGGGACTATCCTGTTTAGAGCAAAATCTATATCATCTGTTATTGCTTCTCTATTATAGTAATGATATAAATCAAATATAAATTCTTCAGAATACAGAATGGGGGGTAAATAAACTTTGTCACCAATAGATAATTCAGATATTGGTTTACCCTCTAAGGTATGTGGATTAATAATATATTTATGATCCGGTGTAGATGCTATTTTATTTAAATAACCCTCTACAGAAATTTCTACCATTTTTTTATTATATGGCTTTTTAAAAACATTTGTAACCATTCGCTTGTTACCAGTGGCACTAATAACGTATTCGCCGACTTTAATGTCTTTAATTTGTTTTTCAGAACCATCAGACATTCTTACTAAATCACTTCCATTTTGGCAATCGCCCCTACCCTGAGCAGGCCCCGGTAACGCAGTAGGAACCAATTCCATTATATGAACAAACGGGATTACTAATTGACTAGCAAACGCATTAAACCAATTGAATGCATATGCAGCATCTTCTACCTGTGTATATCCACCAGTTTGCTTAGATAATTCTGTAAATTTGTCTCGTTCTTCCGGGTCTAAGTATGTGCCCGCAAAACCATCGGTATACTTTCTGATGATATCATCTACAGGAAGTGCAAGAGAAGGATCTTGGTCCCATACTTTAGAATGCTTAGGATATATTTTCATTGCTGAAATGCCCAACCAATAGATTTATATAAGGAAATTAATTTACTCTTATTATCATCATTTATTTTTATAGGGTATTCACCTATATATGTATTAAATAATTTGTCCATTTCCTCACTAGCACCAGGAAATAAGCCTTTAAGATCTCCGTGTTTCCTAATATACATTGAGATCAAATCTTCATTGTATGATGGCAATTTATCAGACACCATATCAATAGTAGATAGTTCAAAAGTATCGGCCGCAGCAAACCACATAGACGCCATTTTATCTTTTTGATCTTTAGTGGCCTTACTTGATTTAACTATATTAGCTAAATTACCAACCCTAGACATTTCATCGGGTGATAATTGAACAGTGCTCACATTACTTTGTATATTAAGTGATTTTAAATTAGGGACACTAATTACAAATAATCCGGCAACTATAAGGAGAATAGGAATTATATTTTTCATTTCTTGTCTACTATAGTCTCTGAGGTAACTGGTGGATTAATAATTCCATTTATGACATTTGTTAAGTCCTTATATATTTTTTCATCCTTATACCTTTCTCTCATATTAATTAGTATTTCTAAGTCACTCATAATGCCATTCCCATTATTATTTAAAGGGGCCGCATTACGATCACATAACTTATTAAATATAGTAAATAATTGATCTTTAAAGAAAAACCCGGCCCCGCCAGATCCCAGTAATAAAAGTCCTAAAAGATTATCTTGAATAAATTGCATGTTAGTTACCGTATATAATTGGTTTAATAGTTTTTAATATAGCGTTTTTTGCTAATTTCCTAGTTATGATTTGGGGAAATGGTAAATCAAGCTTAGGTATGATAATATCAATAACGGCCTCAATTGCCTTCATTAAAGTATCTGGATTAATAGAGGGGTTCTTATCAAATATATCTTTAATTACACCTAATATCTGTATTAGAAGTGTACCCTTATCCTTCTCATTAATATGAGGTATGATACTGTCATATATATCTTGACTTAACTTGTCTTCATCAAAATTATATTGCGATTCCATATTTTCTCCAATTTGTATAAAAATAAATACTCAATGGGATTGACAGGAAGGAAATTTAATTTAAAATTATGTGAGTTTGTGTGAATCCTTTTAAAAAATTGTGGTATTACTATGATAAATAATCATATTGATTACAAAAATGTAAAAAATAAGGTCAATAATCAGGTCCGTGGTCAGGTCAAGATTCAGGTCTTGGCTCAGGTCTATAATCAGGTCGATAATCAGGTCCATGGTCAGGTCAGGGTTCAGGTCAAGATTCAGGTCTCCATTCAGGTCGAAAATCATGTCCATCATACCAAGGGCAATAATGAATAAAAAGAGCGTTATTAAGCAGGTCCGTGGTCAGGTCGATAATCAGGTCATGTATCAGGTCAATTATCAGGTCTATAATCCGGTCTGGAATCAGGTCTGGGATTATATCAGTGATAAGGTCAGGGATCAGGTCTGGGATCAGGTCCATCATACTAAGGGCGATAATGAGTAAAAAGAGCGTTATTAAGCAGGTCCGTGGTCAGGTCAGGAAGCAGGTCATGCAGCAGGTCGATAATCAGGTCAATAATCAGGTCTGGAATCAGGTCTGGGATTATATCAGTGATAAGGTCTGGGATCAGGTCTGGGATCATGTCTATCATACTAAGGGCGATAATGAGTAAAGAGAGCTTGAATTCACGGGTCAAGGATCATTTCAGGTGTCATGTCGGGGATCAGGTCGGGGATCAGGTCAGGGATCAAGTCTGGGATCAGGTCTGGAATCAGGTCCGTGGTCAGGTCAAGATTCAGGTCTGGGCCCAGGTCAGGAATCAAATCCAGGATCAGGTCTATAATCATGTCGATAATCAGGTCTATAATCAGGTCCGTAGTCAGGTCGGTAATCAGGTCCGTGGTCAGGTCGGGGATCAGGTCCATCATACCAAGGGCGATAATGAGTAAAAAGAGCGTTATTAAGCAGGTCCGTGGTCAGGTCGGGAATCAGGTCATGTATTATGTCAATTATCAGGTCCGTTGTCAGGTCGGTAATCAAGTCAGGAGTCAGGTCTATAATCAGTTCGAGAATCAGGTCATGCAGCAGGTCAGTGATCAGGTCTATAATCATGTCTATCATACCAAGGGCGATAATGAGTAAGAATATCACGGTTCAGATCCAGGATCAAGTCTGGGATCAGGTCGGGGATCAGGTCTGGTATCAAGTCTCCAATCATGTAAGAAGAATTGATGTCGAGAATCAGATCCGGTATAAAGTCTGGGATAAAATCAAGAATAATATAGGAAATAAGGTTATGAATTTACTAATTTCTCAATAAATAAATTATTTTTTTAAAAAAATGGTTGACATTTTTTTGCTTTATGGTATACTAGATGGACCGATGTGATGAATTAAAATAATAAGGTAAAAAAAACATGGTTAGACCCGTCAATCTAAATCAAATTGTTGGGCAGACAGATGCTAAAACTGTTATTCAGGTATTATTGAATGCCTCTATGATTAAAAATGAGGCAATGCCACACATCTTGTGCAGTGGGCCCGCAGGAAATGGTAAAACGACTGTTGCTAAATGCACTGCCGCCGCCAAGGGCACAAAACTATATGAAATTAATGCAGCTAATATTAATACTATAAATCAAATATCAGAGATTATAGGAGGGATGAAAGACCAAGATATATTATTTATTGATGAGATCCATAATTTAAAGCCAAAAGTATGTGAATGGCTATATACTGTTATGGAGGATTTTAAATATTATGAGAAAGTTGGCTCATCCATTATTGTTCGCCAGACGGCTCGTATAACTATTTTTGGTGCCTCAACGTGTATTGGCAAGCTTCCTACGCCATTAAAAGCCAGATTTAAATTTACGGCCGAATTTGTGCCATATACAGAAGATGAACTGTGTGATATTGTGCAATTGGTTTGCCAGTCTTATAATTTTAAGCTCAATTCAAAGCTAGCACATGTAATAGCCAAAACATGCAGATTGACCCCTCGATTGGTGGTAAGTCGCACAGAATGGATAAGAGATTACATGATTTCAAAAAATTTAAGGAAAATCTCTTGCGAAGAGGTTATAAGTATCATAAAACTTCAGGGCGTAGATGAAGACGGCCTTACCCGCCTGGACCACTCCTACCTCTCCGTCGTGAGAGATAATCATCCAATCAGTGTAGGACAAATCGCCCACAAACTAAATATCGATAAGGACACAGTAATCAATGATGTGGAGCCTTATCTCATCAAGAGTGGTTTAATTGAGATTACTACCAAGGGTCGCATTCTGGGGAGAAATTACAAATGACAGCCATAGAAAAAATTGCCGAATTTTACTATAAAAAACACTCATCTGTTGATAAGGCAATTCATGAAGTATTAAGCCTTCGTATTACTAATATAACAGAAGATGATACAGAAGTCAGAATTACTCTATCTAGGCCCGGTATACTTATTGGTAGAAATGGTACAAATATTACTGACCTTATAAATCATATGGGCAAATCTATAAGAATTATAGAGGCAGAAAATTGTGTTACTGATCAAATAATCATAGAAATATATAATCAAGATCCATCATATTTAAATGACTATTGAACATCGCAGATACTCTTTACAAGAATCTGATCAAATATGTGATCAAATAATTGATAATAAGTATACATATAGTGTATCACATCTAATAGTTAATACTATGTGGAATCAATTTGGCCTTATGTTAAAAAATAATGTCAAACATGCAGTACGAAAGATTGACAATAAGGGGCAAAATAATGAATAATAAAGATATTAATTGGATTGCGGTTTGTTTCTGTATTCTTATTTTTTCATTAACAATTGGATTTTTGGGCGGGGTTTTATTGGTAGAGGAAAAATTTCGTAAAGAATTAAAGGCAAGAAACCTTATTGAGGATTATATAGATGATAATCGAGAGGTAAAATGGAGATATAAGGAATAGAAAATGCTATTAACAGGTTCAAGGGCCCTTGACATTCATTGTGGTCGCCCCAATAGTAAATCAGACTGGGATTTCATTGCATCAGAAGATGAGCTTAATGAAATAGGTTTAACATTTGTGGGCCAACATTCTACTAAGATCAATAATGTAGAATTTCTTAATAAGAGCATATTAGGCAATGATATATTTATTGGTGATGGGCCGCCCCTCCAGTACAATACCTTATTTTCTTTCCCTTATAAAGTATGTACTTTACAGGAATTATATATTCAGAAACGAAGCCATATACATAGGCCCCTAAATTTCATGCGTCACATTCATGAATTGGAAGTGATCAAAAATAAATGTATGGAAATGGGATGCTGGCCAGTAAACCTAAATCAATTAAAGCAACGCATTAAATTAACAAAACAGTTATATAAGGATAATGTTCCATCATTAAATAAAACAAATGATGATTTTTTCGATGATGCAGTAAAGAAACAATATGTTCATGATGATATTCATATTGCTATGGCACACTATGGGGCCCCTATCTATGAAAGTTTAAAAGTGGATAAGGAATTAGCTAAATGTGAAAGGGATTTATGGGATATGTTATTACATAGGGATAAAATTAAATGTGTGCTTGAGGAAGCATATGTAATAGCACTTGAGCGATTTATTATTCCAAAAATGCTTGACAATCAGCCATTTTGTAGTAAAATATCATTTCTTAGGGCCTTAGAAAAGATTTGTACTACATTAACTAGTGGCTGGTTTAGAGATTTTGCAATTGATAATTACTTTGAGATCAAAAATAGTATGATTGATTATGTGGATGTTTTTAATAAAAAATTTAAGGGGTAATATATGTTATTAGAAGAAGTTCTGTTTTCTGAAGATCGTAATGATTACAATTTAATTTCAGAATTAAAAGATATGCTGCTTTATGAAGAATGTAATAATACTATAAATGGATCACAAGTTAATTATAATGTGAGTATAGTTGACACATTTGGCGGTGAGGGCAAGGGAGAGAAGTATTGGGTAATTTTTAGTATTTCTATTAATGGAGACCCTGATACAGAAAAAACATATAGGGTCAATGGTGAATATTATTCATATGAAGGTGTTACCTTATACTTTAGTAATATTGAAGAAGTAAAAAAAGTAAAGGTTACTACCACAAAATGGAAGGCTGTTAAAAATTAATATGAAAAGCATGTATATATTTAGTGATACCCACTGTATGCACGATCATATTAAATTAGATAGACAATATGATATGGCTATTTTTTGCGGTGATATGTCTAATAGCTTTGATCTAGCAAAAAGTGAGGTCGAATGTAGAAGGTTTTTAGATTGGTACAATGAGGCCCCTTTTAAGTATAAACTATTAATTCCAGGTAATCATGATAGGGCCATTGAACATAAATGGGTTCATCCAGATGAATATAAAGAATTAACATGGTTTTTTAATGAAACTAAAATAATTGATGATTTGAAAATATTTGGTAGCCCATATACTCCAGTCTATGGAAAGTGCGGGGCCTATATGTATAATAGAAAAGATGCACATAAATATTGGCATTGTATTGAAGAGGGAACTGATATTGTCATTACACATGGGCCCCCACTTGGAATACTTGATCTTGCCGATCATAACCAGGATAGATCACTAATTGCACAAGTGGGTTGTAGAACACTATATAAGACAATAGATAAAATTCGGCCCAAATTACATTGCTTTGGTCACATTCATTCAACAGATAGATTTAATAATAGGGGAATTTATAGCAATGATAATACAGCATTCATAAATGCCGCCTGTTTTAATCATACCAAAAATGTATTTTATCAGGGCATTTCCATAAATTAAAAATAATCACTTGACAATTCAAAAATTTCCCCTATAATGATGAAGAGGTTTTAAATGTTTCTGTTTTTGTGGATGTTGGCTGGATTTTTTATTTGCACTTGGCTGATGCAAGTCATTAGTTCTTTTGCAAAAATTACTACATATCATCATTATAATATTATTTTTGGATTAATCGGGTCGTTAGTAGCTTACACTTATTTTAATGGGTTATTTTAGGTTAAATATATGAAACATTCTGTAGTAAATTTTGCTGTTAGTGCTTATGATGGTGTTTATAGAAAATATGATGAGATGCCATATATAGTACATCCATTTGATGTTTTAAAGTTGATCGTCGGACTAGATATTAAAGATGAGGTAATGCATAATGCTGCATTATGTCATGATATCAAGGAAGAGGCCCCTCATATATCATATGGGGAAATAGAGAGGGAAATTGGAACAGAGGCAATGGAAATTGTTAAAGAATTGACATTTGAGCCTATGCGTAATGGAATTCCAACCCATTTACAAAAAGCCGCCTATATTAATGGATTAGCTTGTGCATCACCAAAGGCCCTTGTTATTAAATTAGCTGATCGAATGTGTAATTCATTGGATTTTATGAAACATGATCAAAAATATGCTGTGAAATACTGGAATAAAGCATCTGTATTATGTGATGCTTTTCATGATCGCGATGATATTATTAATGTTATTGGTGTAGAACCATTTGCAAAACTTCGTACCATGCTAAGTCTTGTTCCCGGTGTAATAGGTTAAAAATGAATTGGAAATGTTTGTTTGCACATAATTGGGTTACAATAGATAGCGAACATATCTTTTGCAATAGAACTATTTTATTACATAGGCGAGTATGTCTTAGATGTAATAAAATCGATGATGAAATTACACAATTCAAAAACGAACAAATAAAAGAAGCAGAAGACAGAGAGTTGGCACGTAAAATATTTAATAGGAGTAAAAAATGAGAAAGGTTACAATCGATTTAGCATATAGGATGATTATTGGGCGTGGTTGGACCCCACCAATCAATAGGGACAAATATGATGATGAAGAATTATGGAATATTATTGTAGATATTGAGCATTCTTATAAGAAATTAACCGAGTCTATTAAACAATTAAAAAATTTATATAATAAAAACAAAAAGGATAAATGAAATGAATATTGAGGAAGTATTATTAGAAACAGACCGTCAAGATGAAGACGTAATTGATACATTAGAAGAATTTATACAATATTATCGTATTGATGCTACAACAGATATTAATATTGGATCAAATAAATATGATATTAAAATCATGGATGGATATGGTGGTGAAGGAAAAGGAGAAGACTATTGGGTTGTTTTTAGCATCACAATTAATAAAGATGAAACAACACAAAAAATATATATGGTTAATGGAGAATACTATTCATATGAAGGTTCTACATTATACTGGCATAATGTAAAAGAAGTTGAATGTGTAAAAGTGGTTGTAGATAAGTGGAGAGAGAAAAAATAATTATTATGTCAAAATTTATAGTTACTGGAACAGTAGTTGGCAGTATTCATCTTGGTGAATATGATGCAGAAACTGCCGAGGAAGCTGTTGAAAAGGCCCTAGATAAAGCATATGTTGGTTTTTGCCATCAATGTTCACATCAATGCGAAAATGCTGAGGTTGAGTCAGCAGAGGCGGAATTAGTAGATTAATTATGAATACACGCACACTATTAGAATTAGAAGGGGCGAGAGTGCTCCTTATTCATGCACAAAACATAATTGCTGAGGCATGTCGTAAAATTAATGAGTCGGGAATATCATTTGAACGTGAGAAAGCATGTATTAAAAGCAATCTTTCTACATCATTACATAGTATAAATTATGCTAATTCTGAAATTATATATATAATGAATGATATAGAAAATGAACAAAAGTAAATCAATTCTTAAATCACCAGAAAAGGCAGTATATTTTAAAATCCTTCACAAATGTCGTAACGGCAAGTGTAAGAATATTTATATGATGCATATTTCATGTATTGATTTCTGTATAGATTCTATTCAAATATTAGGGCCGATAAAGAATGGGATTGAAAAATGACCACATTTAAAATAATTAGAAAGCAAATTACTGAATATGAATTTATTGTTAATGCTCCAGATATATTAAGGGCAGAAATAACGGTCTCATGTGGACCAATAGAACGTGTACTAAACAAGGAGAGTATATATGAATATCATGTTAAGGAATATTCATTAGTTGATAAACCTATGGAAATAAATGATGAATAAATTTGAAGTAATTTGTCGGATACCATTGCATACAGTGTTTTATCAACATCTATTTGGTAAATATGGTAGTGAAAATCTGATAAGAAAATATCTAATGATGCATATTTCTCTTGGGGGATTTATTACACAGGAAATAGAAAAAAAAATCTTTTAAAAAACGCTTGACAACAAATTTTTTGACCTTATAATAAAACACATAAACCTTTAAACCCTTTCCCTTACGGAGAAAAAAATGATTGATAGTTTGACGCCAGAGCAGGAAGCACAGTTGCCAGTTTATCGAGACAAGTGGATTAATATTGGTCTCCAAACTGGCCCCTGTAATTTTGAGGAAGCATGTAAGTGGGTACGTGTCGCCTATGAAAAGGCTAATCTAGCACCACCAAAGGATATTATTCATGCACATGGTCCACTTGAGGCCATTGATATCATCCAGAAGAAAACTGGTGAAACTAAGTCTGAAATTCTAGCAGGCCAAATGTATGGCAATCATGATGCTAACTGGCTCGGCTATTATGAGTATTTTTGGAAGGTTTTGGGAGTGGAAGAGTGTAATTTGCTTGAGGGCCTGATTAACCTAGCTTATCATGCTGGGTGGTGGAATGCTTATGAGGATTTTGCAGTAGTGCAAGATTTCCCAGTCATTATTCATCGTAATCAGGAAGGGGCCCTTCATTGTGAGGATGGTCCTGCCCTACATTATAATGATGGTCTAAAGATTTGGCAAATCGATGGGCATCGTGTAAATGAGCAGATTGTAATGAGGCCAGAAACCTTAACCGTAAAACAGATTCATGCGGAAACCAATGCCGATATTCAATCAATTATGTTGAATCGATTTGGTTGGCATCGTTATATTGTGGATACTGCCGCAAAATTATTGGATAATCGTCATAATTACGTGGAAAATACCAAGGAGGCACTATATGATTGTGGTACACAAGGATTGAGATTATTGGTAACCTGCCCCAGCGGCAGAGTATTTAGTAAGGGCATTGGCCCTGGTATTAAGACATGTCAAGCCGCCCAAAGTTGGCTTGGCAATGATGTTGAGAATAAGTTTAATATTATTGGTCGAACCTAATTAGGAGCTTTAAAATGAATGTTGTTGATGAAATTGTAGATTTTGCAAAGCGTATTGCTAATGGTGAAGAAGATGTGTTGCCCGGTCAACCATTGAATTTCACCGAAGCCTCAACTATCAATGATAGGATTTGGCAAGGTGATATGGCAATCACTATTACTAATAGTGAACCCCCCAAGGACTTTGTTGAAAAGAAGGACGTTCTAGTCCAACTTGTTCCAGGTAATACCACTGGGGCAAAACACTGCCTACAGAGTAAGATAGGTGTGGAGCAATGGGTTCCACAAAATTGGACTGAACTAGGGCTTATTGGCCCATGGATGCGATTTAGTGAACCAAATACTATTTTGCACCCAGTACACGGTTCTGTTAGTGTTCCTGCCGGTTTTTGTGTTCAAATCACATACCAAAGGGAATATGATGAAATTCAAAAGGCTGAACGTCGAGCAGCAGACTGATTTTTAGCTTATTAAAAGGGGGTGGTGCCTAAAATCATCGCCCCCTTTTTTTATTTCAATAACTTAATGGAATCTATTATGACTAATGAAATTTTTGACAAATTAGATAAGTTAGAAGAACTTCATAAGAAGTTTGAAACTTATCAAGCATATATTAATGCCATAGAATCTGTTAAATCAGAAATCACAAAAATAACCCATGAATTAACAAAAGAGTTGAAACATTTTGACTTAAATATGAGTAATTTTGGTGGTGAGTATAGAATAATTCAATTTTTAATTTCATTTAAGCAAAAACTAAGAGAAAAAAATGGGGTCTAATCTAGATTCATTTAAAGAAGCTTTTTCATGTGGTCAATCAATAGATCCCATATGTGAGTGTGGAGAACAATATACCAAATATGATGATGATGATTATCTAACTCCAATGATATATTTTGAGGGAAAACGGTATGTGTATGATTGTAGCTGTTGGCATGAAAGGGCCACTAGAATAGCGAATTGGATAGATGCACATAGCCACAATATTGTAGCATATATGAAAGCAGAAAAAGCAAGATTATATGCAATATCAGATATGTATCCAGTCCCAGAATAAAATTATGAAACAACTAACATTACCGGGTACAGTTCCTCAACAACCAATTTGGTGTGGCTACAAAGGTGGGGCTTGGTACATTTATTTCGAATACAATGGGGCTTGGTGGGTTACATGCAATGCATGGGATGAACCAAAAGGACCATATACACAAAAACAAGCGGAAGAAAAGGCATGGAGTTTGGCTAGTGAGTCTGCGAGGTACTAATAAAATTATGACCATTAATATAATTACATTTTTTATCCTTCTCGTAATGGGCCTATTGCTATATGGATATATGAGAAGGAAAAGAAAACTCCTTATTATTATGAGGGGCATTCCAGGAAGTGGTAAATCCACAATGGCTAAAAAGTTTGCTGAACAATATGGGGGCCCTTCCTGTATAGTTTCGGCAGATGATTTCTTTATGCGTGATGGCATATACAAATTTGATAGAGATAAACTTTTTCAGGCCCATAAATCCGCAAAGCAAAAATTTTATTATGAAATACCAAATAATAATTTGATGATTGTAGATAATACTAATTTATCATATGGCGAATTTGAATATTATATTGATACATGGAAAGTTAGAGAATATCCAAATAGATATAGGATTTTATTAATCACCGTTGATCATGATTTTGATTCATGTTGTGAGCGAAATGTACATGGTGTAGATAATGAAACATTAAAAAAGATGTTGCATAAAAAATTAAATCAAGACTCTAGATTGGAATGGGCTGCTTTTTATTTAGGAAAAATATATACATTTGAGCCTGCATGGATTAATAAATGGTATAATAATTCCAATTCAGAAAATGAAATGGATGAGTTTGTAGAAAACACTTTAAAACACTATAAAATGATTTGACAATTTTAAAATAGGAATTACAATAATGAATGTGACATTAAGCTTGTATGATTTGGTTTTTTGGTTAACGATATTTTTCGTTTTATTCGGTGCAACACTTGGACTAATTGGTGTCTGGGTGGAGAAATTTTGGGAGTCTGAACAATGTATGAGGCTATTATTGACAGATGTAATTTTAGCTGTAGCTTCTGGTTTAGTAGCTACCATTATGAAATTTCTTGGTAATTGATAGTATATTAGAAGTTGACAACAATAAGGATAAAAATGTATTTTCAAAATAATCAACTATATGTAGTTCAAAATAATCGATGGCATACAACCATAAATGACTTAGGCCAAACAGTCAAACTTTATAAGGGGCTTCCTGGCACAATTCGTGTTATTACAAAGGTTCGTAGGCGTCGAAACAAGTATTTTATTAGGGGCCTAAAAGAGTCATTCAATACGTTGGAAGAATGCATTTCTTTACTTCGTGATACTTTTGGCGATTTTATTGTTTTAAATGAGGTTACAGCAGAGTGATTACCCAATATCCAGATGGCCAACTTGATATTTCATTAACCAATGAAGAATTAGATATGCATGGAATTGTGCATTCTATACGTTCATATAATGATTTATTTGAATTAGCATCTATCGTAGATGTATTAAAGCATAATAATAGGGGCCCCATACCACTATATTGTCCATACTTATTTGGTCAAAGATCTGATCGGCGATTTGATAAGAAGGCATCTTTTGGATTTAAACTTATTGCTGATTTTATTAATAAATTAGGATTTAGTAGTATTGAATTATTTGATCCTCATAGTTCTACTATTCCTTCCCTTCTTAATAGATGTAATGTAAATGAGTCTATGTGGGAGGAAACTGTTATGCAGGCAGTCGAAATGACAAAGACTGCAAATGGTACTGATGAACTATATGTAGTATCTCCAGATGCCGGTGCATATAAGAAACTATTTATGCTGTGCAATAAATTTAATATGCCCCTTGTTGCTGCAAATAAGTTTAGGGATTTGAAAGGTAATATAGATTTAAATTTTTCTGTTCCAAAAGCAGATATTAAAGATAAACACTTCATTATTATTGATGATATATGTGAGTATGGTGGAACATTTAAACGACTTACGAATGAATTGATCGGTAGTATGGGAGCCAAATCAGTATCATTATATGTTTCGCATTTTTCGGGAGGCGGAAACGTATCATATAGTGATGAGGAAAAACTTTCTTTTGTTATTGATGGTATATTAGAAATAGTGACTAGGATTTATACTACCAATAGTATAAGTCAAAACATGTCTAAGTTGAATAGAAATGTTTTTAACGTAATTGATTTACCAATGTGGAGTATAAACTAAATGACAACTAAAAATAATCCATTAATCGCTCTTGACGTTTATAAAATGGGGCACATGTCGCAATTTGCACCTGGAACAAGCAAGGTGTATGTCAATTATTGTAATAGATCTGATAGATATTTTAATGAATATGTATTTTTTGGTCTTCAGTATTACATGCAAGAATATTTATCTAAAAAATTAACCCCAGAAATGGGTGAAGAATTTTTAGAATATAGAAGGATGATTGTTGGACCACCAGAAGAAGGTGTTGTAGATAAGATTAGGTCTTTATGCAAAATTGGATATTTTCCAATTAAAATTAAAGCACTTCCAGAAGGATCTATAATCACAAAAAATATTCCTGCATTTACAATAACAGAAACCATTCCTGGATACCATTGGACTGTTGGAATGGTAGAGTCCTTACTTTTAAAGGTTTGGTATCCATCTGTTGTTGCTACAGCATCTAGAAAATATAGGTCTTTAGTAAATGAAATATTTACTGAATCTGTTGATGAAGAAGATTATTTCTTGAAAGATTTTATGGTTCATGATTTTGGATATAGATCAGATTCTTCGGAAGAAAGTGCTGCTATTAGTGGGGTTGCTCACCTACTAAACTTTGTTGGAAGTGATACTGTTCCAGCATTGCCAATGGCAATTAAGAATTATTATGCAGATAAAAGTAAGCCTATTATGCTCTCTGTTCCAGCATCAGAACATTCTGTAGCTTGTTCTTTTGGAAAGGAGGGTGAATTTGAATATTTTGAAAATATGCTTAATATTTATAAGGATGGAATAGTTAGTATAGTTTCAGACCAATATGATGTTTATAAAGTATTTAATGAATATCTACCAAGGTTGAAAAATAAGATTGTTGCTAGAAATGGTAAAACTGTTTGCCGTCCAGATAGTGGCGATCAGGAAATTATTATTTGCGGAGATGCTAATTCAGAAAAGGGATCGCCACAAGAACTTGGATGTATTAGAATGTTAGATAGGACATTCGGACATAAGGTTAATTCCAAGGGATATAAAGTATTACATCCCTCCGTTGGTCTAATATATGGAGATGGATTATACTATGATAAGTATGAAAAAATTCAAAGACGATTAATGTCTATGGGCTATTCTGCACAAAATTTAGTAATTGGTGTTGGAGGAATTTTAAGAAATTGGACAAGAGATACTACCGGTGTTGCTATTAAGGCTACTTATGTAGAAAAGAACGGAAATCAAGTAGAAATATATAAAGATCCAATAACTGATCCAGGGAAAAAATCACATAAGGGATTATTAATGATATATCAAGAAGATGGTATATTTAAAGTAAAAGATAGGTGTTCATGGGAAGAAGAATCACAAGGTCTACTTCAAACTGTATTTGAGAATGGAAAACTAATTAGAGAAACAACATTGTCAGAAATTAGGAATAGATTATATGCATGAAGAAAGTGTTCAATATTTAATAAGGGAAGAAACATTAGATAAGGTGATTTCTTTCCTAGATATCGATTATCTTAGACATAAAAGATCATATGATAAATTACAGTTGTCTATTCTTAATCGTTTTAACAATGATACAAATATAATTCGTTATAATATAGAGAATCACATAAATGATGAATAAGAAAGGATCTATTGATTTAGGTGAGATAATTAAAGTTGAAAATCATATTGAGGGCACAATAATGAATTATATTTGGAGACATATGGAGAATGATGTGTGGCTTCATGTAGTATATAATATTGAGGTCCCAGTTAATGGGACAATTATGGAAAATTTTAAATATATTAAGAACAATGGCTGATGGCATTCATATCCGGAACGAAATTTTTAAACAAAAGCCTTGACAACTCGCTTTTGCCCAGTATAATCTAAATGTCAGATAGATTTTGATTGATAAGATTTTACATAAGGGAAAAATTAATGAAACAGGCAATTTTTACCGTTGTTGATTACGGCATTGATGGACGTAGTTATAAAATTATTGTCTATGCGTCAACCGACGAAGGTGAAAGAGATAGTTTCCTTGATAATTCTCCGCACAAAAACAGGTTTATAAAAGAAGATATTGTTGAAGATTTAGATTCGATTGCTATAAAAGTTTGGGACAGTTTAGATGGTTTAGAAAAACTTGCCCTTGAAAGAACTGACTGTGTTCTTTGGAAAGAATCTCCACAATCAAAATATTCGGTATAAAACAATGAAAAATAAATATGCAGTAATAGTTACTACAATAGATCGTAATTTTCATGATCCACAAGATGTGAATGAAATATTTATTCCTTTTTATAATAAAAATGAGTTAATCGAATGGATTAAGAAAAACATTAATGTTCAAAAGTTTAAAGTCATTGAATATAATATTCTAAATATCAAAACAAATATAAGTATATAATATGATTGCTACAGAAGAAATTATTCAAGCATATAAATTAGATTATAGGGATTATGGACTATTATTCCCTGATAATGAATATGTTTTATCAAAAACCAACTTTATTGATTTGGGTGATAAGGATCTGAATAAAAATATAATATCTAATTGGTTTATGAATATTAATGAAAGAAGGGTAGATAATCAAGTTTGGCAAAGTTGGAGTAATGCCCGTCATAAATATTTTTCATACTGTGTAACATCTGGCACTATTAATGAAACAAAACAAGCATGTCCCAGAATTGCTTTACGCAAAGAACATGATACAGAGCCCCAACTACAAGAACTATTAAAATATATTAAACATAGTATATATTGTAAGGAAAGATATAAGTATGATTCCAAATATATTCAATATTTAGAATCTAGGCCGTTTATTTATGTACAGATTTTTGAGCATACTTTATCTGAGGATGGAGTATATGCACTACATATATTCACACCTAATGATATTGGATTATATCAATTAAGGTATGGCAGCACTTATTTGCTTAAAAATTTTCATAGTTTTATTTCTGCTATTGAATATACGAAAGAGAATCATTATTATGAATAATAATTTACAATCTGGAAAAGTTGTTCATTGCAAGAAACACTCATATGATGTATATATTGGTAGACCTTCTAAGTGGGGTAACCCATTTATTATAGGTAAAGATGGTAATAGAGAAGAAGTAATAAGCAAATATAGAGAATGGATTGTTAATCAACATGAATTATTAAAAGATTTGCAAGAATTAAAAGGAAAGGTACTTGGGTGCTTTTGTGCTCCACAAGCTTGTCATGGTGATGTATTAGTAGAGCTTGCAAATAATGCTACTGTAAAGAAAACGGAAATAAGATTCCATAATGATACATGGCTAGTTAAACATGCTAGTGGCGGATTTGAAGGAGTTTTTACTCATAAGGCCGTTGAAGTAAGGGGCGGAGAATGGTTTGAAGTTAATGAAATAAATGATTTGACAATACATGTTGAAGGGCATTATGATGTTTTGGACTGTAGACATACCTATCTTTTAAATGTGCCTCCATCATTATATGAGGTAAGGACTTATTTATCATAAAGTATATTGATATTCCTACTTATAGACTATTAATTTGAAGGCAAAATACAATCAATGACTACTATGCTATTACATACTGACCTTGGACATGACCCAGATGATGCTATAGCAATTGCCTTATTATGTGAGTATGGTTATATACCAGATGAGCTAGTTTTACATCCTGGTTATCATGATCAAATAAGTATTGCTTCTAGAATATATAACCAATACTCATTATTGGGTCACCCTCCAATATCTTGCACAAAATTAGATTGTGATGACTCAAAATACAATGCTGGAAAACATTCTGTATTTCTAACAAAACTTACACATAGATTTGTAAGATACCCAATGCCAGATAATTTCGTTGTAAATCGGGCACTTGTAATCGGGCCCCCTTTGGGACTTGGAGATATTGAATGCGACCAACTTTTTATGCAGGGGGGATATTCACCAAATAGTGTGATCCAACTTGAAAAATTTATTGGGATGAAGGCCGTTCCATCCTATAATCCAAATGGTGCCAAGAAAGACTTTAATAAAATTATTAAATCCAAAAAGATTAAAGAGAAGTATTTTATAGGAAAAAATGTTTGCCATGGATTTACCAAGGAAAAGCTTAGATCAATCTGGCAGCCGCAAATAAATCATTCATTCTATCCTGTAACTAGCTTAGTTAAAACATTCTGGGATAAACTCGATGACTCAAAAGCTATGCATGATGTATTGGCAGCTATTCTATTTATAGATAAAGAAAAGGGAATTTGGGAGAAAACTAAGCCTACATGGATAGATGGAAAACTAACTACAGAACCCACAGATGAAGAAATTTATACATTAATAGGTTTGCGAATATAATTGAAATTAATGTAAATTGTTTGATATTTGACACTTTTAAGGAATTTATTATTTATGTTTAATGAATTAAATGCAAAATTACAGGCCAACTTTAATCGTCTACAGTCAAGCCGAAGACTTTATAATGTTGCGATAGATAGAGACAAGATTGTCCAATTATATTTGGATGGGTTTTCAGAAGAATTGCGGCAGGAACACACATGCAACTGTTGTAAATCATTCCTTCGGCAGTTTGGTGGCATTGTAACAATTGATAATAATTTTCACCTTGAATCAATATGGGATGATCTCGGAGAAATTCCATCAGAATATATAAAATCAATTAAAAATATTCGCCAGTATATTCATTCTCTTCCTATCTCATCTGTATTTTATAATACATTCTCTAAGTGTGGAACGGAAAAAAATATAGATATAAATCGTGGTACTATATGGAATCACTTTTTTATTAATCTTGATCGAAAATTTGTTACCAGTGTCAATGATTTAGGCGAAAAGCGTAACACTATTAATACATCAAAGACTGTATTTGAGCGTGCATTAAAAGAAATTACAACTAATTCCCTAGATGTAACAATTGACCTAATTGCCCAAAACTCTCTATATCGAGGTAACGAATTCAAGGCGAATATTGTAAAATTTAAGAAATTACAAGAACAATATAAGAAGCTTAGATCAGATGAGGCAAAGTCAAATTTTTGCTGGACTGCCGCAGTCATTGAGAATCAGGCCGTATTAAAAATTAAGAACTCGGCCATTGGAACATTACTTGAAGATATTTCAAATGGACTAGAGCTTGATGATGCAGTTACGAAGTATGAAAAAGTAGTGGCCCCTACTAACTATAAGCGGCCCACTGCTCTTATTACACCAGTAATGATTAATGCAACAAAGAAAAAACTTGAGGAATTATGTTTAACTGACAACCTAGATAGGCGTTATGCAAATCTTACAGATATTAATGCTGAATTACTATTATTTACAGATAAGAGTTCTCAAGCCAGAGATATATTTGGAGATATGAGTAAAGACAGTATTGTTGATGTAAGTAAATTAACAAAGGTAGAAGAAATTAGTATTAGAGATTTTATAGGCAATATACTTCCTAATTCTAAATCCATAGAACTACTTGTTGAGAATAGACATTTTAACAACTTTGTTTCCCTTTTAACTTCTGTTGAAAAAGAATGTAAATTATTTAAGTGGGATAATTCATTCTCATGGTCATATACTGGTGGAATTACGGATTCTATTAAGGAAAAAGTAAAACAGGCCGGTGGTCGAGTTGACGGAGAGCTTCGTGCCTCATTATCATGGCATAATTATGACGACCTTGATCTTCATTGCGTGGAACCAAATGGTAATACTATTTACTTTCGAAGCAAAATTTCATCTTCATCTGGGAAACTAGATGTTGATATGAATGCTGGTGGCGGAACAACTAGAACACCCGTAGAAAACATTATATGGACTAATGCACACACAATGAAAGAAGGTCTATATACAGTTAAAGTACATAATTTCTCAAAACGAGAAACTAATTATACGGGTTATGAATTAGAAATCGAATGTAATGGACAAACATATAATTTCTCTAGTAATAAGAATCCAGTCGCACAATCATTTGGACTTTCAATACCATTTACATGGTCCCGTAAAGATGGTATTAAGTTTAATGATAAAAACATTGCATCTACTACTATATCTAAGGATAAGTGGGGTGTAAAATCTAATACCTTTGTTAAAGTAAAACAATGTATGCTTTCTCCTAATTATTGGGGCGGGCAAGTTGGAAATAAGCATTATATGTTTATATTGGATAATTGTGCTTCCGATGAAGAACCGAGGGCATTTTTCAATGAATTTTTAAGAAATGATTTAGATTCTCATAGAAAAGTGCTGGAAGTTTTGGCATCGAAGGTTAAAATAGATCATACGGACAATCAACTTTCGGGTCTTGGATTTTCTGATACCCAGAGAAATAGTTTTATTGTTCGTGTTACTGGTGCGTTTAGTCGAGTTTTAAAGGTTAATATTTAAGGAGTTTTAAATTATGTCATTATTTGAAAAGGCTGCAAAGCAGAAGTTGCGTTTTAATTCCAATAAGGGTCTTTTGAACACCGAGGATTTGTTTGATCTTAGTTTGACATCATTGGACAATATTGCAAAAGGTATTTATAAGCAATTAAAGGATGAGGCTGAAGTATCCTTTATTTCTAAGAAGTCTAGTGCGTCTTCAGAGTTAGAGCTAAAACTAGATATTGTCAAGTATGTCATTGAATATAAGGTGTCACTTGATGAAGCTAATAAGAAGCGTGCTGAAACAAATGCACGAAAGCAGAAAATTGAAGAAATTCTACTTCGTAAGAAAGAAACCGAACTTGAAAATCTTTCTGTGGAAGAACTAACGGCTATGCTACAAAGTTAATTGGAAAATTAAAGGTTTAAAAATGGGACTTCCTGGCATAATAAATATAAATATAACCACATCATTTGATGAAGGGTCAAATTCTGTATCTCGAAGAATCTACTATTTAGGAGGTTGGGGTCTTAATTGCCTAGCGGCCTCTCATTTGGGTGATCCAGAGTTTTGGTGGGATATTAATCGGAGCATTATGGAAGATACCATTGATTTGCGAGATGGTACATACACATTAGAAAATAAATATGTTGGTCCAGGGCCTTTTGATTACAAGTGGTCGCCAACTGAAAACATTAATGGAGATATATAGACATGAGTGGCATAGAATTACGACCAATAGAAAGAGAAGGATTTTGTCGTGGCTGTGATAAAACCCTTGAAAGGGGAACATATATTATATATACTTATAGTTATAGGAATCGTGGACAAAATATTTTGTTTTGTATTGAATGTGCTAAAGAAATTGGTAAGTTAGTTGAAAAACAATGAGTAAAGAAGTCCTACCGGAAGATACAGAAAATAAAATTTATATAGAAGAAATGTTATTATTCTCTATTGAAGACCTAATTAATATCTGTAATGAAAAATGGGATAATGTAAAATTATCCGAACTAAAAATAGAACATGAGCATATTCAGGTTAAGTGTTTCGGATATGATCAATATGATTCATCTGATTATAAAAATTACTTTGTAGTAACTAAGCAATCATAATAATTAAGAACCTTTAAATTCTACAAATTTCTGGTTGACAAATCTCTTTATTGTGATATAATTCGGGTGTTAATTAAAACAGTTTTAAGGAAAAAAAATGATTGCATTTTTGATTAGATTCTTTTTCATGATTGTATTAAATATAGTAGGATTTTCAATAATTGTAACTTCACTACGGGCTAAATCTGATAGTGAAGTTATGCTTGGTTTATTTGAATTTCTTATTCTATTTGTTATCAATCTAGTGTTTATTAAAATCTATGTGTTAAATTCTAAATCTTAATTGGAGAAAATTTATGTTTAAAAAGTTTATGTTAGTTTGTGCGGGGATTTTTGTTATTGGCCTTTCTGGATGTACTAAGGTTCCACCAGGAAATGTAGGTATCAGGGTTAATATGTATGGCAGCAATAAGGGCGTTGATAATGCCATGCTTGAGACTGGCCGTGTATGGTATAACCCAATCACAGAGGATATTTTTAAATTCCCAACATATATGCAGAATGCTGTATGGACAAAGGAGGATACTGATGAATCTCCAGGTGATCAAAGTGTCACCTTTAACTCTGTAGAAGGCTCTAGTATTAATGCCGACGTAGCCATTAGTTATCAGATTATTCCAGAAAGTGTACCTAGTATTTTCATTCAACTTCGACAAGATGCTGACTATATTACTAGTGTTTATGTTCGTAGTAAGACACAAGATGCACTTTCTCGTACAGCTAGTAAGATGAAGGTAATTGATATTTTTGGATCAAAGAAAGAGGAACTTTTACAGAATGTGAAGGATGACCTTCAAACTACTATGCCTGGATTTAAGTTTGATATGATTACTTTTATTGGGGCACTTCGTGTTGATCCTCTAGTTGAGCAAAGTATTAGTGCAACTATTCAAGCTACACAAAAAGCTATCGAGGCCGAAAATAAAGTTAAACAATCTGTCGCCGAAGCACAGCAAAAGGTTGAGGAAGCTAGGGGTCTTGCAGAGTCTATATTGCTAGAAGCTAAGGCTCGCTCAGAGGCAAATGAGCTTTTGACTAAATCTTTATCTCCACAGCTAATTCAATATGAAGCACTACAAAAGTGGGATGGTATTCTACCCAAGGTTACTGGCGAAGTCGTACCATTTATTACTGTTGACAAGGAAAAATAATACAAATATTTTCTTGACAATTGGCCCCCATCGGTTAAAATGAGAATATGAAGAAAGAAGTCATTTAAAAATTCAACACATTAATGGAGCTATATATATGATTCTTGAAAGATTTGTTAAATGTTTTCTTGTTGGTATTTTCTTGCTAACACTCACACCTATTACTGTGATACCATTTGGTAAATTCATTGGGGGCCTCAATATTGAATATTCAGAAGGAACTAGGTCTGGAATTGTTCAAAAGATAAGTAAAAAGGGGCTTATTTATGAAACGTGGGAGGGCGAATTAAACCTTGGCTATAATACCACGAATACAGAATCAAACCAGATTATTCCAGCTATTTTTGAATTTTCTGTTAGTTCTGATGGGGTTGCAGAATTAATTCAAGCGGCCGAAGCATCTGGAGAAAGAGTAACATTACAATATAAACAATATATTATGCATGGATATCATAGGGGCTCAACACCATATGATGTAATTGGAATTAAGCCTAAAACTAATACGGTAGAAAAATGAAACTAACTTGTGAAAACTCTAATTATTGTGCAACTGTAGTCCGCATCCACAATCTAGTGAGTCTAGATGGTCTAGACAATCTGCTTGGGTTTCCATGTTTTGGAAATATGGCACTTGTATCTAAAGATCATAAAGTTGGACAACTAGGTATATTATTTACGGCAGAAACAAAATTGTCTGATGATTTCTGTCGAGAAAACAATCTTTATCGTGATTCCGAGTTAAATAAAGATAAAAATAAGACAGGTTATATTGACAAGAATAGAGTAAAAAGTCTTAAAATTCGTGGCAATGTATCTACAGCCCTTTTTATGCCACTATCTTCTCTTTTTTACCTTGGTATAAATCCTGAAGATTTTAAGGAGGGCGATTCATTTACACATATCAATGGTGTTGAAGTATGCCGGAAATATGTAATAGAATACATGCAGAGTGGATTAAAAAATAAGCAAAAGGGACAAAAACGTAAATGTATTGTCAATGAAAATATTTTTAAACAACATATTGAAACTGAATTCTTTTTGCGTAATCTTAACAATTTTAAAGACAATGATTGGATTATTGTTACAGAAAAAATTCATTCAACATCTGGAAGATTTGGTCATATTAAAATAGATCGAGATCTTAAATGGTATGAAAAGATTGCTAAATTCTTTAATTTTAAAATTCAGGAAACAGAATATAAGCAAATATGCGGCAGTAGAAGGGTTGTTAAAGTAGATGGATCACAACAATCATTTTATAAAACTGATGTTTGGAAACAAACACTTGATAAAATTCAACATTTAATTCCAAAAGATTGTATTATATATGGAGAAATTGCTGGTTGGGATGGTGATAAACCACTTCAGAAAGATTATACATATCAAATCCCATCCGGAAAAACACAATTTTATATCTATCGTATTGCAACAGTTAATGATGATGGATTTATGATTGATTGGTCCTGGAATAATATTAAATCTTTTTGTGTAAAAAATGGATTATTACATGTTCCAGAAATTTATCAAGGATACTTTAAAAATTTTAATTATCGAGAATATGAGAATAAGAAATTTAGAGAAGAATTGGGGTTAAATCAGTGTTTACCACTTGATAAAGAAGCTCCATGCTCAGAAGGTATTGTAATACGATTAGAAAATAATCTTACTCCATACTTAACCAAGTTTAAGAGTCCAGAGTTTTACTTACATGAAGGTAATGAAATTACTGCCGGTAGATTAGATATAGAAACTTTAGAGAGTATTTAAATATAATGAGGAATTTTAAATGAAAATAGTAGTTACACCAAATAATAAAGATACTGTACATGTCAAGGATGTTAGTAGAAATAAATATTATGGAGTTATTACTCCTCAAAATAATAAGGGATTTATAACAAGACTAAATTATAATAGTGGACCATATATTTCATTATGCTGTAATGATATCACTTGCGGTAATTATTTTTATAATGTTAATTCAGAAAGTTTGTCAATTCATATAAATAACATAATTTGTAATGGCAATACTGTTTATGAATTTGATACGAACGAAGAATTATTTAAATGGTTGGCATCATAATATATGGAAACATATAAAATCATTTCAGATGAAAGTAAATTAGATCAATTTATTGAATGGTTGCCAGAACTGAAACCATCAGAGGTTTACTACGTTCAATTATTTGGCAGAAAAAAATATTTGGAAACTGGAACTATTCAATCTGGTCATCAATCATTAAATAGATTTATTTGTAAAAAAGACAGAATCAAAGAAAAGATTCGACAGTTGGAAATTCCACTTGGTGCATATAAAAATCGCCATGTAGAATTACCACAAGAATGCTTATGTCTTTATATCTGCCCTAATCCAAGATGCCACGAAAAGGCCGCAAAGAATCTATTAAAATCATTGGCCGATAAGATTACTAAGTCATATGAGGGTTACAATACCCATCAGTTAGCAATGACTGAATTACATAGGGCAAAATCTAGGAATTTTATTGTAGATTTTGATTATGATGAAGTGGATTATAATGATATAAAGCATAATGTTGAATCTGTATTAAATAAGGATGCATTTAAAGTATTGAAAACTAGGGGCGGATTTCATCTATTAGTTATGCCAGAAAAAGTTCATGAAGATAAGAGAAATAAATGGCATAATAAATTGGTTAACCTGGGGGCCGACGTTGTTGGGGACTGCTTAATTCCAGTCCCATTTTGTTTCCAGGGAAATTTTGTCCCGTACTTTCTTGACATTTGATTTTTTACCCTTATAATAATTGTGTTGGTTTTACTCTCTCTCTAACTTGAAAGGAAAGCAAAATGACTGATCGTGATGTAGCTCAAAGACTCCTATATCTGGAATCAAAAGTTAAGGAATTGGAGGCAATTATCAATTCATTCAATCGAATAAATGCTCATGATGATATGATGGATGATGAATACATGGAGGAAGTTAACTATATGTTTCGACAATGCGATAATGTAGATGAAGATCTTGAAGAGTATGAGTGGAAATTTATTTCCTAATATAATATGAATGTATTTTATCTATATGATGATCCAAGGCAATCTGCAATATCACTTGTAGATATACATACTAGTAAAATGATTGTAGAATCATGTCAACTACTAGCCAATGCATATCCACTTGATGTTCTTGCACATAAAGATTGCCCACGGACCAAAGAGGGTAATGTTCGTAAATATTCATATGTTCATCACCCATGTACTACATGGGTGCGTAAAAGTTTATCCAACTTTAATTGGTTATTAGAACATGCCATCTATTTGTATGAGGAAAAAATATATAGAAAGGGTGGTGATCATTTCTGTATAGGTTTTTTAAAATGGTGTTTTGATAATGCCCCGCCAATTCAAGATGTGGGAGTAACATGTCCAGCACTAGCTTTTAAAAATTATGCACATTTTCAAGATGTAACAAATCCCACATTATCATATAGGAAATTTTATTCTGCTGATAAGCAATATGATGATAGGGGTAAATATATGGCCCTATATACTAAACGCAATCCACCAGATTTTTGGCAGGAATTTTTGTCAGAAGGTGAATTAAAAGTTTTTAGAAATTTAAATTCACTTACTTGACAAATTTAATTTTTAAATTAAAATAACTTCATCTGTTCCATACACTTTAAATAAGGATTTATTATGTCAAAAATTCGCTACATTCACAATGGTTACTATGAGACGATGCCAATTGCATGTTTATTTCAAAATAATGAGGGCGATATTGGTATTAGTATCTGTAGTACACATGATAGGCCCAATAAACAAAGGGGCCGTGAAATTGCAGAGGCACGATCATATAAGGTAGATTTGGATAGTTTTATGTCATCTATACCAAAGAGAATGATTGATAATATGGAATATTTCCGTGTGCCACTTAAAGAAGTCCTTGAGAAAGAAATCAGCAAGATGAAAGAGCAATTTTTGAAACGTGTGCAGAAATGAACTATAAAATATTCGAGAGAGCAATCGCCCTTGCTAAAACAATGAAGGGCGATATATCTCAACGATATACAGTATTTTCATTTATTTATCGTAAAAATCAAATATATGCGGTCGGTGGCAATGATATGACTAAGACTCATACTGCCGCATATTACAATAATTATGAGTATCCATACCTACATTCTGAACTAGCGGCTATTAGAGCATTTAAAGATATTGACAATTCTTATCGTTATAATTTCCTTAATATTAGATTAGACAGAAGCGGCAAACTTAGAAATTCAATGCCATGTAAATATTGCCAATCTATATTAGATTTGCATAATTTTAAATCACTCACATATTCAGTAGATAACGGATTTACTTTTAGGTATTCAAATGAAGAATGATAGTTTTGGCGATCGTATGAAGATGTATGAGATGGCAGAGTCTGGCCGTAAACTAATGCCAGGGATACCAATAATGGCTAGATTAGATGGTAGATGTTTTCATACCTTTTGTCAAGGAATGGAAAGACCATTTTATGAACCTCTTTCTCGTCTGATGATTGAATGTACAAAATATTTGGTGGCTGAAACACATGCATTGTGTGGATATACACAATCAGATGAAATAACATTGACTTGGCACTATATAAATCCAAAAACAGAGCCAATTTTTAGTGGCAGAATTAGTAAAATTATATCAACACTTGCAGCTATGCAGTCAGTGTATTTCAATAAATATATGCACAACTATTTAGATGCTAAATATTGTAATAAAATAATCACATTTGATTGTAGGGTTTGGAATGTCCCGAATATTATTGAGGGGGCAAATGCATTTTTGTGGAGAGAGCAAGATGCCACAAAAAATAGTATTTCAATGGCGGCTAGATCATATTATAGTCATAAACAATTACATAAGAAAAATGGGGCAGAAATGCAAGATATGTTGCATAAGGTAGGAGTTAATTGGAATGACTATCCATCATTTTTTAAGAGGGGCACATATCTTATGCCTAAATTAATAAATGTTAATATTGATGAATTGAACATAGATGAGGCAAAAAAGAAATATATATTAGAATCTAATCCATCACTACAATATCAAAGACGTATTGTAAGTGAAATGGATTTACCTCCATTAAGCCAAGTTGTTAATCGGGCAGATTTCATTTATTCTGGATCTGAGCCAAAATTATTTACACAATGAAAAATAAATATTCTAATTCAATTGATCATATATTAAAATTGATTCACATATTGATATTAATATGTTGATTTGGAATATCATTGGCAATGAACCTGCAATACAAATAAGAGATAATATATGCCATCAGATACAGTCAAATTTAAGAGATCCTCATACACAAAAAATATAGAGGTATGCATTGAAGATGAAGTTGCAAATAAATTACACAATTTTGTGGATGGTGGCATAATCAATAAGATAGATAATAGATTGGAGAATATGGTTTGGTCTTATATTAATTTTAGGATATCTTATATTATAGAGTGGAATATTAATGATGAAACAAATTAAGAAACAATTATGTAATGATAAAATTTACAATCTTCAATTTTGTATATTTCCTAAATTTATTACTCCTAAAATCAATACGAAAATTCGTGGTTTCCTTTGGGGTAATATTGTTCCGATAAACTTCAATGAAATCTTCTTGACATTTGATTTTTTTTCCTTATAATAATAATATGATTTTTTTCACATCAGATACCCATTGGAATCATACCAATATAGTTGGCCCATCCATATCTACATGGAAAGATGGATATAGGGATTTTGAATCAAAAGAGCAAATGAATAGTGTTCTAATTGATAATATTAATGCAGTGGTTTGTAAAAATGATACATTATATCACGATGGAGATTTTGCTTTTGGCAATAGGAAACTTATTGATGATTTAAGGGCCCGTATTAATTGCTCAAATATTATATTAATATTGGGAAATCATGATTATTATGAAAAATATCCAGATATCTATAATAGAAATTTCCGTGTTGAAAAATATATGGAATTAACCATTAGTAATACACTTATTACTTTATTTCATTATCCCATTGCATCATGGCGAGATATTGGAAATGGGGCATTCAATTTGCATGGTCATTCTCATGGTACATATCCTCCTAATGGAAAACAACTAGATGTAGGTGTAGATAATCCACTTAATTTATATAAACCGTGGTCCATGGATCAAATTTTTAACCACATGAAGAATGTTGATATTGTTACTGTAGATCATCACGTTAAGGGAACTAATAGTCGCTAATATGAAAATTACACACAGAACTAACCCAGTTTTAGTAGAAAATGATAATGATGTAAAACAATTTGGTATGATTGTTGATGCCAAGTCATTTAGTATTATTGTCGATGGAATTTATAGTGACACAATAAAGGCCATTGTTAGGGAATATGGATGTAATGCTATAGACAGCCACAAAAAGGCAAAAAATTATAGTCCATTTGACATTCATATGCCAACATATAGTCAGCCTGTATTCTATGTTAGAGATTATGGGGTGGGCCTGGATGAGGAAGACATTGTGAATGTTTTTACAGTTGCTTTTAAATCCACAAAGGAAGATAGTAATCTGTTTACGGGCCAACTTGGTATTGGTGCAATGTGCGGTTTTGCTTATAATACAAAGTCATTCACTGTAACATCATGGAAAGATGGTATTGAATATATATATGCATGTTTTCTAAATGAAGATGGGTGCCCAGCATATACTAAAATTTCAGAAAAAAAATCTACAGAACCAACTGGCGTGAAAATTGAATTACCAGTTGCAAAAAAGGATATGAATAATTTTCGTGTAGATGGTAAGAAGATCATATCATGCTTTGAAATTCAACCAAGTCTATTTGGGGGGCTACAAAAGGGCGATGTTACAACAATTTTGCATGATAGTAAAACACATTTTAAATTTAATAATTGGGCATACTCTTCTAATAGTAATATAGAGGGGGCCCATGTATTAATGGGAAGTGTATTATATAAAATACCCTCAGATAATAAGTTAGCAAAATTTTCAAATTTACTAAATCATAATATTATTATATTGGCTAATATTGGTGATATTGATTTTACGGTATCTAGAGAGCAAGCTAAATTAACCATTAGGACAGTTGAATTCATAAAAGATGCATTTAAACAGGTTGAAAATGATCTAGTGAAACTTTTTGATGATATTTCTAGTGAAAAAAATGAATATGGGGCCATTCAGAAATGCCTAAATATACTCAATAATATGACAAGGGAACAAAGGAATATTATACATTCATTATGTATATTAAATGAGGTTAAATTTCATAGTAATAGAATACAATCATGCATGAATTCATTTACAGATTCTATCAATAAGAGTGTTCGTCGTGATGATATTCGTGTATTAGTATCTGCTAATACTATGAGGGGAATTCGTTGCGATAAGTCTTTTAATGGGCTAAATAGATGCATTAATATTCAACTGTATTTAGAGGATAAAAAGGGTTATAGAAATATTATTGGCAACAGTGTCAAATCTGATAATGATAAATTTAAAGTTGCCATCATATTTAATAGTAAACTATATACCAAGGAAAGCATTGTAGCTTTATTAAATTGTGATGAATCTGATATTATATTGACTTCCTCGATAACTAAGCCATCAATTAATAGATCCACAATTGGTAAATCTGGAGATATTTCTAAACTTAATATATATGCAAAGCGTGCTTCAGATAAATTTATCAATATTGAAAATGCATTTAATGATAAGACAACGTATTATTACGTCGAAAGATGTGGTTATAGCTATAAGTACAAAGATATGGTAGATAATATTACTAATTTATCTATAGTATTTAAGTATATGAATACTGAACATGGCTGTCTCGATATTTACGCTGTTAAAACTAAAGCAATAAAAAATCTTGGTAAAAATTGGATAAACATTATTGATTTTGTTACTGAAAAAATTAATAAGGAAGAAGTTATAAAGTTATTGGCCAATAAAAATGTTTTAGATTCCTTATGGAGTAAGGCAAGTTATTCTTACGATGATAATCTTTATGAATTTATTAGTAAAAATCGCATGGAATTACCAAGCGATCATCGTATAATTCAATGGTTTGACTCAATGAAGGCCCTATATGTGGATCATAAAGCTGTTAAATCTTCGCAAGCATTGAATTTTCAAACACAAATTATGAAAAAATATGCTGGAATTGATGAAAATCACAATTCTGTTAAAAAGATTTATAATATGATAATGAAGCAGTATACTGATTCTATTAAATCATTGGAATATGCGGCAGATTATCCAATCATTATTGAAGCATTAGCAAACAATAGAAAATATAAAAATGACAAACTAAAATCACAAATAATTAAATTTTTAACTATCGCATAAGGGTGTATATAGATGAATAAAGCAGCTAAAATAATTACTAGTAATGGAATAACCCTATATTATAATGGTGGGGTCTTTATGGTTTCTAAAGATCATGCCGCATATAATGATATGCTATCCTCACTAAAACATAATGATTATGAAAAATTTATTAAGTTATATAGTAAGACAAACCCAATGGAATGCCTCATAGAGGATAATAGTATTGTATCAGATAATACTGGATCATATTATGTTAAAAATAATAAGAGAATTTTTCTAGGAGACATCCTTAGTCAAAGATATAATGATCTATTCGAAGGTGGATATGATGTATCTTATTTAAGGAAATTTATTGAAAATCTAGTTCAAAATACTAGTTATAATGCAATTAAAAGTCTATACGGTTTCTTGGAAGATAATGATATTCCAATCACTGATGATGGTCACTTTCTCGCTTATAAAGTAGTTGATAAGAATTATCAATCAAAAACCAAAATTAAAAATCTTAACTTAGTTTCTGGCCAATATAATGATAATCAATCTATTCATAATGGAATTGGTGAAATTATTGAATGTTTAAGGTCAGATGTTGATGATGATAGTGGTACTCCATGTAGTTCTGGATTTCATGCGGGAGGTCTAAAATACAGTGGGCCAGGAGGTACATATTATTCAAGTGGCGATAAAGTAATTATTGTCAAAATTAATCCCAAAGATGTAGTATCTGTTCCAGAAGGGCATACTTATAAATTAAGAACATGCAAGTATGAAGTGATTAAAGATTATACAGATGTACTACCTACAATAGCAACTGATGAATGTTATTCTGAAAGTAGTAATAATGATAGTCCAAAATTCTTTACAAAATATAATAAATGTCATTATGTGGGTGAATTAATAACATTTAAATATCGCGGGAAAACAAGACATGGTATAATCAAAGATATTGAGTCAGATAAAAAGCGTGTACTTATTCAATTGACTTCACAAGATATAGGTTTTATCGATGGCGATAAAAATTTAAGAAGTTTTATAGTTGAAAAAATGCAAGAGTTAGCAAATTTGTCATTTTATTATAAAATAATTAATAAAACATGAAAAAAACATATTCATTTAATGATGTACATATAGTTCCAAGATCTAGTGAGCTAGATAGTAGGGCCCAGCCCATTCTGGAAGTATCATATGTAACAAAACATAGTAAGAGAACATTTAATGGTATGCCACTTATAGTATCCAATATGGATTATATTGGAACATATAAAATGGCATCAGCATTAGCACCTTATAAAATATGGGTGGCTTTAAATAAATTTCAAAATATAGTTACCTATAATTACACATATAATAATGTATTTTTTACATTAGGAATGAATGATAAGGATAAAACTAAATTCGACATATTAAAAGCTCGCCAATCACCAATATGCCTAGATGTAGCTAATGGTTATATCTATAAGTTTTTGGATTATGTAAAATGGGTTAGGGATCAATGCCCCTCATCTATTATTATGGCTGGTAATGTATGTACGCCAGAAGGTGTTGAAAATTTAATTAAAGCTGGGGCAGATATTGTTAAGGCTGGAATTGGCGGCGGATCGTTTTGTTTAACTAGAAATAAAACTGGGGTCGGCATTCCACAATTTACAGTGGCTCAAGAATGCGGCTGGGCAGCTAATGAAATGGGGGCCCTATGCTGTTCAGACGGAGGTGTCCGCGAAATCGGAGATATAGCTAAGGCATTAGGTTCTGGTTCTCACTTAGTGATGGCCGGATCACTATTTGCTGGTTATGACGAAAATGAAGTTGAATGGCAAGAAGATCCAATAAGTGGAAAAATAATGCCATTTTACGGAATGTCATCAGCCATGGCTAATAAGAAGTATTTCGATGGATTGAAAGATTATAGGACTAGTGAGGGCCGTGAGGATTATATTAAGTCTAAGGGGCCCATTTCTGCTTTAGTTCAGGATATAAGGGGCGGCTTGGCATCATGCTGTACTTATACAAACACTAAACACATTGAGAATTTAAAGAAAAATTGCACATTTTATAATTGACAAATCGGTTTGTCATTGTACAATACACTAAACTTTTATACCTTATAGGGGAATATTATGTCGGATACTAATGTAACTGTAATGAGTGGTCGTGTTACTCGCGATTGTGAATTACGATATACTCAGAATAGTAATGCTGTAGCCAGTCTATCTATTGCTTGTAATAGGAAATCAGGTGATCAGGAAAAGACAGTATATATGGATATTAAGATCTGGGGAAAACGAGCAGAAACACTAAGTGAATACTTGAAAAAGGGTCGTTATATTGTTGTTACAGGACCTATTGAAGAAGATTCATGGGATGATTCTAATGGCAATAAGCGAACAAAAAAGATTTTAGTTGCTGAAACTATTAATTTGGTGCCACGCGGAGAATCTACACAAGATGCAAAGTCTCCATATAATACCCAGGAAGATATTCCATCCGGTCTAGTTCCTGATGATCGTGGAGAATTCTAACATATGGTTATCACAGATGAAGAATTAATCGATATCTGTTTAACTATTGTTAGTATTAGTGGTGGTAAAGAGTTAAAGGGCCCTGTTCTCAAAGTTTTGTTGGATAGGGCCCAAAAACTTACTAAATCAAATGACAAGAATGTTGTATTATCTAAAATAAACCAAATGTCATTTCTAAAAGATTTAGAGATTATGTGCCGTGATAACATAATAGATATTGATAATAGTGAAGGATATATTAATTTTAATTTTACAGAACAAGGTAAGGAACTTTTATATGGTAGGTAGTTGGTTAGAATCTAATGATCGGGAATCTATTCTGAGTGTTGCCCTAGAAGCATTAACATATAATATAGAGAATGTTGAGGCAATGAAATTAGTTATACAATATGTTTTGTTTCAAAAGCCCAATTTAACAGAGGATGAAATTTCTGATATTGTGCATTTAATGATTATTGATAAAGCTGTTAATAATCTTGTCAATGATGGTGTATTAGAGATTGATTATTCAGGTGATGAAAATCGTTATTATTTATCTAAAGATTTCATGGAAGATGAATAATGGATTTTATAAACGAATATTGGAAGTGTGTAGGTTCAGACCAGCACACCCATAAAATTCGTCAAAATAAACATTTGCAATCTCTTGACCAATTCTTAATTGATTGCGTGGAATTGCCAGCTAAATTAGAAATGACGATTCCATGCAAATATAGAAAGGAAAAAAAATGGGATATATTTTTCCCATCCTTACAACTAGCCATTGAATATAAAACGATTACATCTAGAAGTATTCAAAAATGTAAGTATCTACGAATTGAAGAGGGCCTTGGTAGCTGCGTAGATGCAAAAGAATACAATATTGATCTAAAGTTGGGCTACATTATTATATTTGCTTTTGATTATTGTTCTTCCAGCATTTTAAAATCACGCGATATCATCATGAATGCCTTTAAAGATATGGTTGATGATAATTATTATGATTTATTTTATGCTATACAAACTAATGGGCCTGACCATTATGAATTTCTAACTGGTGATCTAAACAATTTATTAGGAATGATTAAAAATGTCTGATATAGTATCTTTAGTGGAAATTTATGGTGATGAATCATCTGTTCTTGATATATTGAATTTTGGCACAGGTCGAAAAGATTATACATATCATTATCCAGAACATTTTGGTTTTGGTATTATAGAAAAGCAAAGACAAGAAAATGAAATGTATTTGCAACAACAAGAGCAAGATTACGAAGATATTAAGCAGGCTATTATAGATAATAAATATTATTTATTTAAGTCAATTAATCTATGTTTTAAATTAAATTTTGCAAATGATGATACTTTATTAAGATTTTTAAGGTCATATAAATCATTTATTCCATGCTCACAACAACAGTTTGATGATTTTCATTCGAAATCATATATAGTAATTAATATTTTCAATTTATATGAAATTTACAAGTGGTCCAAAAATTGCGGTTATAATGAAATAGCTACACAATATAAAGAAATGATATTATGCATTAAAGATTGTATGATAGGTAGGGCGATAATTGAAGTATTAAATAATGAAATGGGAATGAATTGATGGATTTAAAAGATAATATCCACTTTAAGAATAGAAATATTGTTGGTAGGCATTTAGCGTCAATATCTAATAAGATTGTATCAAATCATATATATAGATATATTACATATAGTAATTATTATAGTATTTTCTTGGCAAATTTAATAGAATATGAATTAATGAATGAGGATCATAATGCTTCCAGTAGTGAGTGAAGAACTATTTTATTTTATAGCACATAATTTTAATACAGAAAATGATGAAAGCCATAAACTATATTCTGATATGTATAAGCAACAACCCGTCTTAGAACTGATGACAAAATTAGTTATTGATTCAGATATGTCGCATGATACTAAGGATGGATTTTGTAAGGGCATGTTACAAGTTTGGCACCTTTTAAACCAGCAGGACATTTTAGATAATTTATGATTAATTTTATTATACAAGATGGAGTATTTTCCGATGAGCAGGAAGAATTAATACAAATTTTAAATGATAGAAAAATTCCATATGAATTAAATATGCCATACAGCATTATTGCCAATGGTAATTATGTTGTTCGTGGCTCAACTGAATTTATAACTGGTTTCGATAGGATGTTTGGAGAATATTGTCATATTATTCCATTGAATTTAAAAACATACACATATAGTAAATATGTAAGATCTGTAAGGGCCCTCAATCAGGATTATATTCTTCTTCCTTATCATAAATTATATGATGATTTTACATGTAATCATGTTGTTAATTTATTCGAGGGTGAACGAATATTTATGAGACCTAATTCTGGTCGAAAAATATTTGCAGGTACTACCTTATATAAACGCACATGGCTAAAAGAATTAGATATTATTAGGTCAATTCCAAATACGTCAATTAAAGATAATACAATGGTGGTATTATCATCTTATAAGAAGCTAGATGCGGAATTCAGGATATTTATTCATAATAAACGTATAGTAACATATAGCCAGTATGAAGGATATTATGATGAAATAAATTTCTCTACTTGCCTAGATGAAATAAGTTATCTTATACGAAATTTGAAAACAACATGCGTAGATGTTGTCGATGTTGGACTGTTTAATCGTAAATTTTACATAATTGAAAGAAATAGCCCGATGTCTTCTGGGTGGTATGACATGGATTATCATAAAATTATTGATTGCTTGGAAAATTTCTTTAAAGAATAGTTTGGTAAAAATTGGAAGGCCCTCATATAATGTTCTAAAAACATTCAGTCAACCCCCACTGCCTTTCAGAAAAAGATATAATTTATATAGTAACAAAAGTAACACAGGTAACAAATTAATATGACAGTTGCAGAATTGATTGAAGAGTTAAAGAAATTACCACCAGATTCGGAAGTAATTATAAGTAAAGATGCAGAGGGTAATAGTTATAGCCCATTATATTCAGTATGTGGTGATGCAATTTATAAACCATCCAGTTTATGGCGTGGAGATATAACTTGGAGCGAATTATCGGCAGATGATATGTGTTGTAGTTCAAATGAGCAATGGGAGGCATTTAAAGCTTCGAGTCGGCGTTGCTGTGTCTTAGAACCAATTAACTAGTTATAACAAAGAGGAATCATGATTAATATTCAAGATCATAAGTGGAAAAAAAAATATCCCCTAACAGACCAGAATGCTTTTATTGCACTTGTTGATGTTATGGGCGATGATAATGCAATCGTTCAGGCCGCAAGAACATCATTTGATGGTGATGCACCTTATGGAATAGCTATTTCCGATAAGGTAAAGAAATGGGCGGAAAAAAAATTATATATTAATTTAGACCATGCCCAATCTATATCTAAAAATAGCAACGGTATTACTATTCATGGAATAGAAGAAGACTATGAATATTATACTAATAATGAATATTATAAATCTATCTATGGTATATATGAAAAACAATTAATTGAGGATAGGCATTTAACAAGATATCTGATGAACCACCAACATTCTACACCATTTGAAATGGTTGTAGTTAAATTTATGGTGCAGGTTCCAATGGATTGTTGGAGGCAGTGGGTAAGACACCGAATGGCATCAATAAATGAATATTCGACAAGATATACTGAGGCACTAGATTTCTTTCAGGTAACTAATCAGAGGGAATGGAGGACACAATCAAAGGATAATAAACAGGGTTCATCGGGTTACTTAGAAACATGGCCAGAAAATTGGACAATAAATACAAACTCTAACGTGATTCATATTCCCGGAGAAGCTGCAAAATGTTATGGTGCAGGACAATCACCAATGCCTAAAACAGTCGGTGAATATCTTTCAACAGAAGAAGAAAAGTTTCACAAATATGCAAAAAAACTTTATAAAGAACGCCTTGATTTAGGAATTGCTAGGGAACAAGCACGAAAAGATTTACCATTAAGCACATATACAAGAGCATATTGGAAATCAGATTTAAGAAACATATTTAATTTCTTAAAATTAAGAATGGACTCACATGCTCAATTAGAAATCAGGCAGTTTGCTAATGCGATGTTTGATATTATCAAGCCTCTATTTCCTGTTGCGTGTGAAGCATTTGAGGACTACGTCCTTCATGCTAAAAGCTTTTCTCGCATGGAAATGGAAGAACTGCGATCAATTATCTCTCATTTCATTGATCAGGGATTTGAAATTAACAAGCCCGCCTCCATGACTGATCGTGAATGGAAGGAATTTATAGATAAGATATCATAATATGGGTAGTAAAAAACCTCAAGAAATGCCAGTTAATTATTTACCTTCTGGTATTATAAGGCCAACAAGTCCACCACCGCCACGGCCCCCAGATAAGAAAATAAATATACATATAACATATGATGAAAAAACCAAAAAAGCCAAAAATGAGCTTTAATTCCTTAAAATCCATTAAGGAAAACCATTGGCATTATAGAGTCAATAAAAGTGAAGATGAATATCCATGTATTGAATGTCATACTACAGGATATATAAAAAATAGGATGGAATATTGTTCTAATGAGGGCCTAAAATATGCAGATACTATTAAGTGCCCAAGTTGTAATGGGTCTGGATCTATGACAAGATCTGACTATATAAAAATTTATCAAGAGGCAAAAGCCTTTTATAAAGAAGAATTACAAAGATATACTAGAGAAATGAACCTATACAATTCTATTGTAAATAAACTATCTAAAGAAGAAATAGAATATATTAAAAAGAGATTAGTATTTTTCTGGCAGTGAAAAGAATAATGAATAAATATATTATAATGCATAAAACAACATATGAATACATACAAAAATGTTTATATTCAGGAGAAAGACCACCAATACCAATACAATATGGTGGTTTTGAAAATATATCTATGTATGGTATGCAAATAATAATACAAAATAAATTGGAACCAACCATTGATGAGCCAGAATGGGTTTTTCCAAAGGAAAGATTTGTTATATATGAAAACAAAGACATTGAATGGTGTAAATTTTTTGGTATTGGTCGCCCAGGCAGGCCCTTTAAATTAGGTGAAATTTATGAAGTTAATCCAGATATGCTTACTTATTTTTCTTTGCCTTTTAACCAAAACGGCATCAGGACAATCTTCCCGTATTAATGCAAGGCCCAATATATTTGGTGGGCAAAATTATTATCGATCGGGACAGCCGCAATTTTCTACTGTGCCAAACATTTTCAGCGGCTATAATTATAGAGGAAAAATAAATGGCTATTCTCAAAGGTCCATCTATGGTGGGCAAAATTACTACATAAGGAATAAAAATGGAAATTCGTCCAGATAATTTGCAAGAATTGGTAGGTCAATGGTCTCAAGATAATTTCGGTAATCAGGTGTCTAAAAGTTCTGGTGTTGAACTTGGTTCAATACCTCCACTATTAGGCATGGTTGAAGAAATATGTGATGAACTGATGACAGCTTATAATAATAGAGATGAAAAAGGGGCCCTTGATGCATTAGGTGATATAATGATCTTCATGTGTGATTTTGCATGTAGAGAAACAATTCCAGTCACATTATATAAACTAGAAGATACAATAGATGTATTATGTGAAGAGATGATGTTTGCCCACTTATTAGGTAAATTATGTCATGTGGTCTTAAAAAGGCATCAGGGTATACGCGGGTATGACGATGACAATAAATATGTTGCAGAAAGAAATAAGATATTAGCATCATTATGTTATCAAATCAAATCCTGTCTTTTGGCAATAGAGGGAGAAATGTTTGAAAAATATCATCATCCTGAAGCACATTGGATTTTAGCTTGCGAAGTGTTTAGTAATATTGTATCTAAACGAAATTGGAAAAAACCAACTGATAATTAATGGAGATTATATGACAAATACTATTATAGGTGTTTTAAAAAAGGTAGATTTAGATACTAAACGTGGTACTATTCACTCAAAAGGAGAGCGGAAAAATATCGATTTAAGTAAATTTACTAATAAGCAGATTATGGATATGTTTCGATATAATGAAGATATAATGTTTATTGGAAAATACAAAACAGTAAAATCAAAAATGCTAATAGTAGAAGATTACAATTTTATCGGCAATACCACTTGACATTTTATTTTTTTGCCTTATAATTAAGTTGTCGCTAACTCAACTGACAATAAGGGAAATAAAAATATGAGAAGTGCCCCACGGAAAGAATGTCCGACTTGTAAAACTATGAACCACGTTAAAAAATCATCATGTGATTGTGGTTTTAAATTTTATGATAAAAAAATTCAGACTGTTAACAAATTGGTGGGGAAATCGCCAAAGAATGCACCACAGAAGGAATGTCCTGGGTGTAAGTCATTGAATCATGTTAAAGTGGCTACATGCGTATGTGGCCACTCATTTTATAAGGCTAAATTTAAGCCTCAAATCATCCAGCAAGATAAATCAGTCAATGGTGAGAAAATGAATACCACTTGGAAAGATTTGTCTATTGGAGATATAATTAAGTCAGTTAATGGGCATGGTCCATTTTGGTTAAATACTAGAAATCAGGAAAAAACCTATATGGGCTCATATGGTAAATTTAAAATTGTGAAAATTTTAGATGATGGTATCATGGGTGTTTCATATAATCAAGATACTAGTAAGCAATTCGAGTTTCTGTATATGGGTGAGGTTGTTCCGTCAAAAAATATTGATAATTTTTATCGGGCCCCACATAAACTATTTAGATTAAAAAAGAGAGGTAATAATGAGTAATAAGATTAATTGGTCGGATTTATTTCAGCAGTATGGCAATATTAAGGTATGGGCAGAATTTTGTGATGGCACACTAAGTGGCCGTCAGTTATATGCTCACTTTGTCAATACTAAGTTAGGCGGCTCAGTTAGGAATCTTTTGCGAACACTCGGTGTTGATCAGACTAGGAAACTTGCAAAGAGGGCACTAGCTCGAAGACGTTGTTATTATAGCAGTCTTGCCTAAAACACAGTTTTACTAATTTGCCCAGTATGAATGATATAGAATTTTTAATACTGAAAAATAGCATACCATTACAAGATATATCATGTATTAACCCAAATGATAAATCTTATGAGTATAAGTTTTGCCTACATGAATTAGCTAGGCAAGCAAAAGAATTATCTAGTCTAAAAATAGATATTAGGGAAATTCAATATGAGGAAATCCCATCTAAAGTTAATTCTGCTATTTTATGTATTTTAGATTCTAGGTCGCTAATACCAACAGATTATATAACTCGAATTATAGCCATTAATAATTTACATAGGTCTGCTTCATTTTTTTGCGGACCTATTTTTACAGATTATGTCCAGATTAAATTAAATTGGCTATCTAAAAATTTATTGAAAACATATAGGGTTTATAATTTAGGTGAATTTGATGGCTTTATTTCAGGCAATATTTGCGGCGACTTTAGGAATTATCCACCAATTTATGGGAACATATTCATTGGTTCATACTATAATGCAGTTGGTGGTTATTCACCACTCATTTCTCCGAGGGGCCCGATCCATAAAAATCCTAAATTTTTTCAAAGACTAGAAGGACAAAATAAGGAAATCATATATAGTACAAGACTATCGACTGGATATGCGATATGTCGGCCCGATACTGATATTGAGAATTTCTCCTCTTATTATTATGGATTGGGATACCAAGATGGTATTTCATTATCTAGTGAAGATAGTGAACAGCAATATATAAGGTCTAATAATATGCTACATATTGATGATCCATCATGGATAATACAGGGGCCAGATTCAAACAATGAATCTTATAAAGATCATTTAACGATACTAAAGTGTCAGTATGATTTAGGTTTTGCAGAGGCGAAATTAAAAACACGTATTGTATGAAATTTAATTTAAGTAATACAACATCTTTCGCACAGCATAGATCTGGATGGTCATATGCTATGCAATACTTAAAAATATATCACAGTAAATATGGTATATTAGTTGATGATTTTATAGAGAAAACATTTTCATGGGATTTAGACTCATATTACTTACATAATAATAAACATGGGTTGCCATATAATAAAGACTGGATAGGATTTTTACATAATCCTCCAAATGTTCCTGACTGGTTTTATAAATATCACCACCCTGAATCAATATTGGGTCGTGAATTATTTCAAATATCATTACAGAAATGCAAATGTATTGTAACTTTATCGGATTATTTAAAAAACTGGCTTAGTAATAAAGTCGATGTGCCCATTATCAGCGTGAAACATCCTACGGGATATCCAAACCTATATTGGAATTATAGAAAATTTATTAATGGGTCCAAAAAAATTCTTCAACTTGGATATTGGTTGAGGGATTTTGACGCTATTTGTAGATTGAAAACACCAAATGGATATGTGAAATATCTGATGCCATCAGATCATGCAACATATAACCACTTAGCCAAAATTAGAGAGGCATGTAGTTCAGAATCTCCACATGAAGTAAAAAATAAGTGGTCGAATACAACTATATTAAGTAAGTTATCTAATGATGAATTTGATACGCTGTTGTCAAATTCTATTGTATATTTAAAATTATATGATAGTTCAGCTAATAACGCAATTATTGAATGTGTTGCTAGAAATACACCAATTATTGTAAATCCAATTCCGCCGGTAATAGAATACCTTGGACCTAATTATCCATTATATGCTGAAACAGAGGAAGTGGGGACTAGTATTTTATATGATATTGAGAAAATATATAGGGCTCATACCTATTTAAAGAATATGAATAAAGAATGGCTTGATGGTAGGTTCTTTGCACATGATGTATATAAAAAGGTAAATGAATGTCTTATGTAATTTATACTGGGGCCTTTTCTATAGGTTGGAATTATTTTGACGGACTCCAACAATGGCAAATATATAATTTATATAATATGCAAAAATATTGTGATCGGCACGATATTGAATTAAGAGTAATAGATAATTCAAATAAGGAATTATCATCTTTATTTTCCTATGCAAGAGAAAAAAGTAATTATAAAGCTGATTCATGGAATATAGCAACATTATCTAGTATCATAGCGTTAAATGATTTTTCTAAACGTAACGATGATAAATTTTTATGGTTAGATCTTGACTTTGTTATAACTGATCATAAGTTAGATATATTTAAATATATTGATGAATATCATATATTGATTGAACTATGGTATAAAACAATATTTAATGAAAAGAAGGAAAAATTTTTCTCATATCTGAATAGATATTTGCCGCAAAATGCACAATATATTTTCCCACTATTATGTTACAGTGGTATTTTTGGATGTGATACAATACGAGCTAAAGGCATAATTGATTTTATGCATAGTCATTCAGTATATCCAACATATAGTTTTATTGATGATATGATTGAATTATATAAAGGAGATAAACATTTTATATCAGATGAATGTATAATGGAATTTGTTTGCAACAATTATGCTGGAAGTGAAGGTAATGGTAGAATAAATGTTCCAGTTAATATTAAAGATTATATTAATATTGAACTAGTTACAGAAGATAATATGGATTCAGTAAATGCAATATCTGATGATTTTTTTGGATATCACTTTGCTAGTGGTAGTAAAATCAATATACCTAAATTCTTTCGAGACAACAAACTATGTTAAATTTAAATATTCAGGCCCCAATATGTCATACGGGATATGGTCAGGTTGGCTATAACTTATCATTAGAATTAAGCAAAATAGCTAATGTTACTATATTTCCAATTGGGCCCGTTCAGGAATTTCCGCAATCAAATATTATCAATAACCTTATAATAGGCAATAAGAATATAGAAAATATAATGGAGGCCCCATCTATTAAGATATGGCACCAGAATGATTTATTTTCTCATATATCTAGATCACAAAGGGTGGGCTTTCCAATATTTGAATTAGATAGGTTTAGTGATATTGAAATAATGAGCCTTAAATCATGTGATGTCATTTATGTATGCTCAAAATGGGCCCAAAATATAATTCATAATCACCTACCTAATAAAAATGTAGTTGTTGTCCCGCTTGGTGTTGATACTGATATTTTTTACCCTTCTAGTGTAAAAAGAAAAAATACCATATTTCTCAATTGTGGTAAATGGGAAATTAGAAAGGGGCATGATGTTTTATTACATGCATTTAATAAGGCATTTTCACCAAAAGATAATGTAGAATTATGGATGATGTGTGAAAATATGATAACCCCACAAGTGAATAATGAGTGGATTAAATTATATAAGGAAAGTCCACTGGGTAATAAGGTAAGAATCATACCATATCAGCAGTCACATATAGATGTGGCTAATATAATGAAACAGGCTGATTGCGGTGTTTTTCCAGCGAGGGCGGAAGGTTGGAATTTAGAATTATTAGAAATGATGGCATGTGGAAAAAATGTTATAACTACTAATTATGCTGGCCATACTGAATTTTGCAACAATGATAATTCCAGACTAATTGAAATTACAGAGACTGAATCTGCATATGATGGAATATGGTTTAATCATCAGGGTTCGTGGGCGTCTATTAAAAATAATGAAATGGAAGCTTTAATAACACACATGAGAAATATTCACAATGAAAAATTATCTAATGGGTACGTTGAAGGAAATATTAGTGGAATTATGACATCTCGTACATTTTCTTGGAAAAATTCTGCTTTTTTGGCTTCATCACTATATCATAAATAATGAATGTACAGCTTCAAATTATTTTTCTATTCGAAAATAAGTCACTGAATGTTTTTGATCCTGGGTATGTTCAAATATTATTAGTAAATAATAAATTGCCAAGCCTTCAAATAGATCAAGACGTTGATGAAATTAAAACAGCATTAAATGATTTATCAGACAAGTGTATACATTATAATTTTAGCTCATTAATTAAGCATTTAGTAAATTGTGAAATTGATAGTAATAATCAAACACTTATTATAACATATAAAATAATTTGCGATTATATTAAAGGCATAAATAAAGTAGGCAACTTAATACAATTAACATCATTACATAGGAATTCAATACAAGAATATGATAAATACATCAATGGAAAAGGAATGTGTTTCAGATGATAATAAGCTTAAATGTGCCCTTATTTTTTCTGTTACTAGCAATAATGAAATTATAGTTGAGCACATAATGAACAAGGGAGATCAGGAAGCAATTTCTTCTTTTGCAAGTATATATACTGGAATAAAAAACTACTCATTATTAAAACCAGCATTATCGTCATTAATGAAAGAATTAAATCCTGAAGAAAATGCATTTTTTATTTCATGTATGTCGAATTTAAAGAATGGCTCAGAACCAGTTTTATGCCCGCTAGAAAATAATGCAGTTATTAAAAACGAAAAATGAGGTTATAATGAGAAAAATTTCTTGGCAAAGTTGGAATATAGATGAGCAAGAACAAATTGAGATTGGTGACAATATTGATGAATCAGAAGAATATAATTCTTATGAGATGAATATGATGAGTGCTAATGAACAACTAGGGGCCCTTTTCCCCCCAGAACAAAATTTCATTATTACACCATTTGGATTATATTCACCCCAAAATCCATTCACACCATCTAAAAGATGGGATTGTTGGATAGGTTATACAAACTTTGATATTGGAGTTGACGTAGTAAATATTATTAAGAGGATTCCAGGTGTTGAATCTTTATGTGTGATGGGCCGGTATACATTTTGTATAGGTATTCCAAAACATGGTGATTTATTTAATTCACAAGAAACTAAACTACTTATACAGGAGTCTTTATGTGGTGAAACAGATATAGAAGTAATTAGAGATAAAATTGCTAAACAAAAACATTGGGCCGTTTTAATGAGGGCCGATGGTTATTATCATTGTGCATACTCTAAGCGAAAAGACAATGAATATAAAAAACAACTTGATAAATTGAACTTGTTACAACAAAATTATGGTGGAGTTATATATGATTCGGAAACAAATAGCAACATTTGATGAATTACTTGCAGATGCTTATTGTATTGCTACTATCAAAGGATTAATTACGAGATATACACAAAAAGTGGGAAAATATGTAGATTATAGTGATTTAGAATCTATAGCTATGGAGGGTGCTTGGAATGCATTATGTTCTTACAATCCAGAAAAATCTGCATTTACAACACATTTACATAATACAATAGAATATAAATTGAGAACATTTTGTTATAAGAGTAGGAAAAAATATAATAAAATGAGAGAAATATGCAAGCATAGGGTCGATCTTGTATCTATCAAAAATGAGTATTACAAAAATCATTCGAATCCAGCACTTGAAATTATAAATGATTTAGATGATGAGGAAAAATCCATATTAATTGATAAATTTATTGGAAATTATACTAATATTGAAATGGCAGAAAAATATAATGTGAATAATCAAGAAACTATGAGACTTAAAATTAAAAAAATATTACACAAAATACAAAATCAATGAGTATAATAATAATGGAATAGGACTATATTTAGGAACACAGGACTGATATTTTGCTGGAGTTTTATTATTATGGCAGTCCCAGGTTTTAAGGGCCACTTACGCAATACTAGCGGTGGCGAATATACTAAGCAAACATATAGTGCAGTTGCACTTGGTTTAACTGATCCAGAAGTTATTTTCACAAGGGCTTTTGGCATTAATGATGCAATACAGTCCAATCAATTAGCTTCGCGTGATACTTTACCCCGTGAACGAAGTGGTGCAGGCACATATAATGCTAAGAAAATTCTTTCAGGTGGAGAATTTGCATATAATGCCGCTAAATATGGTACTTATATTGCTTCTCGTTTAACCAATAAATTGGCAGGCATTAGCAATAATGCATTGTTATTTATGGGTAAGGGTAAGTTACGCAAAATTAATCATGATTTTGCTCATGACTTTGGTGCTAGGATTTTATCAGCATTTAGGGCAAATCTATTTGCTCCATTAGGGCTATTAGATAATGGTCAAAAATTAAAGTCTCGTCGTTTGTGGCTTGATCCCGCTAATCGTAATTCTGCATCTGGGGCCGCTCCAGTAAGCTTAACCACCACCAATATGTTAGATATTGCTGATGGTAATGCAACAGATAAGGCATTCGATAGGGCATCCAAACCAACAAGGGCTATTCCTGGAACACTTGTTGTTCTCATTGACTTTACAGATGCTGATATTGCTACCAGTGGCAATTATCTACAATATAGTCCAATTACCTACGCTTAATTCTTGTATAATTTAGAAAAAGGGGATAGCAATATCCCCTTATTTTTTAAATCGAGGAATTATTATGAGCATGTCCTTACAGGATATAATAAATACTTCATTTATAATATTGCAAATATTTTGCATATTGTTATTGCCACTTATTATATGGATGGTAAAATCAATTATGACGCAAGATAAAGATATTGCATTATTAAAGAAGGAAGTTGATGAAGCATTTCCAGCAAGATTTATCTCCATGGAAAAAAATATTACTAATGTTCAAGAAAATTTAAAACAGTTAACAGAAGATTCTATTTATACGAAGAGTAAAATAGAAAGAATTGAAGAATTATTGGTTGACCTTAAAAAAGAAATTATAAGAGATAGAAAATGAATAAAGATCTAATTGATAGGATTAATGAAGCAAGAAATGAGGATATGGCAAAACATAAATCACTTATGTATATTAGTGAGAATGTATCAATTAGTTGGGATGAAATTATTCAAGCATTAGAAGATAAAAATAAACCTACTATCAGTTCTGCTATATTTAATGAGCAATATGATAATGGGTATGATCAATTTAAATAATTTATAAATTCTAATGAGACAAGACAAAATATCTAATTTTATGCAATTGGCTTTTACAATTGCTAATAGGTCCCCAGACCCAAAAACTAAATGTGGTTCAATAATAACAGATAATCGTGGAAGAATCATAGGATCGGGCTATAATGGAATGCCCCGAGATACTGATGAAGAAGCATTTCCATGGGAACGCGGCGAAGGGCAAGAAGACCCATTATCCAAGTACCCATATGTACACCACGCGGAAAAAAATGCCATTCTAAATTGTGTTGTTACGCCACATTATATTGGCGGTGCAATTTGTTATGTTAATGGCAAATGTTGCTTTAGATGTTTAAATGACCTATGGCAATTTGGAATTCATACAGTATATCAGGGCAATGTATTACCCAGAATGGTTGACGATAATCATAAAAAAATTATTGATCGCATTATATCTAAAACGGGTATTAATATTATCAACGTAGATTGTTCCATATATAATTGGTATGAAGACATCATGAGGCAGCAAAATGAGTATTTTCGACAAGAGAACAGCCTTTAAGCCCTTTGAATATCCTGATGTTATTAAATTTGTGGATGCTATAAATCACAGTTATTGGCTTCACTCGGAATGGAATTTCATTTCTGACATACAGGATTTTAACACAAAATTAAGTGAGAAGGAAAAAAATGCAATAAAAAATGCATTATTGGCCATATCTCAAATAGAGGTTAGTGTTAAAAGCTTTTGGGGCAAATTACATGACACATTACCAAAACCAGAATTTAATGCTGTTGGTGCCACATTTGCGGAATCTGAGTGTTTCGATAACCAAACAGAAGTGTTAACATCTGATGGTTGGATTAAATTTGAGGAATTATCAAATCTTCATGAAGTGGCACAGTATGATATTGATACCAAACACATAACATTTGAAAAGCCACTAGAAGTAATAAAGAAACCATATAATGGAAAAATGCATATTTACCAGGGGAGAAGGACGGACTTATGTGTGACTCCAAACCATGAATTATTACTAATAAATCCACACAGCAAAAAAATCAATAAGAAAAAATCAATAAGCGGTGCTTGGGGAAGAAACTTTTATTATCCTAGCTCTGGATATGGTGTCGGCACATTAGAATTTACAGATATTGACAGATTGTTAATAGCCATTCAGGCCGATGGATCTTTATACGGTGCATGTCCAAGTGGTACTGGTAGAAAAGATTTTTGTTTTGAGTTATCTAAAAATAGAAAAATAAAGAGAATAAAATATATACTTCAAAAACTACAAATAAATTATACAGAATCCATAAGATCTAGTAATAATCATACTATTATTAGTGGTGTATTACCAGATTATATTGATGTGGACAAGATAAAGAACTTTGACTATATTGATGTCACAAAAATATCACCGGAATTTTGTAGGAATTTTATTGAAGAATTATTAAATTGGGATGCCTCATTAAAAACATATTATAATTCAAATGAAAAAGCTGTTGATAAAGTTCAAATCATAGCAACTCTCGGGGGATTTACATGCTCCAAAGGTATCAATAGAACCAAAGAGCAAAACATGTTAAGAAAAAACCCAGACGGAAACATTAGAAAATCATCTAAAACTCAATATTCTGTAAATATAACAAACACAGACAAAATTGTTTATCCACATAGAAAAGAAATAGATTATGATGATATGGTATATTGTGTTACAATGTCCAAGGGAACAGTTGTTACTAGAAGGGGATCTAGTGTTTCTATACAAGGTAATTGTAGACACGAAAGGGCTTATAGCCACTTGTTAGAAGTATTAGATCTTAATCATGATTTTGAGATTCTATTACAGAATCCAGTAATTCAGGGCCGAGTAGATTATTTAACTAAATATCTTAAAGGGGCCGCCGATAATAATAAAGAAGCATATACATTAACACTTACTTTATTTTCCCTTTTCATTGAGAATGTTAGTTTATTCAGCCAATTTGCAATTATTAAATCATTTAACAAATATAAGAATGTGTTGAAGGACATAGACAATGTTGTGCAAGCAACACAACAGGAAGAACAGCTACACGCTAAGTTTGGGGCCTACATTGTTAATCAAATTAAATTAGAGTATCCTGAGTGGTTCGATGAAGAATTTTATGCCAAAATTAAAAGGGCCTGCCACAAAGCTTATGATGCCGAGTCCAAGATTATTGATTGGATTTTTGAATTAGGCGATTTAGAATTTATAACAGCAAAACAAATTAAAGAATTTATTAAGAATAGGTTTAATCTATCATTAGATATGATTGGTTGCGATCCTGTTTTTGATATTGATTCAGAGATTATTAAACAGATGAAATGGTTTGATGAGGAAATATATACTACAAATAATATAGATTTCTTCAATAAGAAAAGTACAAATTATAGTAAAAAGATTGATTCTATTAATTCAGGGGATTTATTTTAATGGATAGCCTACATAGTAAATATCGGTGGTTAACACAAGCATCTTATGATTTTTTAAAACGTGATTATTTATTAGAGGGACAAACTCTAGAGGATCGCGTTAATATCATATGTGAGAACGCACAAAAAATATTAGGTATTGATGGTTTTTCGGCTAAATTAAAATCCTATATAGAAAATGGTTGGATATCATTATCAACCCCTATATGGTGTAATTTTGGGGTGGATCGTGGTCTTCCAATTAGTTGTTTTTCATCGTATGTAGATGATAATATGGAATCCATTTTATATTCTACTGCTGAAGTCGGTATGATGACTAAAAATGGTGGTGGTACATCTGCATATTTTGGTGCTTTGAGACCTAGAGGGGCCACTATTACTAATAATGGAACAAGTTCTGGGCCAGTTCATTTTATGCAAATATTTGAAACATTATTAGGGGTTATTAGTCAGGGTTCATGTAGAAGGGGTAATTTTGCTGCCTATCTTGCTATTGAACATCCAGATATTATGGAATTTTTAAGTTTGCGTAGCGAGGGTAATCCAATTCAGGATATTTCCTTTGGAGTTTGTGTTAGTGATGAGTTCATGAATTCTATGATTGCTGGCGACGAACACAAGAGAAAAGTATGGGCAAGGGTCTTACAAAGAAGGAAAGAGTCTGGATATCCATATATTATGTTCTCAGACACTGTGAATAATAATACTGTTGACATATATAAGGATAAAAATTTACGGATTCATTCATCAAATCTCTGTTCCGAAATTTTATTGCCAACGGATAAAGATAATTCATTTGTTTGTGACTTATCCTCTGTCAATCTTTTATATTATGATGAATGGAAGGATACCGATTTAGTAGAAACAGTAGTTTTCTTATTAGATGCTGTAATGACAGAATTTATTGAGAAGGCAAGTAAAATAAAGTATATGGAAAGGGCTGTTAATTTCGCTAAAAATCATAGGGCCCTTGGCCTCGGTGTGATAGGTTGGCATAGTTATTTACAATCTAATATGATTGCTTATGAAAGTATGAAAGCTAAAAATTTAAATTCTAAAATATTTAAAGATATTAAAACAAAGTCATACGATGCCTCTAAGAAATTAGCGGAAATATACGGTGAGCCAACCCTATTAAGCGGTTATGGTCGTAGAAATACAACATTAATGGCTATTGCCCCTACTAAATCATCTGCTTTTATTATGGGCCAAGCATCTGAATCTACCGAGGTTGAAAAAAGCAATTATTATATCAAAGATTTGGCTAAAATTAAGGTTAGTCATAAAAATCCTTATTTGATAAAAGTATTAGAGGCCCATGGTAAAAATACTGAAATTGTATGGGATTCAATATTAAAAAATAATGGAAGTGTTCAGCATTTAGAATTTTTAACCGAACATGAAAGAAATGTATTTAAAGCTTCTTGGGAAATATCAGTTATGGAAGTTATAATTCAAGCAGCACAACGCCAGAAATATATTGACCAGGGGCAATCATTAAATATTATGATTCATCCCAGCACACCTGCTAAAGAAATTAACACTCTTATGATTGAAGCATGGAAAATGGGCATCAAAACATTATACTATCAATATAGCATGAATGCCGCCCAAGAATTTAATAGGGCACTATTAGAATGTAAGTCCTGCGAAGGATAAAATGATAAATAATCATAGATATCAATATTACGCTAAAGCTATTAATATATCATTAAATGATAATAGTGATAGGCTCATAAACTTAGGTTTATCTAAATATTTAAGTGGTGTACAATCATTTAGTTCATCACTGTCTATTAATCCTATCGATATGGGTGATATTGACTTTAATATATCTAATTCACGCAATAATTGTGATATTAATTTGGAAAGATATATAAGAAAAAGTGGTGATTTTTTTATAACACAGTCTAATTCTATAATTAATGAACTCTTCAAAAATAAGGGATTGGCAATTCCATTTAATATTATAGCAATTTATGGAAATGAAAATGAAGGCCGTGTTTTGAGCGGAAATGTTAATTATACATATGTGTATAAAAATTTTCGAATCACTTCATTGAGATATGATATGTCAATTAGGGGGCCTGGAATTAAAGAATCCATCGGTTGGATAGGAACTGATATATATGTGGATCAGAATCCACAATTGCAATTTCCTAATGCGGCCGAGAATGTAGACCTATTTCATAGAGAAGATTTTATACCAATTTTTTCTCCTTCTAATCATTCTATACTACCAGATTTGGTACATGATTTAATTAATCATCATACTGGGTTAGATGAGCATTATATGGGACTTCAAGATATATCTATATCAATTGATATTCCATATACTGAATTAGTGGATGAGGGAACATGGAATTTGAATAATGCAAATAAATATTATTTAGTTAATGTTCCTATATTAATAGAGACAATATTCACTCTTAATACTAAAAGGGGCACACTAGATAAATATTTTAATAGTAGTCCAGATAGAGACAATAATACAATTAAATTAAATTATGGTAACTTTCAATTTAATATGGGAGATAATAATCGACTAATATCTATGTCAACGAAAGGTGGGGACACTGATGGTTCAATAGAAACATTGGATATTACATATAATAATTTTAATGCATTCAAAATTCAGGGTTTATAATGACAAGAAAAAAACAGCATGATGTAAAAGTAACTGACACAAGAAAAATCTTGAAACCACAAACTAAAAATCAAGCAAGTTATATCAGGGATATTGCAGAAAATGATATAACATTTTGTACGGGGCCAGCGGGAACTGGCAAAACGGCTATTGCTGTTGGTATGGCGTGTGAATATCTATTAGAAGGCAGAATAGAAAAGGTTATTATTACTAGGCCCATCATTGAATCTGGCCGAGGAATTGGGTTTTTACCAGGGTCAGCAATGGAAAAGGTTCACCCGTACATGGTTCCAGTAATAGAAGAAATGGAGGAATATTTAGGAAAAGAGGCATTGCATAGATATAGGTCTACTGATGTTATTCAGGTATGCCCATTAGAATATATGCGTGGTCGTAACTTTCATAATGCCTTCGTAATTTTAGATGAGGCACAAAACTGCACGATTAAACAAATAAAAATGTTTATTACTAGAATCGGAAAAAATTCTAAAGTAGTATTAAATGGTGATATTGATCAAGTAGATTTACCAGAATATTGCAGGGACTCATTTAAGAGATGTATTAATGCTGCTGAAAATATGGAACATATTGCTGTATCATATTTGCGTTATGAGGATATTGTAAGAAGTCATACATATGGTGAGTTACTTAGGGCACTAAATAAATTAGGTGATTAAATGCCAAGATATAGTTTTACTTGTGAAAAATGTGGTCATAACCAGGAGAAATTCTGGTTAATTTCAGAATATGATAATAATCTTAAATCATGTAAATGTGAAAAATGTAAAAGTAGAAAAATATATAGGAATTATCAATCTGATAATATGTACGGATCTGTCAGAGAAGTTAAAACTGTCGGGCAGCTTGCTGAAAGAAATACAAAGAAAATGGGGCGATATGAATTGGAGAATAGATTAAAAGAGGATAAAATTCCAGAAGAGATTGAGAAGCGTAATAAACGCCAAAAACTGAATAAGTTGTCTAAAATGAATGATAAGCAAAAAACAAAGTATATCATGGAAGGGGAATTATGATATCTGATATCCATGATAATATACAGAATAATATAGATGATTACCCTCATAAAGCAGAAGTTACTATATCTATAAAAATATTGTCTGACACACCCAATGGTTTAAGAGCAAGGGATGATTTAGCCAAAGTGGGAATTTTCAATGTTCTTGGCTATAATAAAGATAATTGCCTATCTAAACTAGATGGTGTTATACATTATATTTCTTTAAAATCGGATCATTATCAATGATAGTAAAATATATAGGTATTAATGGGGCCGAATCAGACGAACAACATTCATTCCTAAAGATTGTAGAACAAAATGGAAAAACATTTTATTTTGGTCTAATTTATGAGGGTCTGTTAATTAATCCATATACTGACAGATTTACTCTAAGTAAAAGGATTAAATCTAAATTTGTTAAGATTTCTAAACATGTTTATGATAATTATATGAAATTTCTAGAGACTCAAAAAACTCCACATTTAAATATTGCTAGAAGGGGATTAATAGGATGAAAAGAGGGCCGTTATCAAATAGCGACAAAGACTATATAGCAGCTAATCATAAAAAGAAGCCGTTAGCAACATTAGTTAAAAAATTGCAAAAGTCAGAAAATTTAATTTCTGCTTATATTAATATATTAAATAACCCACCACAACAACAGACATCGGAAGAAAATACTACTGGAAAGCAGACAGTGGTGGATACTTCAAAGTTGTTTATTAATCATCGTGGGGCGACAGTTATGACTCCAAATGCCTCATCTATTTCAGATCAAAATAAATCTGTTAGGAAACCATCTGGTGTAAAATACATGAAAGATTGTGTTTATAAAATAAAGCCTGAAAAAACATGATATGCACAGAAATTAATGAACATATAAAATCACTGATACGCAATATGGAAATATTGTGGTCTGTAAAATTGAATGATGGTACAGAAGTATATTCCGATTATTATATATATGGGCTAGAAAGTCCGTGGATCAGATTGCAAGAATATTGCAACTCTAATAATAAATATATAATTTCTGTACACGTTATAATGTTTGGAAGTGAAAAAATAACATTAATGGAGAATGAAAATGGCCTAGATGGTGTATTTGTTCATCGGGGATCTTCTAAGGAAATTTTAATTAATGATGAATGCGATACTGGTGTATCATATAAACATGTTGTATGTGGTTTATTGAATAATGATACTGGAATTATACACGTTAAAAAATTCTCATGGCCAGAAAACTGTATAGAACCCTTTATCCAGGAAAGAAATTTAACGAAATTAAACTTTGACTTAATGATTTTTAAAAATGACGAAAGAAAAAGAGAAGCTGGAGAAAAATTTCAAATCTCCTAGTACGGGTCAACTATGCACATTACCACAATACATTGCTGAAATTATATGCACACGAAAGTCCGAGAAAGAAAATAAAGGCAATTTAGCATTTAAATTTTGGAATAAGTCGCAGAAAAAACAATATGAAATACAAATCATATGTGCAAATAAATTAATAAAAAAATATGGTAATGAAGCTGTTTTATCTTTTATAAATAATAATAAGCACATATATTCATTGGGTTATTATCAACCACATGCATTTGTAGAAGAACTAATACAAGCTGAAGTTGAAAAAATAGCTAATAAAATAGTTGAACATAATATTACAATAATTGATCAACCAACTGATATAAAGCCAGTTAAAAAGCTGGCAAAGAAAAATATATTTTCACAAATGAAAAGGATAGAAAATGGCGAAAGTGAAAAAAACTGATGATGTTTCAGAATTAGCAAAATATTGTAAAGATATTACTAAGAAATATGGAAATATTATAAAGACTGGTGCCGAATTACTAGAAGAGAGAAAAGATTATCAAACCATTAGTATTAGTCCCTTAGCAGATATGTCGCTAGGTGGTGGTATTAAAGAGGGTTCTTGGTTGATTTTAAGTGGCCCACCTAAAACAGGTAAGACAACATTAGCTATGCAATTGGCATATATATACCAGCAGCTTGGACGCAATATTATTTATGTTAATGCAGAAGGGCGTCTTAAAGAAATGAACTTTGAAATTGAGGGATTAGACCCCGCAAAGATGACAATTATCACGGCCGAAAACGAACCTATACCGGCCGAAGACTATTTACAAATTGTTTATAATCTAGTATCGCTGAAAGAAAATGAGGGGTGTTTATGTATCATTGACTCAGTATCATCTTTAATACCATCTAGGGACCTAGAAGAAGATGTTACTGGAAGTCAGAGGCCCACATTACCAAAAATTTTATCTAATTTTACTAAAAAAATGGGCCAAATAGTTCCAAATCAAAGGGCCATAATTGTATTGATTACACACGTTATCGCCAATACGAGTGGATATGGTGCAAGCAGAATGGCCGATTCAGGATGTAAAATTCAATTTCAATCAGATACTAGATTAGAGGTAAAATCAATTGCCCCATGGATGCAGGGCGATGAACAGATAGGTCAGAGTGTAACATGGAAAGTGTTTTGGTCGTCTGTTGGTTCTCCGGGCCATGAATTCCAAAATTGGATCAGATATGGGCATGGTATAGATAATATTCAAGAAATTTTAATGATAGGTCAGGAGGCCGGTTTAATTAGTCAGGCCCTTTCATGGTTTACATGTAATTTTATGCTTGATAATCCAGATCTTATCATAAAGATAAATGGAATAGAAAAATCAGAGGCTGCCAAGATAAAAGAAGATCCAGAAAAAATTCTTAAATTGTGCAAGTTTCAGGGGATAGAAAAGGTCTATAATTTTCTCAAGGATAATCCATTAGCGTATACTTTACTACAAGATAAAATAAAAGAAATGTTATGTTAGTATACGGACTAGATGGTAAAGAATATAAAATGACTATGAGATGTAAAACCTATAATGAGGAAAGTAAATCTAGTTATCATAAAAGGGCTAGAATCTTATTAAAGGATGTATATCCATTTGATACTATTAGAGAAGAGATTTTATTACCGGGCACGAAAACAACATTTAATAAGTTAGATCTATTTGCTGATTTTTTTATTCCTTCTCGTCGAATGATTATTGAGGTAAATGGCAGTCAACATTCCACATATAATAGATTTTTCCATCGCAATAAATTAAATTTTCTTAAAGCAAAGCATAGAGATGCTGTTAAGAAGCAGTGGTGCGATCTAAATAAAATAGAATTAATTGAATTTAATTATAATGAGTCAATTGATGAATGGAGAACAAAACTTGGAAATTGATGATTTTTTTGCACTTATTGATAAATGGTGTGAGAATAATTTACTGAATATAAATCCCAACATAGATCAGGATATATTGAATGAAATATTTAATATTGACGATATATCAAATTTACCAATTGATGAGTTAAATAATATTATATTTCGTTTAACTAAATTCTTGTATCATATTCAGGGTGTCTATAATAGAGAAAGGGCTATTTCTAATTATGCATCATTATCAATATATGAAATCATATGTGATATTGACTTATCAGACAATGATAAATATTTAAAAGCAGAAGAAAAATATGCAAAAAAAATAAACATGTCTGAATTTACTAAAAAGTTATATAAATTATATGTAAATGCTAATAGTAAGGTTATTCTATTAGAATCTAGAATAAATACTATTGAGAAAATGATTGAGACTATTTCAAATATTAATAGAAGGAAGGTTTTTAAAAATGACAATTAACTTAGTTGAACTATTAGATTTGGCAGTTAAAACAAATAACGAAGAATTGGCCACTTGGATTAAAAATCAGTTGGCATCTAATCAACCAACTATTACAAAGAAAAGGGCTGGTCGGCCTCCAAAGAAAGTTGCGGACGTTCAGCAGGTTAAACCAAATAAACTCAAGACTGTCAAGAAATCCGTATCTAAAGCAAGTGACCAGACTAATACAGCTACTCAAAAAGTATCTAGAATTATTGATTTAGAACAATTTAAGACAAATACAGTATCGAAAAAAAGGTCTACTCCAATTAGGGGAACAGGACAAAATTTATGGCAGGATGATGGAATAGCAGAAAAGAATGAACTAAATGTTACACCAAATATTCCCCCGGTAAAAAGAGAACGGGAAAAATATAGTTTAAAAAGAATCGAATGTACTTCATGTAAAAATCAAATTAGTGTAAAACCAATACATGTAAGGGAAAATTTTATTTGTGATGAGTGTATTATTAAAAAGGGTCGAGTTCGTGAATAGTTCAGAAAGAGTTTATAATAGAATTTATAATTTACAAGAATCAATTTTTCAGCTTAATATTAGGCAAGAAACCGAATTATCGGAAAGCGAAATATGCAAAATAGAAAAGCGTAAAAAGAAATTACAGAAAGAAATAGATAAGCTATACAAAAAACTCAATAATACAGAATCATAATGCACGCATTAGATTGGATTGGATATATAATTGAATGGATAGGTAATTTTATCCCCAGAATAGCACATATAAAGAAAACACATAAGGGTGTAATGTACACTCGATCTGGTGCTAAAATTGTTGATGCTGGAATGCATGTTTATTTGCCCTTATGGACATCATTAGAATTATATCCAATAAAAAGGCAAACATTAAATATACCGCCGCAAACACTAACTACTAAAAATGGTGAAACTTTATTAGTAGCTGTTGCCGTAATATATTATATTAATGATGTATATAGGGCATTAGTTGGTACATACGAATTGCAAGATACAATCAGTGATATTTGTCAGCAATCAGTTAAATATTGTATATTGCAACATTCTTTTGATGAAATTATTCAAAATCAAGAAGAAATTGATGAAGAAATATGTGCGGATATATTATCATCCGTAATAGACTATGGCGTTGGAATTGAAAATGCATTTATTACAGATATAGCCAAAGTCAAAGTATTAAAAATTGTATCTTCTAACAACAATATTATAAATTAAGATAAATAATGAAAGATTTAGCTATAGAAAGGGCCATGCTGGCCTCATTGTGTCAATATGGACATGATGTTTTATTAGATTGTAGTTTTTTAACATCTGATCATTTTAATGAAAATAATCAAATATTATTTCATTGTATTAAATCCTGCCTAGATAGTGGTATGAATGTAGATATTACATCTATACTATCAAAAGCACAGGATCTAGGATATGATAAAATAATATGCACAGAGGATGAAGTATCATATATAAGATCATTATTTAATTTGCCAGTTGTTAAGAAAAACATTCCATATTATTATGAAAAGCTAATTAAGATAGATATTGCTCAAAAATTAAGGCAAAAATTAAAAAGGTCTTTAGAAGAAGTCGATAATATTAATGGTACTGAATCTATTAATGATATATTAGGTATTATAGAAAGGCCATTCTTTGAAATAACAAGTGAACTTCATAATACAAGTAATAATGTAGAATCAATAGGCAGCGATATATATGAGTATATTGAAAAACTAAAAGATAATGATGGGGCCCCTATTGGAATACCATCACCTTTTGCTGCTTATAATCAAGCTATAGGAGGCGGCCATAGAAGAAAGTGTGTAGATTTGATTGGGGCCAGAAGTAAGGTTGGTAAAAGTCTATATGCTAACGCTACAGCATTACATGTTGCTAAAAATTTGGGAATTCCTGTGTTATATTTAGATACGGAAATGGATAAGCAGGATCAACAAACACGTATTTTAGCAAACTTAGCAGAAATTACCATGGATGATTTAACTACTGGTAAATTTGCGGAAAGTGACGATGCACTCAATAGAATTGACAATGCTGCCAAAACATTAGAAAAAATACCCTACCATTATATTAATATTTCTGGACAAAGTTTTGATACTATATTATCTATAATGAGAAGGTGGATTCATCAACATGTGGGAGTAAATGATGAAGGGTCTACTAATGATTGTTTAATAATTTATGACTATTTGAAATTAATGAGTTCTGATTCTATTAGTGATAATTTACAAGAATATCAGGCTCTAGGATTTCAAATTACAGCATTGCATAATTTTTGCGTCAAATATGATGTACCCTGTTTAACATTCGTCCAATTAAATAGAGACGGAATCACTAAGAAAAGCACTGACGTAATATCGGGATCTGATAGGATTTTATGGTTATGCACATCTTTTTCTATTTTCAGCATAAAAAGTGATGAAGAACAGGCAGATGATAGGGCCAAGGGCATGAAAAAACCATTTAATAGAAAATTAGATCCTATTGTAGCAAGACATGGTGGATGTATGGATGAGGGTGATTATATTAATATTATGATGGATGGACAATATGGGCGATTGACTCAGGGCCCAACTAGGAATAATCTAGAATCATTTATAAGGGAAAAAGACAAGGGTTTTGTACATGATAAGCAACAACCAAATTTCTCTAATATCTAAAAAATTAATTGAAAATTTAAATATTATATTGGAACATTTTGAGATAGAATATAGCGAAACTAATACGAGGTTCTTTTTCTCATGCCCAGCACATAACGGAGATAATAATAATGCCTGCACAATATATAAAAATACAGGGGTATGGAATTGCCATACGGCATTGTGTCATGAAAAATACAAAAAAACTATAATAGGTTTTATTAGGGGCGTATTATGTTCTCGATTAGACAAAGATATAAGTTTTTTGGATTCTGTATCTTATGGGGCTAATCTTGTTGGATTAGATATAAAAAGTGACATAGATTTAGTAGATTTTAATAAGCAGCAGAAACTAGCCAACTATAATAAATTATATGATATTTTCATGAAAACAAATGATGGTGTCGGAGAGCCAATACATGATAATATATTAGAAGTGATAAAAATACCATCGGCATATTACATAAGAAGGGGTTATACAGAGGCTATTCTAAGAAAATTTAATGTTGGTGATTGTTATGATAGATCTAACCCAATGTTTAATAGGGCCGTTGTCCCTATATATGATGTTAATAAAAATTATGTTGGATGTTCTGCTAGGGCCACCACAGAAGGTTATAAGCCAAAATGGAAAAATACAGAAGGTATGCTAAAAACCAATTATATTTATGGTTTAGATCAAGCATATGATGAAATTAAAAGAACTGGTGTTATTTTCCTTGTAGAGGGGCCCGGAGATTTGTGGAGAATGCATGAAGCAAACTATAATAACACTGGGGCTTTATTCGGTGTCGCACTAACGGAGGCTCAACTAATTTTATTAGAAAGCCTTCCAATTTCTGATATTATATTAGCTACAGATTCTGATAAGGCGGGTAATGAAGCGGCCGAAAAAATTAAAAAACAACTTCAAAGAAAATTTAATGTAAGAAGACTTTTGACAAACTATAAAGATATCGGCGAAAATCAATCTGATAAATTAAAGGAGATAATTGATAAAGTATGGTTAAAATTTTAGCTTTTGCTGGGGCGAAACAATCGGGCAAAAATACATGTAGTAATTTTCTGCATGGATTCCAATTAAAATCTTATAATGTTATAGATAATTTCTATATTCTTAATGATGGACAATTAATAACAGAAAATAAAATTGATGGAAATACCTCTCAAAAGGGCCTGCTTGATGTAAATAGAAAAGATGATGAATTTAGTGAATGGGCTTCGGAAGATATGTGGCCCCTAATTAAAAACTATTCATTTGCTGATGCATTAAAATCACTCTGTATACACTTATTTAATATCCCTTATAATTGTGTTTATGGCACTGATGAAGAAAAAAACACTATTATACCGTGGCTATTATGGGAAAATATGCCTGGAATATTGGCTTGTGAAAATCATAATTTAACAGATGAGCAATTAGCCTTATCGGGTTTGCAATATCATAAATCAGGTCCAATGACTGCCAGAGAATTTATGCAATTTTTTGGTACTGATATTATGAGGAAAATGTATGAAAATATTTGGTGTGATAAACTAATTAAGGACATTAAAAGCGAAGATCCTGGCATTGCCGTTATTTCAGATTGTAGATTTCGTAATGAATGCGAATATATCAAATCACATGGTGGCAAAATTATTCATTTGACTCGACGACCATTTCAAGACGGCCATAAGAGTGAAAATGATTTAGTTGGTTATAATGGATTTGATGGTGTTATAGATAATGAAAATATGAATATTGGTGATTCTTGCGATGAATTATTAAAAATTATTCAATCATGGGGGTGGATGGGATGCTAGTACCATTCTTTCGTTCTTCTAGCCTATCCCAAATTAAATACTGTGAGATGAGCTACTTTATTACTTATAATTTAGGATATCAACAGGAGACACAAAAAAAAGCTAATTTAGGCACTATAACCCATAAAGTATTTGAGATATTAGCATCATGTAAAAAGAAAACTCAGGATAAAGTTACTCCACGCATGTCGATTATGGATGATGAGTTGGGTAAAATAAGTTTCACAATTTCATCACTGTATACATACGACTTTGTATTAGATTTATTGAAAAGATCTTTTGATCACTATTCCAAAGCACACGTTGGAACAGAATATAGTGATGAAGATTATAAATTTTGCCTGAATATGGTTAATAATGGCATTTTACATGCTAATGGGTTATTTGATCCCAGAAATAGAAATATAGTTGCCACAGAGCCAAAATTCGATATAACAATAGAAGAAGATTGGGCTAAATTTAAGATAGACGGAGAGGAAAAATATTTATCGATTAAGGGATCTATCGATTTAGTAACTAAAATAAATGATGATACTATTGAAATGATAGATTGGAAAGCATTACCTGTGGAAACACCTATACCAACTAGGTATGGATGGACCACAATGGGTGATATTACTATTGGTGAAATAATCTTTGATAAAGATGGCAAGCAAACTAGGGTTATAGGTAAATCAACACCTAAGTATAATTATTGTTATAAATTTATATTTGATGATACAACCGAAGTTATATCTGATGAAGATCATATATGGCACATGAGTAATGGAATAAATAAAACCACAAAAGAAATAATTCCTGGTGATCAAATATCAGTAACAAAACCATTAGAAATTGAAGATACTGATCTACCTATAGACCCATATGTACTTGGATATTGGCTTGGAAATGGTAGAAATAGATGCGGTGCAATTACATCATCTGATGATTTTGTATTTGATGAGATTGAAAGACGCGGATATACTCTTGGTTGGGACACAGAGAAGGACAATGATAAAATTAAGACTAGAACAGTAATTGGGCTTACAACAAAACTCAGATCATTGAGTCTTTTGCACAACAAACATATTCCTATGATATATCTTCGAGCATCATTTAGGCAAAGACTAGATTTGCTTAGAGGTTTAATGGATTCTGATGGGAATGCTAATCCCGCTAGAAAGCAAGCTGTTTTTACATCAACCGAGAAGACTTTATCAAACGATGTCATGCAGCTTTTATTAGGGCTTGGCCAAAGAGTAAATCAGGGTGATATTACAAGATCAACTAATTTTTCAGAGAATGTACAGGTATATCCTCTACATTTTCGCCCACAACATAATATTAACCCATTCTTGCTTCCAAGAAAAGCAGATAAAATTAACCTAGAATGGGGGCCCGGAAAATCTAACGTTAGAAGGATAAAAAACATAGAAAAGCTTAATGTTATTAGAAAGGTGCAATGTATTATGGTTGATAGTCCATCTAATACATATTTATGCACACATAATATGATCCCAACACATAATACTGGTCAAAGAAAAAATTGGGCCACAGGGAAAATTAAAACATATGAAGATTTGCATGATGACATACAATTACTTCTTTATCATTATGCTATTAGAAAATTATATCCAGAATATAAGCAAATTATACCTAGTATTTTCTTTCTAAGGGACGGTGGCCCATTTAGTTTATGCTTTGATGAAAGGGATGATGAGAAATTTATTAAGAAACTAAGAGAAAATTTTGAATATATAACCAATAATAAGATGCCGAAACCAATTAATAATTGGAGGAATGATTTTAGGTGTCAAAAACTATGTACATTCTATAAAAATAAGTGGGATGGCACTAATACAAGGATGTGTAATTATGTTGAAAATCATATTAAAACATATGGTATAGATGTTACACAAAAGCAATTAAAGAAAGAAGATTTTACATTGGGATATTATGCAGCACCAGGGCAAGTGAGTAAATAAATGAAAGAATTAACATTAGAAGAAAAATCAGTAAATTATGATACGTTTCGCCACATTGAAAGGGTTAGAAATTTAATAAATACATGTATTAGGAATCTGTTAACCAGGGCCGAAAAACATGACCAATCTAAACTTGAAGATCCAGAAGTTTCTTATTTTTTAAAATATACAGCACTCTTAAAGACATGTACATATAATAGTGATCAATATAAATCTTATTTACAAGAGATGAAACCAGCATTAGATCATCATTATGCTAATAATTCTCATCATCCAGAGCACTATAAGGATGGAATTAATGATATGAATTTATTAGATTTAATGGAGATGTTATGTGATTGGAAAGCTGCCAGCGAGAGACATAATGACGGAAATATTCGTAAATCAATAGAAGTCAATGTACAACGATTTGGAATATCGCCACAATTAACACGCATTTTAGAAAATACAGTAGATTTATTATCATGATTATAGCAGGTACGGGCCATAGACCAAAATATTGCCCATGTAAATACAATGAATCCCATCCATGGCTGGCGGAATTAAAAAATAAACTACGTCTAGCTTTGGATGAAGTACGCCCAGTCGCTATAATTAGTGGCATGGCGATTGGTTGGGACACTTGGTTGGCGGAAGTCTCCCTTAGTTCAAATATCCCACTTCATTGTTACGTGCCATTCAAGGGCCAGGGCAAAACTTGGCCCAGTGCCTCATATAAAAAATATTTAGATATTTTAGATAGGGCGGCACTAGTTAAGCACACATCTGAAAATTATACACCAGATTGTTTTTTTGTGCGTGATAAAGCAATGATTGACGATTGTTCTATTGTTTTTTCACTTCTTGACCCATCTATCAATAGTGGTGGGACATATTATACAGTTCAATACGCTAAAGAAAAGAATAAACCTATTACAAATTTTTGGTTCTAATATATGAGTAAATTAAATCGTGGTTTGCCAATCATAATATATGATTTCGAAACAACAGGTAAAAATCCTTACACATGTCAGGTAACACAAATTGCAGCTATTGTTATAGATGGTATGTCATTAACTCCTAAAGATGGGGGCATATTTAATACAGAGGTATGTCCCATTTTTGACGATGACAAGGCTATTGCTGCGGGGTATGGGCCCGTAGAACAAGAGGCCCTAAATATTACTAGAAAAACTAGAGAGGGCCTAGAAGGGGCACCTGATATTAAGATTGCCTGGAAAAACTTTCGAGATTTTTGTAAAAGATTTTCAAGGGGCTCAGATTCATACAATGCACCCATTTCTGCTGGATATAATATTAATGGATATGATGCAATTATTGTAAAAAGACTATGTGATAAATATGGGCCCGTAGATAAAAATGGACGCCCATCCATATTCAATGCACTATTTAAATATGATGTAATGGATATGGTATATTCATGGCTTGAATTTTCAGATTCTTCTGAATTATCTGGAATTAGTTTAGTTAAAGTATGTGAGTTTTTAGGAATACCTAGTGAACATACCGATTTAGCACATGATGCATTAGTTGATGTTAAAAATACCGCTAATATACTTATTAGATTTTTAAAATATCAACGAGAATTATCACGTAATACAAAGTTTAAGAATAGTTTTGAGAATGGGGTATTTTATGTTTAATTTAAATATTGAAGATTGTAAATCACAGATTGGTCAAGACGTATGGATAACTAAAAAATTAAATGAAATGGATTTTAATCCAAATGATTTTTACTTTGTTGATATTGGTGCTTATGATGGTTTGCACCTATCCAACACGTATGCATTTGAAAAAAATCTAGGGGCAAAGGGAGTGTGCGTAGAATGTAATCCACTTATGATCCAAGGGTTTAAATATAATAGACCAAATTCTGATTTATGCACTAAGGCCATTTATACAGAAAGCGGACATAAATTAAAGTTTTCACTAAATGATTGCAATTCGTGCATTGATAATAATGGAGATTATGAAGTAGAGACCATAAGTATTAATGATTTATTAACAACATATAACGCCCCTCGAAATATAACATATATTAATTTAGATATTGAGGGATTAGAACCAGAAATTCTTGCCACTTTTGATTTTAGTAAATGGAATGTTTTAACATGGACAATTGAACATAATCATGTAGAAGCAAATAAGAATAAAATATTAGATATTCTACTCAAGCATAATTATATGGTTAAATTACATGAATGGGATATCTTTGCCTACAAAGATTTCTTAGAGCCCATTTATTATGTTGATGGTGTCCGCGTAAAATAATAAGGAAAAAAATAATGAAAGAAATTAAGTGGGCCCCAAACCATATGCACTCTAGTTATAGTTTGTTAGATGGTTTTGCTAAACCAGCAGACATTGCTAAAAGATGTAAAGAATATGGATATAAATCGGCGGCTATAACAGACCATGGAAATATAGCTGGGTGTGTTCAACATTTTACAGCCTGTAAAAAAGAGGGCATTAAACCAATATTGGGTTGTGAATTCTATTTTAGTAAGGACGCGGGCCTTAGAGATTCTACCAATAAAGAGTTGAGCCACGTTGTAATATTATCTAAAAATTTGAATGGATGGAATGAATTGATAGGGTGTGTTTCTGAAAGTAACTTGCCGGAAAATTTTTACTTTAAGCCGCGTATTGATTATACTATCATGAAAAAATTTCTTGGTAACAATAATCACATATGTATTACGGGACACCCAGGAACAGAACTATCAAATGCCTTATTTGAAGATATGAAATTCTATAGATCAAAATCTGTAGAAGATGCTAGAAAATTTATAAAGCCAAACTGGAAAGAATGTGCCTTAGAAGTGATAGAAAAACACCTAGAAATATTTGGTGATAATCTCTATATTGAAATTCAGCTTATTGATAAAGATAATTTACCAGCTAGTCTTGTAATAGCCGAATGTTTAAGAGAGATTGTTGCCGAGTCTAATGGTAAATTAAAGCCAATAGCTACTGCTGATAGTCACTATGTAGATAGAAAAGATGCTGAATCACAAAGGATTTTGTTAGCATCGGCCCTGAATAAAACAATTCCTGGTATAATGAATGATTTAAGAAATAATATTGATGTTCCTCTAGGAACATTCTTTATTTCAGATAATTATCATATACCTACGCTGGGTGAAATGATAGAAAATCACACCGTGGAAGAATTATTAAATGCATATTTAGCTGCTGAATCTTGCGAAGAGTATGATATTACGAACGCACCGCTTCTACCAAAATTTAATGTTGATGATGAATTTACATATCTTTCTGAATTATGTAATAAGGGATGGAAAAATAAGATTGAGCATTTATTGACGGATGAAAATCGCCACATATATAAGGAAAGACTAGATAGGGAATTAGGAGTCATTCAAGAGGCGGGACTTTCTGGTTATTTCCTTATTGTTCAAGACATTATGGAATTTGTTAGGTCTAAAAATTGGATTCCTACAACACCGGGCAGAGGATGTTTTTTACCAGATACTAATGTAAAAATGTCAAATGGATCATATTGTCCAATATCAATGATTGAGTCAGGAGATAAAGTAATAGATTGTTACAAAAATGAACAAGAAGTATATGCAACATTAGAATATGACATTGATGAGGATATTATAGAAATTGAATTTATTAATAATAAAATAGTGAGATGTACAAAAGATCATAAATTTTTAACAAAAAATCGTGGATGGGTACAAGCTCAATATCTTAATGATGAAGATGATATTGTTGAGGTTTAAAAATAAAGAACCTCGACATGGAAATTTGTGAGTATAAATATATGTATATATATGCTTCACAAACTTTCGAAATGGATAAATAATGGGCTCAATATCGTTAAATGATTTTAGATTATTAAATTATAATTCAAATGGTATATCAAATTTTAAACTAATAAATGGAATATGTACTAAATGTAATTCTGATTTTTCGTATTCTACAATATATAAATTTATTAGAAATAGAATAAATAAAATAAATAAAAAACACTTATGGGATACGTGTCAAAAATGTTGGCATTTAATTAATACTGTTGAAGATCAATACTGGATGGAAAACAATTCAAAAATCCAGTCAAAAATACAGTCTTCCGAGGAACAAAAAAGAAAAAATTCTATAGGTGTTTCTAAATCGTGGACACATGATAGAAGGAAAAAAACTTCTGAATGGTTAAAAGAAAGATGGAAAAATGATGACAAATTTCGTAAAAAGGCATTAAATAATTTACAATGGACACAAATTAATGATAATAGGCGAGATAAAATATTAAAAGGAAGTTTAGGAAAGGGTGGTCTCAAAGGAATATATAATGATATATATTATGATAGTGCGTTAGAATTATCTTACATTTTATATTGTATAGATAATCAAATTGAAATTATAAGATATAATATACAACCTATACATTATTTAGATGAAAATAAGAAAGATAGGGTATATATTCCAGATTTTATAATAAATAATGATACAATTATAGAAATTAAAGGATATGGAATATATTATCAAAAAAACTATGAGAGATCGATATTAAAAATTGAATCATTAAAATCATGGTCTAGTAAAAATGGATTTAAATATCAAATAATATTTAATACAGAAGACATATTAAAAAAAAACTATAAAAAGGCTAGAAAAATACATCATGAAAATAAAAACAAAAAAGATTTTTAGATACAGTGGAAAGGTATATGATCTATCTGTTGAAAATACAAGTTGTTATAATGTAGAGGGTTTAGGAGTTCATAATTCTGCTGCTGGATGTCTAATATCATATTTAATCGGAATTACTAATATTGATCCATTAAAGCACGATTTGATTTTCGAGCGATTTTATTCGGCGGCAAGAAAAGGTAGTTTGCCAGATATTGATCTTGATGTGCCCGCAGAGCATAGAGAGGATGTGATCGAATACATTAAGCAAAAGTATGGAAATGAAAATGTATCACAAATGGTCACATTTAATAGTTTGATGGGTAGATCTGCATTAAAAGAGGTACTAAAGGTTTATAATGCTGTATCATTTATAGAAATGAATGAAATGACTAAGGATATACCAAATGAAGCTTCTATTGCTGACGACCTACAAGAAAGTGGCGAAACATCTATCATTATGTGGGCCCTGAAAAATCGTGCCTCTAAACTTGAGAAGTGGTGTAAAATAGATGAGCAGGGTAATTTAACTGGGGATTGTGCCGATTATTTTAGAATGGCAATTAATATAGAGGGCACAAAAAAATCACAAGCTAAACATGCGGCCGGTATTATTATTTCGGCTTCTCCATTAAAAAATGTTTGCCCAATGGTAAGGGATAAAGAGGGGCTCCCAGTAGCTGGTTTTGAAATGAATGATTTGGAACTATTGGGCCATGTTAAGTTCGATATATTGGGTGTAGATATTCTAAGTAAAATTATTAAAATATGTGAAAGATGCAATATTAGTATTGATGAAATGCATAAATTTAATGATAAAAAAACATGGGACCTTATTAGTAGTGGTGATGTAATTGGCATATTCCAATTAGAAAAGCAAAAGCGTTGGGCAAAGAAACTCAAGCCGCAAACTATTGAGCATCTTTCTGCCCTTATTGCTATTATTAGGCCGGGAGTTGCTGATGTTATTGTCGATGGCAAATCTATGACCGAACACTATATTGATAGAAAAAATGGTGATGAAGATATTACATATGAATTTCCATGTCTAGAGCCCATACTAGAAAATACATATGGTATTATGATTTATCAAGAGCAGGCATTAAGAATAGCATCGGAAATCGCAGGTTTTAATTTAAAAGAGGCAGATGCACTTAGAAAAGCAATCGGCAAGAAATTAGTTGATAAAATGGCCGAGTTGAAAACAAAATTTATTGATGGATGTGTTAATAATGAAAAGCTAAACCTAGAAGACTCCACAAGATTATTCGAGTGGATTGAGAAGTCTCAAAAATATCTGTTTAATGCAAGCCATAGTTTTTCTTATGCTTATAATGCTTATTATTCGGCATTTTGTAAGGCAAATAATATATATGATAGGTATCCAGTATTTTATGAGATTTATTTAGAGCATAGCAAAAGAAAGCAAGATTCACTTCATGAAATTAGGTCTATGGTAAATAATGCAAAATTAAATGGATTTGAAGTTAGGGCTCCTGACTTATGTAATTTTAATTTAAGCTTTACACTTTCAGAAGATTTATCTACGATTTATTTTGGTGTATCGAGTGTTAAGGATGTTGGAGAAAAAGAATGTAGTAAAATACTAAATATATTTAATGAATTAGAAGATTCATGCAATATGAATTGGATGCAAGTTTTAACACAAATATGTGATAAGATTAATAAAAAAGCAGTTGAAGCTCTCATATCTGTAGGGGCCCTTAATGGTCCAAAAAATAAGGTTTCAAGATTAAAAATGCTTTATGAGTATGGTTTTTGGAGAGAACTAACGAAAAATGAACAGAAATTCATTAAAGAAAATATGATAAATGGATCTTTAAAAGATAATGTAAAGAATTTAATAAATAATGCAAAAATACAAGCTAAAAGATTATCTGCTGTAACATCTATTTATAAATCTCTTGAATCGCCACCTTATGGTATATCTGATAATATAGAAATTATATCTCAATTAGAATCTAAATATTTAGGAATATCACTTTCATGTGCAAAGAGTGATTTTTTAATACCGGAAGTAAATACTACATGTAGAGAGGTGGCATTAAATTCTTGTAGGAATTATGATATTAGTATAGGTGTTGAAATTAAATCATATCATGAGCACATTATAAACAATAAGAATAGTAAAAATCATGGATTAACGATGGCATTTCTATCATGTGAAGATAACACTGGTGTTTTGGATAATATAATATTATTTCCTGAAGAATATAATCGTTTTAAAGATTTGCTTTTTGATGGAAATACAATTATAATTGTTGGTGACGCTTCAAAAAATCGCGATGGCTCACTTATTGTAAAAAATATGATATCTACTATATAGGGGATTTTAATGAATAATTGTATATTTTCTGGATATGTATATGAAAAACCAGAATTACAAATGGTTGACGGTGTTAGCTATTGTAACTTTTCTCTACTAGTCAACGAGGAAAGAAAGGGTAATAAAATAGAAACTATTATAGATTGTGAAATTTGGGATTCTGGAGCGGAAGCATTTGTTAATCTAGCTAACGGTGGGGATGAGGTATTCATTGAATCATCTGCTCGCAATACAGAATTTGATGAAGAAGAATATGTTATATTCCGTGTAAATAAATTTAAGATCATTTTTGGAAATAATAAATGAAAAAAAGAATATTGATGGTATCAGAATCTTCTGTGCTATCTAGTGGTTATGCTATATACACGTATGAATTATTGAAAAGACTTAATGAAATTGAAGATTTTGAAATTGCAGAACTAGCCTGCTTTGTGGATCATGATGATCATAGATTGAAACATATTCCATGGAAAGTTTATGTTAATAAACCTCCGGAAAATTCACCACAATATAATATATATAAGTCGGAAAAGTCATATGAATTTGGGGAATTTACATTTAATGATGTGTGTCTTGATTTTCAGCCTACGCATGTAATAGATATTCGAGATTTCTGGATGTTCGCCTATCAGGGGCATTCTCCATATCGTGATCATTACAATTGGCTTATTATGCCTACAGTAGATGCACATCCACAAAATAAAGAATGGATTGATTATTTTAAATGTGCCGATGGTGTATTAACATATTCTGAATTTGGTAGGACAACATTATCAAAACAATGCCCATCAATTAATTTAAAGGGTGTGGCATCTCCAGCGGCGAATAGTTGTTTTAAGCCAATGGATAAGCGTATTATACGTGATAAATTTAATATTGCGGAAGATGCTTTTATTATAGGCACTGTAATGCGTAATCAAAGGCGTAAACTTTTTCCGGATTTATTTCGTTCATTTGATAGGCTTTTATCAGAATCAAAGTCCAAAAATTTATATTTATATTGCCATACTGGCTTTCCAGATGTTGGGTGGTCAATTCCAGAATTATTAATTGAATACAATTTATCTGATAAGGTACTATTTACATATAAGTGTGATAATTGCCAACATATTGAAAGTTGTTTCTTTCATGATGCTATTAAACAATGTAAAAAGTGCAAAACACTATCTTCTAAATTATCTTGCACATCATTTCCTATTCAGGATTCAGAATTAGCTGAAATATATAATATATTTGATGTTTATGTTCAGTTGGCGAATAGTGAGGGATTTGGTATGCCGGTTGTTGAGGCCGCATCATGTGGTTTACCAATTATTGCTACATATTATTCAGCAATGCAATCAACTATTGATAATCTAGATCAATTCGGTGTTTCTATCAAACACTATACCAAGGAAATAGAAACAGGCTGTTTAAGGGCGGCCCCCGAGATTAATGAACTTAATTCTTATTTACATACCCTTATGACAGATACTGTTATTTATAATGATTATAAATTTAGAGCACTCGATAATAAGGCCCTATATAATTGGGACAGGACTGCTAAAGTTTGGGAAAATGCAATAAGATCTACTAATAATAAGAAATTACCGTGGAATAGTAGGCCCCAAATACATGAGCCATCACCGCTCTTAGATATTCCAGATCCGTTAAACCAAGCTAATTTTCTTATCATAGAAGTTTTAGGAAAGCCAGATTGGATTGGATCATTTATATGGCAAAGATTAGTCAATGATCTCACGTATAAATCAAGGATAGGTAATATGAACCAGGGTTTCTATTTTAATGAAGATTATATTAAAGATCACACATTTAGGCAGCCATTTAGTTTTACCGATGCTTATAATGAATGTGTTGGTATTAGAAACTATTATAATCAATGCGAAATGAAAAGGTGCCAAAATTATGAATAAAAAACCAAAAGTTTTATATATAGGTAATTATAATGATGGCACTGGATGGGGAAATGCCGCACTAAATAATATATTATCTATGCATTCAGCAGGTATTAATGTTGTTCCAAGGTCAATTACATATAATAATAATAAACAATGTAATAACATTACAATATCAGAATTAGAAATGTCTAATAATATTATGGATGTTGATGTATGTATACAACATGTCTTGCCTCAATTATATATTTATAAAAATGGAATGAAAAATATAGGATATTATGAAATAGAAACTCTGTATATAGATAGTGAAATTTATAATTATCTGGAATTAATGGATGAAATATGGGTTGCTAATGTAGATTCTTATATTGCATGTTGTGGTGCGGGTTTACTCCCATCTAAGGTAAAAATTATTCCACATTCGATTGATATGGATTATATAACAAATCATCAATCATCATTGCAAATTAAGGAATTAAAAAACTCATTTAATTTTATGTTTGTTGGTGAGTTTATAACGAGAAAAAATATAAAAGCATTGCTTAAAGCCTATTATTTGGGATTTGATCAGCGTGTGCAAAATGTAAATTTATTTTTGAAATTAAATGGTCCTACGCCCAATATTAATTATAATATAAAGCTATATAATGACATGGACCAAATAGTAAGAGATGAACTGCATTTGGATTATTACAATAACGTAAGCGTAATGTTTGATTACCTAAATAAAGATGATTTATTATCTGTTATGAAACAATGCCATGCATTTGTGTGCCCAAGCTATGGAGAGTCATGCTGTATACCCGCCATGGAATCTTTAGCTATGGGAATTCCATCAATATGGACAAGTGGCATTGGCATTGGTGATTATGGGGTAGGTATTCCTGTTAATTCTACTGAAGAACCATGTAATCATATCTTATCACCAATTTCAAATCTTTATAATGGTAGAAATCAATGGAGGTCTATACATATACAAGAATTAATTAATGCTATGCAATTAATGGTAAAGTTGAAATCTGATCAAAAATTCTTGTCTGAATTTGAGACAAAGAGACAGGAATTTATTAATAAATATAGTATTGGTGCAATTGGTAAAAAAATCAAAGAGGTTCTACATGCCTAGTATACAAGGAATTATGGCGGCCGTTAATCATAGTGGGCCCCTAAATATTATTACCATTGGTTGTGCTCACGAACGATATGAACAAACTTTGGCCCTCACTGGGCACAATTTTTATTCTCTTAAATATCAAAAAGCATGGAATAATGAATATGGTATCAGACCTAAAAATTATTTTGAATTAAATTCGCTACCAGATATATTTGATTATCACTTAATTTTGTCGCATGTGTCAGATGAAAGAATATATATTGCCAAAGAACTATCTGAAATGTTGGGTGTGCCCGTTATTCGACACACGCACACACTTCCATTTAGCGAAGTAGAAAAAGATCTGTTTAAATCTATTCAAGTAGATTTGGACACATTTATATCTGCTTATAGTGCATCGGAATGGGGTTCTACTAATCCAGCAACTGTTATAAATCATGGATTAGATATTGGATTTTGGAATGATAGTGGAAGAAGCTATGAAAATTCAGATAATACATGTTTATCTGTTGTAAATTTTTGGAAAGATAGGGATTCTGCATGTGGTTGGAATTTTTGGAATGAGGCTACTCACGATATACCAAAAGTTGTATGTGGTAATAATCCAGGACTATCGGAACCAAAACAACCCCATCAATTAAAAAAAATGTATTATAACTCAAGAATATTTATCAATACATCTTTAAGGTCTCCAATTCCCATGTCATTATTGGAAGCAATGGCATGTGGATGTGCGGTTATTTCTACTAATACATGCATGATTCCTGAAATTATTGAAAATGGTTATAATGGATTTTTATGTGATTCTCCCGAAGAAATGAATCGGCAATGTAAATTGCTTTTGTCACAGCCTGAATTAGCTAATATAATTGGTAAAAGGGCGGCTGAAACTATTCGCAGTCATTTTAATCATGAGAATTTTATACGGTCATGGGACAATATTTTTAGAGGCATTATATCTTGAATATTTATTTATCAAAAGAACAAAATAAAGATTATGAAGAGTTGGGATATATCCATATTGCAGACATATCATTTTTAGATAATTTTGTGCTTGATGGTGAGGCGACTTCTTTTGTTGTTTGTGATTATCTATCTTTATTTCATGAGTCAGAATTACTTAATATATTAAGTAAAATAATGAATAAAATTAGACTTAGTGGAACATTGATTATTACAGATGTTAATTATTATGCAATTAAAATAATTAAAGATATTAATCAGTTCATTGAGGCCAATCAAACGAAGCAATTTATTAAGACTGATATTATAATAGATAACTTAAAAAATAATGGTTTTGAAATTCAGCAAATGAAACTAAATCACGAAGTTTTTTGCATTAATAGCATTAGAAATCAAATGGGGTAAAAGATGGAAGATATTGAATTTAATTGTTCTGATTGTATATTTGCATCGATTAAGAGTGGGGAACAAATTGGCTGTACCCTAAACAGAATTGAGAAATTCTCCAAGTATGGGGTCACTAGAAATAATGGTAGATATCAATTTAATAGATATTGTAATGCATATAGACCACCAGAATATTTAGGAGATAAATCTATTAATATGGATAATTTTCTAAATGAAATACGGCCACGCATAACATATATTATTGATTTTGATTATGATTTAACATTATTGCAGTCTAATATTGAGTCTATTAATGGCAATGTTGGAGCTATTATAATAATAAACGATAAGGTAGAATATAATGAGGATATAGCATTATATTTATCTAAGACTGGATATAAATATTATATAGTTCAAATGTTGCTGAATTTAAGTGAGCAAGATAAATTTGATAATGCATTTAAACATGCCAAAAATGGATGGGCAATCTTTTTAACCAAGGGCGATAAATTGCCCAATAATTATTATGATATTATTGATACAAAAATTAACATAGATATGACACGGCTAGCATTTTCTAAAAATGAGAAAGGAAGTTTTATCATACAGTCGGCCCTATATTCATTTATAAAAAGAAATGAGGAATTAAAAGGCGATACATTAGAGGAAAAAATAGGCCAAGTTAAAAAATCTGACCCAGATATTTTACCTCAATGGGGAGATTTATTTAATGCATAAAGTAGCAATTATCATTTGTAATTATAATTATGAAGATTATGTAGTGGGATCTATTGACTCGGCACTAAGTCAAATATTTTATGAAAATGAAGTTAGACTTAGTGTTTATTTTGTGGATGATGGATCGTCAGATGGATCATGGGAATTAGTTAAGAAAAATTTCTTATTTAATAATACCATATCTTTAATAACAGAACCTGATCGTAAATATGAGTGTTTTTCCTCCCTTATAAATAATGATGTGGGCACATATTGTTATAAGATAGAAAATTCGGGAGCTAGTAATGCTAGAAACTTCTTAATTAATAAGGCCATAAATAATCATGATTATATATGTATATTAGATTCTGACGATATGATGGATAGATATAAGATTGATACATTATTATCATTAATTAATAAGTATGATGAAATTGGTGTTGCTTATGCTGATTATATATTAAATAAGCCACTATATACTACATATGAATATAAGGAAGATTATTCATTAGCTGGATTATATATAAGTTGTATTGTACATAGCGGATCTTTAATTAAATCTAATTATTTAAAAATGGTTCAATTAGACAATGGTGAATTTTATAAAACGTGTTTACATGGGCCAGCTAGTCAGGGGTTTATTGGTTCCACAGAAGATTATGATTTATGGTTTAGGTTATCTAAAGTATGTATGTTGGCACACTGTCCACAACCATTAACAATAGTAAATGAGCATGGTAGAAATCAATCAAGTAAAATGACACCGCAGATATTTGCAGATAATATAAGGAAAATGAATGTATAATATCACAGTAGCTATATTAGCGGCCGGTATTCCAAAAAAAATGAAATCATATGGCCCAACATCACTTATTAAAGTAGATGATGATCGAATATTACTAGATGACCAAATTAATAAAATTAGATATATTTATAAAAACGCAAATATTGTAATTGTCGCAGGGTATGAATTTCAAAAAATAAAGCGTAAATTAAAATCTCCCAAGGTGGAATTAATAGAAAATCTCCATTTTGATTCAACGAATTCGGCACATAGCTTATTATTAGCTACTAAAAATAACCCGGTAGATAATTTATTAATGATACATGGCGATATATTATTTAATGTAGATACATTGAAATATATTAGCAATATACATTATTCTGAAAATTCAGCTATACTATATGATCAGAATAATATGATTAAGCCTAATAAGCCCGGTATTTTGAAAAACCAATATGTATTAGAGCATATAAATTACTTACATAAAAATAAATGGGCACAAATAGCATTCTTTAACAAGGGCGAATATAATAAGTTACTAAAAGTCAACCCTGGCAATCGCTATAGTTTTGAATTGATTAATGAAATTAATAGTAATGAAAATAGTGTTTTCTATTGCCATAGCCCAAATAATATGAAATTAATAGAAATTGAATGTACTAAGGATTTAACAAGTGAAAAATTTAAAAGTATTAATAGCTAGTGATGGTATGCACGCTCACTTTTTTGAGCGTCAGGGTTGGTTAAATGCATTCAATGCTATTCCAGGTGTACAGGCATTGATGTATGAGTGTAAAAAATATAAGGCATTTGATGTTTTCGACACATTTGAGCCAGACATTTTTATAGGTCAATTATATAATTTAGATGATGCAACATTTAAATGTATATTAGAAAGGCCAAATCTTAAAGTGGCTTTGCGTGCTGGTGATTGGGGTGATTTTCAAAATACATTTGATCATTCTAAGCATCCAACTATGCTATTTACCACAGATGAAGATATACGAAATATAAAAAGTTTAAAAGAACAAACTGGGCAACCATCATATGTATTTTGCCACTATGATCAAGAAGGAATTGAGAAAACACATAATTATTTTCGGGACATATTAAATATAAATATCATGGGCCTTCCAATGGGGGCCGATGTTTTCTTATATGGTGGTGGTAAACATTTACCAGAATATGAATGTGATATTAGCTTTATTGGGGGGTGGTGGCACAATAAGGCAAAAAATATAGATAAGTGCTTACGGCCACTTTGCTATCCTGTCGGGGCTTATAATATTAAGGTTTTTGCATGGCAGCCATGGCCCCATCTTCCACAGTATTGCGGCAATTTAGATAACTCATTAGCCAAGCATGTTTTTGCCTCTTCTAAAATATGCCCCAATATTAGTGAACCTCATTCAACTGAATTTGGCATAGATATTAATGAGAGATCATTTAAGACATTATGTGCGGGAGGATTTTGCATATATGATAATGTGGAGGCAGCTAAAAGACTATACAGGGATGGTGAGGAAGTTGTATTCTACAATGATGAAAGTGAATTCCGAAAAATCATAGATTACTATCTTGTGAATAAAGATGAGGCCCGATTAATTGCGGCGAATGGTCAAAAAAGAGTTTTTAATGATCATACATATTTTGATAGGGTAAATCAAATATTAGAGGGTTTCGGTATTAATAAGAAGGAAGAGATAAAATCAACTAAATGGAAAGTGATAAATGATCAAATCAATAATATTTAGTAAAAATCGCCCCCTACAATTAGATTTAACTTTAAGTAGTATAAAGGAAAATTTTATTAGTAGGGGATCTGTATCTGTCATATGCTATATTGATGACCCATATATTGAATCTTACAAAAGGGTCGAATCTGAACATCCAGATATAAAATTTATAAATGAAAAACTTCACTCGGGGCATCTATTAGATATAGTAATTGAAGAAATTATTAATGGTGAAAAATATGTGTCATTCTTCACTGATGATATAATATTTTATCAGGAATTTAATTATTCATCTAATGACCTAAATGACATATTTTCTATACAATCCATGGCATGTTTATCGCTTAGGCTTGGTATTAATACGATATTAAGAAATGCTGAACAAAACATTCAAGACAATATTCCAGAAGTATATCGCCATGAAAATGGTTTATTGATTTGGGACAGATTATCTATACCGCCTGGAGGTTATTGGGCCTATCCATTATCAGTTGATGGTCATATATTTGAAAAGGGAAAAATATTACCAATTATTAGGGCCATTGATAAAATACAAATACATGTGTATCCATCTCAAAGATCACCCAATAAATTAGAAGAACTTATGCAAATGTTCTTTTTTCATGTTCCAAATTTAATGTCGTGTCCAGAATATAGCTGTATTGTAAATAGCCCCAATAACAGAGTGCAGAATGTTATATTAAATCAATATGGTAATAAATTTAATCATAGCCCAAGTGATTTATTAGACTTGTATATGGGGGGTCATCGAATACAATTATCAGATTTAAATATAAACAATATTAAATGCCCACACACAGAGATTAAATTAGTATGATTTTATTAACACATGTTGGAAATCCGATACCTAATTATGTATTTTACTCTATTATACATTTAAGAAAATATAATCCTATAGCTGATATAGTATTTATAACGAATGAAAATATGCAAAATAATAATACTATGAATCTATTAAGGAAATACAATATTATTGTTATTGATGCAAATGATTATTCCGACAATATGCTAGTAAAGGATCTAAATAGATTAACATGGATTAAAGATTTGCACCCATTGGGCCCGCCAAGTACATATGGTAGCCAACCTAATTTTTGGCACCTTACAATGGAACGTATATTCTATATTAATGCATTTTTACAAAAACAAAATATAAATAATGTACTACATATAGAAAATGACAACGTGATGTTTTATGATTACAATATGGCATTTAATTATTGCGATCAAGACTCTATATCCTGTGTTCATAGGAAACATTATGGAGAAGATTCAACACTATTTAGTTTTGTAGGTATAAAAAACAATAAGATTTTACACACCACATGTTTAAAAATGTTGGAATTAGTTGCACTAGGTGAAAAAAAATTACAGTCTAAATATGGGCTATCACATATATCAGAAATGCACTTGTTAAATATAATTAGATCAGAGAACGACACTATAAAATATTTCCCGATGTTGCCGGGTGAATCCGAATATATTTTTGATCCTTATGGTTATGGGGCCTATTTGTTGGGTGATAATATGAACCATGGTCCAGGCCACATTGATATCACAGATGATGTTGGAAAATTATTATCATCCGAACAAATTAAACTTAGTCTGGTTAACAATATTCCATATCTTTCTCTTTCTTATAATAAGAAATCATACAAGATATTTAATCTCCATGTTCATAGAAAAAATATAGAAAAATTATTGTAAAATATTGAATTTAAACATATAATATTGTAACAAGTTGATTCAAGGATAATTAAATGAATAACACGCTAGCGGCATTAGTAAATGATTTGGGGAATTCACAATCGAATTTCTTTATGATTAAAGAATTTAATAGTGGTGTAATCAAATCGCCCTTCTGTTTTTATAATAATATTTATCCTCACATAATACAGCCAAATTTTGCTGTAATGAATGTATCATATTTACCGCATTTCAATGGTTCATTATTTTGTACAACTGTTAATTGTGCCGATATAGCATTACGTGCTCAAAGCAATTACAAAATATATTTATATATGTGGGATATGACATTTATGAAATGTAATGATGATTACACTTACAATATGTCAATATTTAGGAACCCTGAAATTTCTATAATTACAAGAAGTGTGAGTCACTATGCAGCAATTGAAAATTTTTGTGGTAAGAAACCAAAAGCCATAATTGATAATTGGGACATAAATAAAATTAAAGAATTAATCAAGGTGTAATATGGACACAGAAAAAGTTATTGAAGAATATGCAACCGGTAAAAGCATTAATCAATTATCAAAAGAATTTAATACATATCCAGCAAAAATTTTTCGCTTATTGCAAAAGGCTGGATGTGAAATTAGAAATAAATCAGATGCTCAAAAAAATGCCTTAAAATCTGGAATCAGTATTCATCCTACAGAAGGTAAAAAGAGGCCACCATCTACTAAAAATAAAATTAGTGAAAAGAATGCCAAAGTATGGGAAAATAAAACTGACGAAGAACGTGAAAAATTTAAACAAAATGCTAAAGCTAATTGGAGCAAAAAGAGTGCTGATGAAAGAATTGCCATGGGAAAAAAGGCGGGTGCAGCATTACGTGAAGCATCTATTCATGGATCGAGAGCAGAACATTTTGTAAGGGAAAAATTAGAAGAAAGTGGCTATAAAGTAGATGTTCACCGAACTGATATTGGTGGTAATTATGAGGTTGATTTATATCTGCCAAAACATCAAGTAGCTATTGAAATCGATGGCCCCCAACATTTTTTACCAGTTTTTGGAGCGGCTAGATTAGAAAAAAATATCAAATATGACACAGTTAAAAATGGTATTTTATTGAGTAAAGGGATTAAAATTATCCGAGTGAAATATATTAAGAAACACAGTTCTCAAAAAATATTGAGGGATTTATGGAATAATATTGATAAAGAATTGCAAAGTATTATAAGTAAAAAAAATACAACTAATTTAATAGAAATAGAGGTTTAGGAATGGTAAAAAAACAAAACGTAGAACAAAACGAACAAGATACTGATATTTTATCTGATTATGATATTGTGCCGATTGATTCAAATAATTCAATAGCTGTCCCAAAAGATCCTAGCGTGCCACAATATGGATCAAAAGAATGGCATGATTATGTCATGGGGCATTTTGAACCGAATGAACTAATGGATGGAAATCCAAACTGTGCAGCATTGAGGCGAATTGCTGAATTATTATTAGGTGAAATTATAGACAGTGGCCCTGTAAGAGAATATGTTGCTAGTGATGCCAATGGTCCAGGTAGGGCAACTGTTGTTTTCGAAGTTGTGTTTAATTGGTATAATACAGGGCAAGTTAAAAGATTCCGAGAAGTGGCTGATTGTTGGCATGGTAATACAGATGATTTGTTTTGTGCCTTCCCAATATCTACGGCCTCAACAAGGGCCGAGGGTAGGGCACTACGGAAAGCATTAAAGGTTAAATGTTTAGCAGCAGAAGAAGTGCCACTCAAAAAGGATGTGGCGAGTATAGTTCGTCAAAGTATAAATGTTGAATCAGCACCAACAACTGGTGCAATTACTAAAAGTGAAAATATTAGTCAGTCACAATTAAACTTTTTAGATGTTAAATGTAAGCAATTTAATATTAATGTACACCAATTGATTAATCAATTTATGAGTGATCCAAAGAATTTTCCAGATATTAAAAAACGTTCCTATTCGGATATAACGGAGGTGCCAAAATTAGTAGCTTGTAAGATTTTAGAATTGTTGAGTCAGATACAGAGAAACGAGTACCAACCACCAGATAATACTAGTGGTTATGATAAAAATTGGAGAAATAAATAATGAAATTGACATATACGACAGCAGACAAGAATTTAACAGTTGAAATTGAAGGTAATAACGATAAGGAATTATTCCGAAAGTTATCACACTTCCAGGAAATTTTTGAGGATGTTCCATCTGCAAAGATTGGTGATGATGTATTCTCAGGGGGGGATGTCCGTTACCGAATTCGTCACGTAAAGTATACTGACGAAAAGGGTAAGGAAAAGGAGGCTGATTACTTCGAGAAGCTAGTAGTCTCAGGAAAGCTCAAGGGATATAAGAAGAGTTATGGTGTCCTAGATGATGGCACAGATAACTTATTCCCAAAGAGGGATGTAGAAGGTGAAAATATTGTGAAGGGCTTTAACGGCTGGCACAAATATAATAGCCAGGAAAAGTAATTTAGAGTAATCTAAAAAGAAAAGGGGGCCTCATGCCCCCTTATTTTTTTGCCTTATAATATTTTAATTATAGATATTCAAGACTAACATGTAGGGCATAACTTGTCTTACTACCAACTGTATTAGGGGTGGCACTCATTAAAACACGCCATGTATGTCGTGTATCTATTCCACTTCCCCCAAATGTGCCACTTGTGCCAGGGGCCCCAATATTAGGTACTGTTAATGGAGATGTGCTATTATAATATTGTCGCCATTTTGGCTGGACAGTGCTATCATAACCCCTATGTAAGAATCGCTGTCCACTTCCGGGGCTATCCATTAATGGAACTATAATTCCAGTGCCACCAACAGTTTCATCTGCCCCAACAGCAGTTAGTCGAGAATCACCATTGACTTTAGCATCGCTAGTACGCCCATTATAGAACTTAACACCTACAGAATTTTCATAATAACCCTGGGAAGTATTGGCGGCTGGCCATGGACTACCCCACCAGAACGCATCACCAGAGCCATATGAGCTTAGTGTATTAACGGCACCCGGTGCAGACACCCATGAATTATATGCGAGGCCATTAAAATTAATTATTTCAGCAACCTTAGTATTAACACCAGAAGCAGGAAAATTAATATTATTTCTATCATAAATTCTTAATTGAGCATTCTGAACCTTTACTGGCTCTGAATGATCAAAATTAATATCTAGTAATCTTTCAGATCCATTAATTCTAACAAGTGGAATACCGCTTGCTAAATCTTCTGGAATACCTGATGCGGTATGTGTATATTTAGTATTTTTAGCATTTCCACCATTAATAGACCCATTACTATTAGTAATATATGATCTACTTTGATATTGGCCAACAGCTACAGAAGCACCAAATGTACTACCATAAAAGCCGACTCCAGACCCATTTAAATTATTTGATTGATATGTGCCAAATGTTATTTCTGCCATTATTATCTCCAAGATTAAGTTACATTAATAAATACGCAATTAGGATTCTGTACGATCTTTGCAGAAATTACAATACTGTAATTCTTGCTTTATTTTTTGATTATTAATAATGAATTCTGGCGTGGCCGGTTTTAATTTGCGTATCATGCAAAGTTCATATATGGTGCATTTATAGACATTGGTATTCCCTTTGCATCCACAATCCACAATAGCCACAGGATCGCCCCTATGTATACATTCGCAATTTGGAGTGAGTGTTTTAGGAATAAATTCTTCTATTTTTTCATCCTTTTCGTATATTATTCTTGCACATTTACATCGTATGGGCCAAACCTTGGGTTTATTATATAATTGACCACATTCACATTTAATAGTCATATATGGAATTCCTCTCAATATTAAATGACATATTTATATTAACACCATTACAAGATTTAGATGTATTTAATAAATAATTAAAGGTCGGTGGTTTGAAACACTCAAAGTGATATATGTTATCTGTACCACTTGAATAGGCTGGAAATATTGCAGGAGGATCTATAAAACCAAGTGGATTAGATAGAAATTTGACTAAAACTGAATTAGATTTGAAATAATCATTCGATAATATGGGATTAAATACACCATTACATATATCATCATTCTCCAAATTAATACAATCTATATTAATACTAATTGCTTGTGGCATTCTTAAATTAAGTGTATCTCCAAAATATAATGTATCATATTCTGCCTTATTTACATATAATGAACAAAATAATGATAATGAGGGGGTGGGAGATACTACACTTAAATATAATGATGCTATACCATTATAATTAAGAGTTGGCTGTGATATTTGACATCCTAGAGGCTGTAATACATGTGGTTTTGTATATGTTCCAGAAATTGGAATCGTATTTATTAAATAAGAAGGGGAATAATTAAGTGAGCATAAAAATGTCTGATTGGGCGAAACGGGTAAAATACCCGGATATGTACCAGTAAATGTACCATTAAACTGAACAGATAATTCATAAAATACATTAATAATATTGCTGACATTATTTTCAAAGCAAGACTGTCTCCTTAATGTATTAAATGACATAGAAGAAAGACTCGATTCTATCTCAAGTTGAGACGACGCATATCTACTAGATAACCCAGATTTACATATTTTAACAGTTCCTCCCTTAGATTTAACAATATTAAATTCATCTTCAGTAAGGCCGCATAATCTATCTTTTATACTGTTATAGGGCTCAAGAGATATATCTTGAAAACATGTTTCATTACAGCATGTATATTTACATATTTTATTTTGAATTCCTAAATAGGAATCATTAATCCATCTTTCTCCGGCGTTACTAACATCATCCAATATAGTAATATCAGGATATGTGCTTTTAATAAAATTCTTGGCTATTTGTAGTTCTTGTGCATAAGATTCTATGGTTATTGATCCAGAATTATCGAGAACGAATAAAAGAAGTTTGGGGCCCTCCGCATATATTTCACTATATGGATCATTTAACATTAATTCAAAAAAAGATATTATTTGGTCTGATGTTAATCTTGGCTCATTAAAACCAGTTATTGGATATTCTACTGCATTAATTTGATCTCTATCAGTGTCATATGGTAAGTCAGATCCAGCATATTTAATCCCCCCAATTGTTCCCCCTGGAATCATGAGGCCCATTCTAATTTTCTGACCGCTGCAATTTTTTACTTCATCAATAAAATTATTCCAAACCAATAAATCCTCATCATATAAACTCTGTTCTGGATCTGTATATATAAATTCAGATTCGTCATATATAGATATAATGAAAGATGTAATATAACATTTTCCACATAAGCAATTACAAATAGGGGGCCTACCCATTTATATCACCACATCCTATATAAAATGGACGCCACTCATAATTAATTCTCATGACAGATATATAAATTTCCCGACCATTTAATACAACTGACAAACTCTTATCCCGATTATAACATTCAATAATTTCGCCCATATCTTGCCAATCTTTTCCCCTACTAACAGATATATTAAATGTGGTTGGGGACCTTGCTGATATTGGTGCGGTGATGTCTGAAATTAATAGGCCCTCAACAATATGAAGGCCACCAGACCATACCTTGCGTTCGTCATCCCATTTTAGATCTACGGGCCCACTTTTATATAGTTTGCGATTTTTTGCAACACCTTTATCAAAACCACCATCACCATCATTAGGAACTGGCTGGTCACAAATATCAAAACCATATCCCGACATTAACATTGGGCCACGAAAACCCATTGTTCTAAATTCCTGAATGTCCTTATATTGTTTTTTGATTGGTGATAGATTTTTAGCATCATCATCATGGCAGACTGTATTATAGTCCATATTAACACCAAGTGAAAAATATGGATTAAGAGTATCAGATGTTGGTCCTATATGTTCACCAGTGGGCTTTTCTAACCCAGGTTTACTTGTGGGATTTTTTTGTACATATATTGGTGTATATAGTTGATCATTAGAACAATGGAAAGAATTAGAATAATTACCATTTATGGTTCTAGTGATTGAATTAATATTAGAATTAGATATATTAAAATTAGTTTCCTCCATTATTTTCCTCATCTGGATTTAGGTTGTTTAATATAGCACCAATACCATTCATATTAAACATGTTATTAATTCTTGACTTTTCCATATTCTTTCTTCTGTCCGCGAACGGAGATGATAATTCTCGTTTCCTGAATTTTTGTCTTTGTTCTTGTAAAAATCTAATAGAGTTTTTATTAATATTGGATATTCTATCAGCATTATATCTATTTAATCGGCCAAATTGTGGTGTCCAGCTATTAAATTTATATGATGTGGTAATACCATCTATTGAAATAGATATATCTAAACCAGTTAAATATGGGCCAGAACCACCCATTTTTTCAGCCAAGTTATATTCTGGTATAGTAGCTACATCAATAGATCCGCTTTCAGTATCCCCAATTCCAGAATTATCAATATACGCATATGCAGAAAATGCTACTTGTTGTAAAGTTGCATAACTACCATAAGTTTCCGGACGTAGGCTATCCTCTAAAATAACTTCAGTACCACCATCTCCCTCTACTTTATTCCACCAAGCACCCCAACTATATTTATTACTTTGTCGGGGCACACCTACTACATATGGTATATCCATAGCTGGAACCAGTGGGAAGGCAAAAACAGATGAAAAATCCATACCTCCCTGTAATAATTTATTATATGAATAATCTGCATCCGGAATTAATTGTAATACTTGCATATAGTCAAATAAAAATCTATCTTCTGTCATATATCCGTCATCTATATATACTGGTGGTACAGTAACCAAAGCATATTGATGACCATTTTGAACGTATACTGTTCTATCAACCTGTACGTTATATGAAGCTATTGTCCTTCCTTGTATCTCATATGAATCTGATATATTACTAAAATCCTTAATTAGTGAACTTTCATTGATTAACCATTCGCAGGCTGGTTTCAGTTTTCCTTCTGCGTCATAAAAAGCAATATCTCTATATGAATCTACTCTCACTGGGCCATATAGTGCAGGTTCTATCCATGCAGAATCAGCTATATCCCAAGCATTAATTACCCTATATTCTTCTGGTATCCACTTTATATTATTAAATATGCCGCCCGGTTCTTCTGATAGCCTTACCAAAAACTTGCGGCCATAGAACTCATTACCGGCCGTAGAAATAATTGAACAAAGACTATTTAAAATATCTAGGATCTCTTCAGAAATTAAGCCAGATTTAATTTTACCAGAGCAGTATTGATATGCGACTGGATCGCCATTAGCAATCGCCGTAATAGCCTGGACATCAAATTCTCTACCAGCATAACTATTCTCATCTTGTAAATCACAATAAGTATAAACATAGGGGGCTAATACAGTTTTATTTAATATATGATATAGGGCCCATGTATCAAACCCACTCATTGCACATCTTACTTCAAAAACTGTAGAGGGCCAATATTCACCAAAATTAGTTTGTCTTGGATACAATGCCCTCAACCAATTAGAAACCTTATAATCTAAAACAGGAATAACAGCATTAGATTTCGGACTATAATTAGTGCCATAATAAAAATTATCTGAAACACTTGGGACAGTTTCGATTTTTTGTGCTGTTTTTATGCCCCAAACTGGTATAAAATCAATTTTATTTATTATCTCGTATTTCGAAGCAGGGCCCCCTACCACTAGCTTTTGAGTTGGAGAATTAACAAACTCCTTACCAAAGTTAGCACCAGCAAGCAATCCACGCTGTTCATATTCCTTGACAATGCCCTTCACCCTATCCCGCTCAGGTTGATAGGTTTTAGCATTCAATACGGCATAAATAACAGGATCTTCAATAATTCCGTTCTCACTTATCTCACCACTCTTCGGCCGAATAGATGTTAAAAAATCATAAGAGAAAATACTACAGCAATCCTCAATAATAGAAGCTAATGACTGAATAGGGCCCTTCAATCTATAGTCACTATTCACAATATCTTTAATAGATGACAAATCTATCTCATATTCAGCATTACCAAATTTAGCTTTTCCACCAAATGTTTGTTCTCCCCTAGATATACTCTCTATTATAGAAAGTGCATCCATGACAGGATAACCAAGAGAATTCACACCAGAATTACCGAATAAGCCCCCAGTGTAAAAGTTTTCTCTAACACCAAATACATTCCAGACATTACGAATATCCCCTCCAACAAACACATTTGCGGCAACACTAGGAAATTGGCCATAGAAATTTGTGCCATCATAAGCGTCTAATATTATTTGTATTCCTTGTAGTAATTTTCCTGGAGATTCTAATACTACATCCCATGTATATCCACCCATATTTTTATTGTGAAGATACCTCTGTAAAATTCCACCAAATGTTAACTTACCAAATTTAATACCTATTGGTGTTCCTAATCGTGGAAATCTTTGCTCGAAATCTTCTTTAGCTGCTGGACCATCACCCTTAAAAACTAAAGATAATTGTGCGGTGCCACCATCAATTCCATATCCAGCATTAAAATTCATTGATTGAATATGGGCCCCAAATAACATTGGTGCCTCAATTATTGGTAATTGACTCATTTAAATACCCAGGTAACATTTACAGTATAATTTCCCAATATTTCATCAAAAGACTCATTAAATGCTTCTACATAATATCCATCCTCTACATTTCCTGGCTTATACCTCAATAAAATAGGTTTAAAATATTCGGTTGGTTTTACATTTTTAAAACATTTTGACATAATAGCGTCTATTTGTATAATTCGTCTTCTCTCTGGGCGTGTTCTCATATCCTGAATTTCAGGCCCATCCACATTAAATATTAGTGGGATGATAGCAATTTTATTAACAATAAAGTCTTCATTATCTGATTCATAGTTTATGTTTATAGATAACGATGTGGTAATTGGTTTACCATCTATGATTAATTCTGATGGATATGGCCGATCATTATAAGAATAAGAAAATGTAATAATACCTGAATTTTTATTCCTTCCAATACTTCTGCTAATTAAAATATTTTGTAGGCTAGACGAGCAATCCCCATACTGTTCATACGCTGAATTAGCTATTGTAAAAGCCTGATTATCAATAACATTAAATAGAGCCTCTGCATTAGATAACTTTTGAATTGTGTTGCTAATTGATGATTGTGAATTAAGGCCCTCTATTGTGCCACTCAAGTTAACCGTCGTAATACCCGACTCATCAAGATCGGAACTGACTTCCATATCCACAACCGCTGGTGACCTTGAGGATAACCAAGTGTCCGTAATTGAATATGATCCACCAGCAATATCACAATTAGGAACTCTTAAATGATTATAATATAAATAATTATTATCTAAATCAGTAATTCCATTAATTGACCCAGACATTTTCCTAATGTTGAAATCAACATCTGAACTACCAGATATACTACCAGTAATTAAGTCATTTGGTGTGACCAGTCTACTTCTAACAAATAATTCTGCTTGTCTCCATGCATCACCATCAGTAGCTATTCCGCCCTCATTATATTTTTTTATACCAACAGCAGAAATAGTATGTGATATGGTATATGTTTTATATATGTCAGATTCCCATGAGCCGCTAGATGTAAATTGATCTGTATTTTCAGTAACTTCTATAGTTTCATCCACAGATTGTATTGCATATGGATATACAGTATTATTATAGGCTTCAAATTCAAAAGTATATTCTGTATATGCTAGGCCCCTACTTTCATCACTTTGTTCTGGAATATTTACACTTAATAGTTTAGCTGAATCATATTGAAGCGTATTAGGAAGGCCCCCGTATGGTGTTATTTCTAATTTTCCATGATTATCATTTGATTCTATTTTAGATTGTAATTCAAGTATGATAGCATGAAAATTATTCTGTTTTGCCCCCTTATTGACTAAGACACCATTATCATCATATTCGGCGTCACCATCTATAATAATACGGCCCGTTATCTGAATATTATATTTAATACCTATTTGAGACCCATCATTTACTGGAACAGAAGTGGAATTAATAGAATATTTTGGAAATGGTCGGCCTGATTGGCCCCCAATTGCATATTCAGTTCCATTACTAAAGAAAATTACTGCCATTATTCAATATATCCCCGTATAAACGTATTCATATTTCTGTCCTGAACAGAAGTTCCATCAATTACAATATTTATACCCAAATCTTGTAAATTAGCAGATTTTGTGAAAATGCTTATACCACTGTCAATAGATTGATTTTGTATAAATAAATTAGATGAATCAACGATGGGCTCGCCCACTAAACCAACCTGCCTAATAAACAAATCCATACTATTATCATTACCAATCTGATTTTTAATAAATAATGTGGATGTTTGATCATTATAAATATTACCACTAATACTACCATTAATAACAATATTTATATTTTGACTTTCATTATATACAACATTATTCATATATAATGGAGTTGAATTTTCTAGGCTTAATTTATCTCCACTTATAACTAATAGTAAACTATTACTATCTGATAAATATTGAGTTCCATTAATCACCAAACTTGCATCAGAATTATTTATAATGCTATTAATTGTAGAACCATATATAAATAGATTTGATTGTAGATTATTCGATATTGGTAAATCAGACTCTATATATAGTGGCGATATTCCAAATGTATCATTATTCATAAATAAGTCAGCCCCAAGACTATTACTTATTGAGCCTTCTATAAATAAACTTTCGTTATTTGCATTTGGCTTGTAATCATCTCCTAATATATAAATATTCATATTGCCAGGATTAGAACCTGTAATGTCTAATGGAATATTATTTGTTGAGAATTCGAGTGTTTTAATATATAAATCTATACTAGGTGTGTCATTATCGTTCTTGATAAATAAATTCACACTATTTAAATCATGAATATCATAAGAATATGCATTGTCATTAACTGATAATATATTTAATGCATCGGAATATGTGCCATTAATAATACCGCCCCTATCATTATTAATTGCACCTATTTGGGGTTTTAATATATTTATGGCATTATTAAGTTGCTCAAATTTATTTGAGGTACTATTGGGCAATGGAATAACTTTCTTATTGAAAGACTTAATAAATGATTCATTGAGTTTAAGTGATGCAGTTTTATTGAATATATTTAGAGACAATGGATCTCTAAAAATTAATCGATCGCCATATAATGAATAGCGTCCACTTAATAAGATGTCTAAAACTCTTAAATTTGAATTAGTGTGAAATGTCCTAATACTATCATTATATAAGGATGTTAATGATATGAGGGAATAATTTGGATCAGTAATATTAAGAGTTGGTAATATCCTACCCCTATATTCATAATTTTCATAAATAAATAATTGATCTATATAATTTAGAGATCTAAAATATTCATTTAAATCTGCATCTATTGTAATTAATGTTTGTTGTGAATTAATTTCACTAAATTCATTTTCGACATCATAACCATTACATATTAACAAACCTCCATCATATATAAAACTATCACCAAAATTATCTGATGGCTGATAATAAACATCTAATGATGAAAGTGATTTTTGGCGATTGTCAATCCCAGTCAACCAATATGCTTTATGATCCGGAAGAGAGATTTTAAGTGGATTAAATATAGATATGTCACGATTATTTCTATTTTCAATGACTCCTGATTTGATATAACTTAATCCATTATATGTATAAAAGAATATTTTGGATTTTTCATTTTCAAATAACTGATTATCAAATGGTTGTGAGAAGCCAAAAATTAATTGCCCACCATCGCATAGTAATGTTTTAGCAAATTTTTCGCCACGCTCAGATTGACTATCAAATAATTTACCTGGGGTTTTAATTCCATCTTCATGAATTTTTTGAATCTTTGTACCGTTTTTAAATATATGAATATATCCAGATGATGTAGAGGCAATTTGATTATCTGTTCCAGTATAATTAGTCGCAGGATCTATATTTGGCTCAACAGTTAATAAATTAGCTTCTGGCCGAATTACATATGGTTTAGTCTTAGAGCTACACGCTACGATAAAATCCCCCCCTATAATATCTAGGGCAACACTTTTTCCAAATGAATCCACATATGGATAATAAGATAATTTAGACCATGGAAAATATTGAGAGGGGTAAATAAAATTATATTTGTATCGTGGCACACTATAGAAAAATTCAAAATAGTTAAAATTATATGCGATAAATCTATTGATTCCATATGTTATGGCTGCCCCTGCAAAATATTTAGTTCTGACTGAATTAACATTATAAGCCAAAAAAGAATCAGCAATTGAGGCATCTAACACACTGTAATTAAAATAGCCCGGAATATTATCTGAAAAATTATTCCATGGATCATACATATGTAAACACATAGAGCCATACCAATATTCAAATCCATCCTTATATTCTATCATGCGAGTATAATTTCCACGAACACCATCTATTATATCATCCATACTATCTGGTTGATAAATAAATAGTTTTTCTGGACCATAATATGGACTGCAAGAAAGTGGGCAATCAGAGATTTCTGGGTCATTTTTACTGGCATCGAATGTATCTAACAATGTTAAATTTAAATTTGAATCAATTTCAAATAGATAAGATGAACCATTAAGGGGCTTTACTGGCAAATTAATCTTATCTAAATGTAGGCATGTTTGGGGGCCCCTTTCACCAGCTAGTAAATAATATTTATTATTATATTTCTTAACATCAATAGAGCACCCAAACCTAAAATTGGTCAAATATGAATTACCTCCCATCCTCCAATCATCTAGGGCCGATGACATTCCCTGTCGAACTTGAATAAGGCCCCTATTTATATCAACATTATTTATTTCGTTATCGTTATGCCTTCCTGTATATGGTGGTACTTGAGCATCCTGAATGCCCACATTATAATCAATTTCAAAGATTCCATTATATGAATTAATATTATTAAATTCACTTCTAATTAAATTACCACTAGTAAAAGATGTGGTTGTTAAATTTACCACATTATTATTAACAGTGTATGACCCATATCTATTTCTACCATTTGGAGAGAAAACACTTTTTATATATTGCCATCTTCCCAAATCTCCACCATAGATATTTCCTATGCATGACCATCTCAAATTAATCGATGACAATCCAGAGATGTCAGTTCTTTTAGTAAATTTATCATCTTCATATATGACAAATTGATTAGAGTTAGCAATTTGAACATATTTTATGCCATTAATATGCTCATATGAAGATCCAGTAATTTGAATAATATCCCCATCTACTAATTTGTGATTATTAGAAATAAGATATGGGGTGGTAATCTGTAAACATGTTCCTGATTTAGTTTTTACTATATCTATCTTGCCACAATTATAAACTGGTGTATATTTAATTAATGATATTTCTAATTCTACATCCATGTAATATTCTGAATATCCATTAGCAATTTCTGAGGACCCATCATAAATTAAATCACCAGTCTTTGGAAGAGTCAAGCTAGGCAAGAAGGATAAAAAATTATATTTATCATTATAGGGGTCGTTTGTGTAATAAGCATCTTGTCCAATTAATAAATTGTCGGGCCCCATAAATTGATAACGATTTACTAGCTGTGAAAAATTAATTCCAGAGACGGGTACATAAAAGTCAACCCCATTATAATCAATTGATTTATATTTTATTCTAAGGAATAAATTTGAAATATCGTAATTTACACTAGGGAAAGATTCATATGCATTGGGAGGGGCCAAGTCATAATCATAGGCTAATCCATTTAAATTTAAATCTGGTAAATAAATACGCCCGTCTGTTCTATATTCAGTCTGTACAGAATCATAAAATACGTTTGTTTTAATATAATAAAATATTTTTCCAGTGGTGGTAATATTAGTAATAGACTTATTAATATCTGTATATTCACCATAAGAGATAAAAGCAATATCATCTATGGCCCTAATATCCGAAACCTTATTCCGTATATTTAAATAGGAGTGGGCACCAAAACCCTGCACATTATCTATGTTTGTTTTCTCAAGGGATGTTAAGCCACCGTCCCAATTCGTAAAATGTTTAATGGGTAATTTAGAATGTAAATATAAGTTGGTTAAATTGGAATCTGGCCCAGCATTTCTAATAAACAAACTTAATGATTCTCTATTTTCCATTATACCTTCCTATCTAAATGCTTCTTAACTTCTTCAACAACTAGATTTGAAATTGCCTGCTTAAACTCTTCTTTCATCCTACCTATATCTAGGCCACCAATATTTAAAATTCCATCAAATTTTACAGTATGTTCCATTTTCATTCCATTTAATGTATTAACAACCTTTTCTATTTTTCCAGAAATCATATTGATGTTTTCTGCTATTTTAGTTAAACCGGCAACATCAACAAATGGTTGTTGCATATTCCCCTGTGCCTGCATTGGTCTTTGTGGGGCGGCTACTGGTGCTACAACCTGATTTTGATTTTGTGGTTGGGCCCTACCTACAATCGGCATTTGTCCACGACCAACAATTGGTGCCCCACCAAAAACAGGCCCCTGTTGTGCAATAATATTACGGCCCACATTTAATCCACCCCTATTTAATTGTTGTGCAATATCTCTTTGGGATCGAGCCGCATCTCTACGTGACTGACGTTCGCCCCTTCGATTTTCTATAAATGATGGTTTTTGTCTTTGTACGGGTGGCCCGACTGGCATAGTTGTCTCAAATATATCAGCACCAGCACCTAAATCCGCAAAGGATTGTGGTTTTAGATTTGCGGGCCTTGCTATATTTGCTCTTTCTTGTTCGATCTGTTTATTTATTCTTTCAGCCTCTTCAATTTTACGTTGAGTTTCCGGATTACTATATTTATCTCTAATTCTCTGTTGACGATCTAAGTCTACTATTAACTTTTCATTTTTTTGCTTCTCAAGTTTCTTTTTCTCTTGTTCATCAGCAAGAATTAATTTCTGCTTATCTTGAATTAATTTATCCAATTCCTTAGTTCTTTCCTCTTCACTACTTGATCCAAATATTTTTAATTTTGGCTTTATATCCCGTACAGATTGCACAGTGCCACCCTGAGCTTTTTTCTGAATATTTCCATTATTCATTGCTATTAAATTGTATTGGCCAATTTCTTTAACTGCCCTTTTATTCATGACGAATTCACCGGGAGTAAGTAATGCTGGAACAGTATCAGAATTACCAGCCCCAGGAACCCTACCACCAGAATTAAATTTGTTGGCATACATAGATTCTGCCATATTAAGCATATCTAAGAATTTAACTATTCTTGGATCATTTTGAACTAATGAAGTTGAAATTTTACTTTTAGTATTAGTAATATGAGATTCTATATTTTGATAGTTTTGCTTTTCTATATCTCTTAAATTCATTAATTTTTTATAATCATTTTGCAAACTATCAATTTCATGGTTTTTTGTTATATTTTCTACCAATCTAGTAGTTTCTGGAAAAAACTTCGCAGATGAACTTTGATTTCTAATTACAGAGTCAAAAATAGAAGCAAAAGATTCTTTCTTTCCCGCTGGACCCGATTGTAATAAATATTTAAATCTTTCCTGATCTTGCTTACCAAGCTTAGAAATATCCTTCATATATGCAATCATATATTCTTTAGATTGACTTATAGAATCTTTATAGTAATCAAATGCATGTCCTAATTCATGACCAAAGACATTTATACCCGAATCATTTTTTAATAATATTTCTTTATTTGCATCCCTATATAATCCTTTTACATTATTAAAACTAAAATTATCAGCATATCCTCTTGGCTGTTGAAATCTTAATTCAGGATCAATATCTATTAATGACGGTCCACGCTTAACGGATAAACCAGAATTAATTAAATCATCTAATATTGTTTCTGGAATTTGTTTATTAGACAACGCCTTGATATCTTGCCCAGTATAATTTTTAACTATACCGCCACTATTCATCTTTTGCATCATTCCGGTGCCATATTTTTTAACGGCATCTTTTCGCATAACAAATTCTCCCGGTGTTAATAATGCCTCAACATTATCTGAATTACCTACACCAGGAACTTTTCCACCCATATTAAATTTTAATGGGGAATTTCCAATTCTATTTTGAAAATTAGCAAAAGTATTTTTTATTAAATTAGCAGCATTCATTAATGTATTAGCTGCTGTCATTTCAATATTAATCAATGCATTATTAGCAGCTTGTTCTTGCTGTGATATTGCAGTTAATGATGCGATTAGCTTATCCTGTTCAGATGTTGTAGCTGCCCCAACAAATTGTGCCGCCTGTTTAATAGTAGCACCAGGAACCATTCTCAAGAAATCCTGTGCTAACAAACTCCTTCTTATATCTTTTCCAGTCATACCACCAGTTAATTCTACATCTGAAAGTGATTCCAAAAGTGATGATACACGGCCCCTCATTTCATCATTAAGTGTTTGAAAGCTACCAGTCATTATACTAGTTTGTAAGGCAGCAAAATCCATACTCATTGCATTTCTAGACTCGGCCCCACCAAGTATAAATTCCTCTATTTTTGAGTTCTTTTGATTGATTCCATTTTGGATTTTTTCAAATTTACTCATCACATCATTAGTTAGTTCAGACTGATCAGATAATTCCCTCAATCTATCAGTAGTTAATTTAAGTTGTTCACTCAATTTATTAAATTTAACAACCTGATCAGAACCAGTTATATTAGATCTTGCTAATATGTTTAATTCTCTTTGTGCATTTTTAGCGGCATTAGATAAATCACTTATATTATTTGCATTAATTCCAAATCTATTCAATGGAATCTGTGCGGCAGCATTTCTATTTGCTTGCCTTCTTGCCATATCATTACGCCCAGGAAAATTATCTCCCAATATCTTAGATATATTATCTTGCAATCTATTAGATATGTTTAGAGAATTTTTTTGAAGCTCACTAACTTTAGCAAATTGAGCATTCGTTTGCTCTATTGTTTTAGATAATTGAGCAAGTTGATTTTCCATTAAGGAAGCGGACTTATTAATAACATCTATGTATGACTGAGAATCAGTAATAACAGACTCTAATAATTGATTTATAAGTTCCTGTGTAATTATAGTATTAGCACCTTGCTCTTTAGCAATTTTATTAAATGCAAGAGATACTTGTTTACCAGCATTAGATCCCGCACCAATTCCTAATGCTTCTAGTAATTGTTGAGATGTTTGAATAGATCCTGGGCCACTTACTATTTCTGTGTTAAGTAATTTATCTTGTGCGGCTTGAAATATTCTAATTGATTCAGCTATATTAGCAGAAGCATTCTTTCCATATGACCCTAGATTTTTAGTCATTTCATCTATGGTTCGTAATGAGTCTACATTTAGATCTTTAACTGATGGTAATTGCAATTGCTTAAAAGACGCTGAACTACCATTAACTGCCGAAAGTAAATTATCTAATGAATTGGAAAATTTTTGATTATCAAACTCTATAGATGAAAGTGTTCTAAAGGCCCTTACCGTTTCTAGAGCACTCTCTCTTTGTGCTTTTTGTAATGCATTTAATTCTAAGGTGCTTTGCCTTTGTTTTTCATTGGCATCTAATGATTTGCGTAAGCCCTGTACGAAAGCATCATACGTTTCGCCAACTTTATCTTCCGGCAAAGAGGCTTCCAATGTAGATTTATAATTTACAAGAGCAGGAGATAATTGAGTAAATATTTGATCAATTGATTTACCTGATTTACCGAATGATTCAGAGGCTTCAAAAATCCCCGACTCTAATTGTGTTCTTGCCCCAGTTAATTTTGTATTTTGTTCAGTTAGGGCACCTTGTAATGCTTCCTGATTTTTCTTTTCAATATCAGTAAGTCCACGACTGCTACCAAATTTTCCACCAGTTAAGGTTTGCATCCATCCAGGCTCCTGTGATATAACATTCATTTGTGCTGCATTTAATCTAGCACTACTTTGGGCCTTTTTCTGGCTTGTCACTAATTTATTAGTTTCTGACGATAAGATAGATAAACTATCAACGGCATCTAGATTTTTTAACTTAGCAATATTAAGTGCGGAATCAAAATCTGATATTGATTTTACGGCAGTATAAGTAGCATCAACATATGAGTTTACCGCCTCTATTTGTACTTTTGATAATTCATCAAAACTTCCAGCAAATGAACCAAGAGCACCACCGAGGGCACCACCTATCGCACCACCAACCATGGTTCCAAAAGGGCCCCCTATAAATGTACCGATAGCGGCCCCTGCTACAGTTCCAATAGTAGTTACTATTAATCCAGTAGACTTTATACCAACGGCCCTTTGAGATTCCGCCATAGAATCCAATAGAGTTCTTTGCATATCTCCAATCTTTACTTTATTTCCTGACTCTATGCCCTTTACCAACTTATTAAATTCACCCTGTAGTTTTTCGGCATTACTACGAAATTTACTAGCATATAATTCAGTAGCAGATGCACCCAGTGCCATGCCCATAGTTAAACCTACTACAGTACCCTTTAACTTAGCAAAAGATTCAGGTAAAACATCACCAAACGCTGTTCCAATACCAAAAATAGCAGAGAATGTCATGGCGGATTGACCAATGGCATCAGCCATTGTTTGATCTAGAACACCAAATTGTGATGCTACCTGCCCAATACTTGATGACAATATACTAAAAGTTAATGCAGAACTTGATAATTTAGATGTAAAATCTTTAATAGCTGCTGGATTAGATCCAAAAGATTGCAATTGGCCCCTTTTTTCTGCAATAAATGCAGATACACCAGTTTTATTTATATCTGGTAATCCACTTGCAAAAGCTTTTAAATTCTTAGATCTATCAGTAACTATTTTATCATATGCTTTAATACGGGCCTCTTCTGCATCTGTCCCTTTATTAATTTCTTCAATAAATAAATCCATTGCTTGACTAAGTTCAGTTCCTTTAACACCGGCAGTGCCCTGTATTCCAAGTGATGAAAATATTGCCTCAGATGTTTTTTTCATTTGGCTTTCAGTTTCTGGTGGAGTTACCTTACCCCTATCAGCAATTCCAGACTTATAAGCTATTTGCCTATATAATTCAGTCATACTTGCCCTATTCTCTTGAACAACTTGTGGATTCACTGCTAGTCTATTAAACCTTCTCGACATTTTAATCGGTGGGTTTTCTAATCCCTCGATATATCCAGATGGATTTGGTTGACCACTATATAATGGTGGAAGATTTGACTTTTCACCCATAGTATGAATATAAGCTTTGTATTTTAATTTATTTTGGTATGCTTTATTTAATGATGGATTAGATTCTTGAAATCTAGTGTTAGGCATTACACCTGGGGGTGAATTAATTATTGGCTCAGGATATCGCACCATCTGTTCCGCTAAATCGTTTACTGGGCCCTTTACTCTTGGAGTAGTCGGCGTATTTTGTGATTTAATAATATTTGCAGATATTTTAGATATTGGTTTCTTAACTATATTTTGAGAATTACCACCACCTGTATCAAACATAGCATCTGGAATAGGCCCCAACCCATGTAAATCTGCATAATCTGACAAAGCACTAGGAGAAAATGTAGGTCTATTAAGTCTATTAGATAATTTATCAACTTCTTTTTGGAGTGATGTCTTTTCCTTTTCTAATTTTTTAATTTCACTTCTAGATTGATCCATTTCTTGCATTATGGAAATTTCATTAATTTTATTCTGGGCATCCATAATGCGTTTACGGACTCTTTCATTTTCTTTATTACTTAATTCCTTGTATGCATAGCTACTACCTTCCGCAAAATAACTCACAGGATTATTATTCATTTGGCTTAGGCGACTATAACCAATCTTTTCAGCAGATGATTTTTTTACAATAAATTCGCCCGGTGTTAACATAGCGGGAACTGTATCAGTCCCCTTTGCTAATCCGCCCGTTGCAAAGAATTTAACATCATCAATATATTGGCTCAAATCACCAGTGGTATTTTGGGAAATAAAGCGGGGAATTTTTGATCTTATAATACTATCGACAGATTTTCTTTCCCTTTGGTATTTAGCATCAGCAGCTACTAAATTCATATCATCCATTTGGGAAAAGATTAGTGATAAATTTTTTAAATCACTTGTAAAATCAAAATCATCTCCCTGACCAGGAAGTGGTATATTGGTAAGACTACTAACCAAACCCTCGAATAAATAACCACCTATTGTTCCTTTTAATCCGGTATCCTTTACCATAAAACCAGCAGTATTCATGAATGCGGATGGATTTATATTTAATTTATTTTTACTTAAAATCGCATCAGCTAAGTCCATCATAGTATTACTAAGCATCATTTGTAATTGCTCTGAAATAATACTATTTATAGATGTCTTATAATCTTGTCGTATGTTTTCTGTAGAAGGATAAAAGGCAGGAACATCATTAGCGGCAGCAATATTTAAATCTTTAACTGTTCCCGCTGGTGAAGATTTGATAATACTAGTATCTTTAATTTTATCAAGTTCTTGTTTATAATTACTACTTAAAATAGTAAATAATGTAGTTGGCCCACTTAATGTCATTGGTTTATTACCCTTACTAGTATTAAACCGAGTCGTAATAGATGGACCTTCTGCTAGTTTTTTTTCATCAACGAGTCTTTGAGCAGTTTGTTCACTCACCTCTTTATTAAATGCTGATAATTCAGCAGTAGTAACAGATAATGGTGGATTATTATTATATTTTGAGGCAATAATATTTTGTGCTGATGTAGTGAAATATTCATCAATATCAACATCATCATTGTTTGGGCTCTTAATAGTATAACCAAGACTAATAGATTTAGCCAATGATATAGGGCTAATAGATGAATACTTTTCAGTTAGTGATTGACCACCCTGTATGGAATTTAAACCCTTTTGTAATAAGTCATCCTTAATACTTTTACTAACTTGTACTGATTTGCCCTTTGGCTGTGTATCCATATATTCCTTGGGTTTACCGCCAACAGGATTCATGAATAAACCAGCAAATTTATCCCTCTTTACATTTAGAACAACACCACCATCTGCAAAATATTGAGTATATTTAGAATCAATCAATTCCTTAAATTTATCTCTATCATATCTTCTATATTTATCAATGTAAACACTAATTGTCTTAGTTGTTGGATAAATATCATCAATATTTGGACTTAATGAATTCAAATAGCCCCTTTTAGAATTTAATGACTTGGTTAATATAGTTAAATATGAATCAGATGTTGTAGACATTGATTTACCAAAATTTCTATCACTTTTAATCTCACCAAATGGTAAATCTAGAAAATCATTATTTGTATTAACCTTTTTACCAGTTCTTTTACTAACTATTTTTTCAAATGCTAATCCCTTTGCTAAGTTAGAAGCTTCACCACTTTTTTCCTCTGATATTTTAGCATTGACATAATTCTTTAAAGATTTCTTATCTGAACTTCTTAGTGGGTCTACTTCAACTGTATCATAATTCAATAATAAATTATCATCATGTCCACCACGCTGTTTTCCCCAATTCTTCTTTGAATCAATTATTTGCCTCAAAGTTTTAATTCCCTGAATACCATCCCTTGGATATAATTGGCTCGTTTTAACTGGGCCACCTTCAGCAAAATATTGTGGGTTGGCATTTATTTTTTGCAGATTAGATAATCCAATTTGTCTAACAGATGATTTCTTTATAACGAACTCACCCGGTGTTAACATAGCTGGTACAGTATCTGAACTACCAGATCCTGGAATTGAACCACCAGAATTTCTACCAATCACACCTCTGCCACCACCGAATCCACCAGAAAATATTGATACTAAACCCTTTCCTAATTGTACTGAAGCAAAAGCAGTAAGAAGTGGTAAAATAGGTTCCATAGATTCGGCAACCTTAATCATGGCCGACGCTATAGATAAAGATGTTCTAACAAAAAGTTGAAAAGTGTCTGATTTCTGAAATGTTCTAATTAAATCTTGAAATTCTTCCCTAACACGTTTAATCTGATTTTCTAATGATTGTTGTGCGATTACCTGATCTTCTGTCAAGCTATTAGTAGAGCCCTGTGCAACTGCTAGTGCTTGTTCTGCCAATGTAAATTGTTTAATTAACGGAATAACCTTACCGATCTGACGGAAACCACCTAATTCTTCAGTAATGGCCGCAAATCGAATGTCCCGTGGATCAATTTCACTTAGGCCCTGTGAAATACGTTTAATGGCCTCAAATGGGCCAATGAACTTACCTTCTAAATCTTGTAATTCAATACCAAGTTTTTGTAATTGTGATATTGTTTCAACACGCTGAATACGTGTAAAAATGGTCCTCAAACCGGTTGCAATACTTTCCGCAGATTCGCGAGTAGTAGCTCGTACAGAAGTGAAAAGGGACAATAATTCATTAAGGGAGCCACCAGCCGCCTCAAATGAACCCCCCGCCTTTCGAATGGTAGAAATTAAGTCTGATGATTCTACGGCGAATGCCTTAGAAACTTCGTTAATAGCACCAAGTGCCTGTTCTAGGAATTTAACATCGCCTCCAGCCCTAATCGCATCTTTTCGGAACTGACTTAATACTGCAATAGCACCTTCGGTAGTTTCTTCTATGTCATCGAATGACGCCGCTAATTGTGTTTTTGCCAATACTTCTAATGAGTCTTTTGTTTGTTTAGCTGAAAAACCAGCTTGTGATAATATGATAGCCGTATCTAATAGACCATCAGATGATAGACCAAGTGATTTAGATAAATTTACAACCTCAGTATTAAGATCTTGTAATTGTGCAACACTTTTCCCAGTAACCTGCGACAATACCAACATCTTCTTTTCGAATTGTATAGCTTCCTTTAGAGATGATTTAATAGATCTTGCTAAACCAACGAATGTGCCAGTAGCAAAACTAATAGCAGCAAATCGACGGGCCCCAGTTCCAATAATATCAGCAAGGGCCGAATATTCTTTACGTGCAATCTTTGAATTCTTAGTAATATTTTGAATTTCTTGATTGACTCTATTTAGGGCCCTTGGATCAGTTTGGGCCCTTACATCTATATTGACATTACCAAATTCACTTTTTAATTGATTTACAACCTTCGATAAATTACGAGGGCTCTGTAAATTCATTTCCAATGTCAAAGCATATTTAGCCATTCAATACCCCTTCAAAAAAAATGGGGTGAAAAAATCACCCCACAATTAGCTGATTTCATATAATTAATTACTCAATCATTCGGGTGTTTCCTTTTTCTTTCTTCCCTTCTTTGGGGCCGTAGATTCTTCTAGTTCTACCTCTGTATCTTCTTCTACTAAGACTGGTTTCCCATCATCATCTAGAAACGGACTAAATTGAATAAGTTTTTCACCATTTTCATCAACTTCATTACCATCAAAGTCAACAAAATATTGTTCACCATTTTCACGATATGCAACATATCGACCATCTTCATTAATTAATTTACCACTAGCATCAATTAAATGACCATCTTTATTGATTAATCGTAAATCTTTATTAGCAAACTTATATTTAGTTAAAAATTGATTTTCAAATAAATTATTATAATAGTCTGGATCTAAACCATATAGATCACTAGCTAGTTCTGATGCGGCCCTATTAGCCCAAGTCTCATTACTGCTATTTTCATATTCTTCTAGACTTTTCCAAATCCTATTACTATTTTGATCTACAACGCATGAAATCACGAATGCATCAAACCTAGCATTATCAGCTTGACCTTCCGCAGAATTATTCTCATACTGTTGCCGTTCACTAATTAATTCATTAAATTCGGCCCTTAACTTACGTGTTTGTAGAGCTATTTCACGGGCCTTTTGCAATGGTATACCACCAGACTTTAGAGCACTTTCATTATCTCCAATCTGCTTTAAAATGCCCCTATACTTGCTTTCCTTTTTGTCATCCCATACACCCTGTTCCCGCATATAATCATTGAGTTTTTGTTTTAGAATTGCCCCATTTTCCAATGCAGTCCTAAATGCCTTATTATATGCCGCCTGACTTTCCCTATAGTCTTTTACATTGGGCTTTTTAAGATATACGGTTACTTCTTTTCCCTTATTATCTACTGAATCAACTTTCTTTAAATCTGACATATTCCTATTCCTCTATTGGTAAAACGATATTTGTATAAAAATCCACCTTATAATTATCAAAATCCTGGTGTAATCCACGTATTTGATTATTTCCCTTATCTAATATTTCTGAACGAATTTTTTCAAATTGTTCACCGTCAACATATTTTTCTATAGTTGCAATCGCCCCTATCATTGTTGTATTGATTCTTTTACTACATACATTATATAGTTTTTCCCTAGCTAAATGCCTATTTTTTTCCTCTCTTTTTTTCCTAAAACTCATTATTTACTCCTAAATTTTTGATTAAACATTTCATTTTTTCTCTGCATTAATTCCAACTGAACATCATTAAATTTAGTATCAGTAACTTTATCAACACTATTATTAATAATATTTTGTCTATCATTGATTACAGATCTGGCCCACTGATCATTCATATCATAAATCTCTTTAGCCTCTTCTGCATTCTCAGCAAAAATCATGATTTCTTTCGAATTTCTAATTTTCTCATTCTTTATGCCACCCTGAATGGCCCCTTGCCTTTTCTCCTTTTCCCTTTCCCTTCTTGTTTTTAGCATCCATCCGTCCAAACAATCATCATCATTTAAAATATTTTCTGTTGGACATTCTGGATTTTCATATATGTTATCATACATTATAGAGTATGAACAAAGGGTAATTTGATCCCTAGTATATTCTGTGGTTGGTTTTTTAAATAGGTTTCCACCATTTTTAGCAGATAACCACATTGGCCTCCATGGCTCATTACGAGCTATATATCTTAATTCTGTATTATCTATAATATTTTGCTTATATAGAGAAAGTGCCATTGATAAATCTATTTTCCCATCCCAATTATACTTAGATCCATCAATATTAAATGCAGAATGAGAAATGATCCACATCATACGTGAATTTTCAGCGACTCCATCACAACTAAGGTGATCCATACTATGCTTTGATGAAAGCAAATTGGTAAATGATTGATTTTTTGATAGTAATTTCCTTTTGCATTCTTTTAAACCCTGTTTATCAAATGCATTTTCATAACATTCAATTTTCAAATTATCAATTTCCGTTTTAATTAATTCCAGTTCCTTGTCATATAGTGGATTCCATATATCATACTCATTTAACAATATATTTATTTCATATTCCGTATAAACACCGGTTAAATAAGCATATTCATAATTAGAATCATAAAGCTCAAAAGATTCTAATAGTAATTGTGGAGTAGGCTCGTTTATAAAAATAGAAAGGTCGCCATACTTAATAAGCTGGCGACCATTAATTATTCTATATAATAGAAGATTTAATCTATTGTCCTTCATATGGTCCTAGTAAAAATTTAACTCCAATATGATTGGCCGTTACTTACCTTAATATCATTATAAGTGGAATAAGAATAGGTAACAGTTGCAATACCACCGCCAGTATCGCCCCCTTGGTGACTTACAGAGGTAAGTTTATTTTTATTACCTAAGTTAATTGAGGTTCCCAAAGTATCGCGAATGAGGATGGACCTAGTCGGGTTGTTTGCCCCAGTTCCAGAAATTGCAATTAAATCACCGCGTGTAGCATTAACTTCGAATTCGCATGTAATTTCGAATGGGAAAGTTGCATACTTGAAGTAGGGGCCGAATCGACCTTGTTCCAACATGTCTTCGCGGCCAAAGTTGGCAGTAATAGTAACGGACTGTAGACCGCTACCGGGTGAACCAACTGTATTAAGCTGGGACATAACTTCCGCAGGTATAATTGAGTTTGCTATATCAAACTTGGCCCTACGTGCTACACCAACATTACCAGATGGAGTGTGTGAACCATTGATAACGGCTGCTGTTGGACCACCGCTACCATATAGAACGGCGGGTGATGATGCCATACCATAATTGGCACTATTCCAGAATTTATTATTACCAGTTAATGTGATGGATTCAGTGGCATTACCATTAATTGGATATGTATATGTGACAGAACTTAATGTAACGCCCGAGCACATAACAACATTATTTGGCGTATTACCAGAAATAGATGAGACGGAATCACTATATAGTGCCAAATATGCATCGCATACAGAATTTGATGCCGACACAACATTGGTTTTACCAATTTCGCCAACGGCCTGTAGATATAGCAATTTATGACCGTCAATAACCTTTTCGACAGTAATTTCTACTTCAGAAACTTCATCTTCATTACTATATAATTCTACCTGCCCATATTCAAACACTTGTTCTAGTGTAAAATTGGTATTGAGGCCAGCACTTTGCACGCCCTTCATGACTTCGAATTGGGTGGATGATGCATTATTATGACCAGACTTAGCAATAGCTAAGGCTTGACAAGCGTAAAATAGTCTATTATTTGACATTTATTTTCTCCGTTTTATATTGTGCGATATTATATAAATACACAAGTTATATGGGTTTAGTTTCTGTGGTGCATCTAATAGTAGCCATATATAAACCTGGACTCAATTCCGTAATTGTTGGAGAGCCCATGTCATGAATATAGCAAAACCACTTAGAGTATAAATTGATTAACTGCTTGTATGTTTTGGGTGAAATATTTAATGATCCATTTATATTAAGTGGAAAATCATTATTAGTGGCTATTTCATTAACATCATATAAGTATATTAGTTTATCATTATTATATGATATATTATCTATAATTGATACACATTCAGTATCTGTTTCTGATAATACGGTGAAAATAATATCATTATATCCATATTGACCGCCGCCTAATTCAAATGGTTTAAAATATTTAGCGGGTGTAACATTTACTAATACAGACGGTAATTGAACCCGAGTATTACCAAATTGGGCCCATGAACCATATGATGAATTTTGTAATTGCGGAGATTCAGCATTATTAGAAAATTTTTGAATTTCCCTAAACCATGGATGCCCGATAGACGGCTGAACATCTATCCACTTATGAGATCTGGCTATATATATATTAGAAGATGTAGAAATAGGTGTATTAAATACAACACGCCCACTTTTATAATTAATATTATATCCGCTACCTATTGGAATAAAGGAATTATTCACAAATAAGCCAGAAATAGAAATGGGCGATCCAACAGTTGTTCCTGATTCCCAGACCCAATTATTTCTATGAGATTGCCAAACTTGCCCATTACTATATGATGGGTCGGCCACATTATAAAGTTTGTGTAATTGGCCCCCAGAGATACCAGAGCTTGGTATATTAATATTAATAAATCCACCCCCATCTAGAAATTGCCAATCTAGATATGGTATTATATTAGACTTAATAATATTAGTCATTGATTGCATTAGTTTAGGGCCCTATCTATAGATAATCTGACATTATTAATAAAGGAGGGGTCACTAATGGCCCTAGTAATAAAATTATTATCCATAGTTCCAGAAAATTGTTCGTTAACTCGAAAAAATCTTGATGATGGAACCATGATTGCCATTTCACTACGGCCGACATTATTTTTATATAATACACGATAATTATACACAACGGCGGCATCACCATAATTCAACAACCAATCAAGCCATGGTAATTCCTCATCTTTTTCTGTTATAATAATAGATGTGGGCAGATTTAATAAATTTAAATATGTTATAGGCTGTACATTAATATTATAGCCACCAACAATATTGCCAGCCCTATTACGAGTATCTACATCAATATTGACAGATTGTGCGACTGAGTTTGCTATATCACCCGTTGGATCAAAATTTAAACCAAAATCAGCCTTTAAAATACCGTCTCGAACAGATTCCATTTCTGGACAGTTATAAACGGCCTCATAAATGTACGTTCTAAGATAACCTGAAACTTTATTTTTATTTGTTTGGAACAATTTAGATGATAATTTAGTTATTTCACTACTTATATTCTTTTTAATCTTAGTGAATGTTTCTTTAATTCTAAATCTAATTGTCATCTGTTCCCCATATATTAATTATATATTTTTTCGGGTTATCCTTAAAACCAGTGGGATATGAGGGACTTTTTTTATAATAACGATTTATTTTGAAGTTCTCAATTCCACTATAATTGACTGTTAAATATGCGGCCCTTTCTATTTGGGGCAGATATATAGAATCTGTATATGTTTGTATTGAATTACTATTTATATTAATATTGTCTGGAATAGGAACAAAGTCTGATTTTTTCCAATAAATTCTTGTTGGAATTTCTAAACTTTCTATTTCTTCTAGAGATCCACGGCCACTACAATATGGGCATGGCATTCCATTTGAAAATGGTGCGGGTCCGCCCGCCCGATAAATTGATATAGAGGCCGCATTAGAAACAAGATTATTTTGATAACAATTGGGGCACGGATTTAATTTAGAAGGAAAAAAAAGAATACATGTCCTTTCGCAATATTCTTTTACGAAATTATTATATATGTCATATACTTGAGTTGGAATATTAAGGTGCATAGCTTTCTTTCATTCGCCCATCTAATCTTTGATTTAGGGCCGCAATACTTTCATCCTTTTTGAGAGTATTCACGGCCAAAACATTATTGGTTAAAACGGCGGCTAAATTTCGCCCGCGTGGCACACCAACAACAACACGGTTGGTTTGAGGTTGTTCACTACCTGAACGAATTTTTTGTGCTACTGCCATCTTATTTCACCTTCTTCATCTAATATGTGGTAATTTTCTACTAAGTAACTTGATACATAATAGGGGCTAATAATTCCATAAAAACTTTCAGAACTTTTATTTCTCTTATAATCATATTCAAGTGAAGCATATAAATCAGAGACTATTTTAGCTGCCGCCTGTAATTCCCGCCCCATCCCAGCTAAACTAATGGAAGAGGGGCCATCCTTAATAGAAACTGAACTGGCCGCCTTTGCTTTTATTTCACTATTTAATAATATCATGGAGGCTTTATAGGCCGTTAATATATTAAATGCTTTATCGTTATTCATAAATGGATCTGGCGTGATTGTATTAGTAGCTATATTAATCGAATAATCAGTATCTAATGATACATCATAACTAACTTGGTATGCCGCAATAGTTGCCAAAGATAATAAACGAGAATCGGAGTATTGCTGAACGGCCGCTTCACACGACATATCTCCAACAATACCCCTAATTAATCTCAGTATATTAACTGCCCACATATTCATATTCCAGATTTTTATTATCCTTATACACATCATAAATTGTATCGGATATTTCTTTTATGGAAAATGGGCCCGTATTATATCCATTTGACATCTGCTGCTTAATAAAGCTACGAAGCCGTATTTTAGCAAACCATGGACTTTTCTTGAGCCATTCTATAACATAGGGCATAATTTGTGCTAATAAAGTAATTATTGCAACTAAAGTAGCTGGATCTATACCATATTTTCGATCGCCATTACTAATTTCATCGACATTATTCTTATTAACATTAAATAGACGTTCGATGACTTTTATTTCCATTTCTTTCATTGGGTGCCCCTTTTAAAATTTATTCTTAACCCAGTCTATAATGGACAATCTTTTGCCAGGAATAGTTTCATCCTTTGAAATATCAACACTAATTTTATTAACATCCTCTGGTTTAACTACATTGGTGGGAGTTAACCAACGGCGTAAAAAATCTAAACCAAGTGTTAAAGCCAATGCTATAAGAGCATTAGTTGATCCGCCTATTGCTTCTAATTCTGGAATGACTGATTTTGCCACAAAATCCATAACAGCTACAAGGGCCGTTATAGCAGCTAAAGTAAGCCATTTTTTAATATCTAATTTATCTATCTGGCCGCTATTTGACATAGTATCACCATATTTTTGCGAATGATTTTAACTTATATAATTAATTACTCATAACAACATCAGATAAGATAGCCGATGGCTCATCTGGAACTAATATTGATATAACTTTAGTATCGTATATTTCAGATGATGATATTTCTAATTTATATTCTGTATTTCTTAATAATACTAATTCAGCATATCCATTACTATCAGTTGTTGCATTTTGTATGGTATTAATATGAAGTGAGGCATTATTTATTTCAAAACAATCAGATAGGCGTGCTATAATATTTGCACCATTAATTGGTAATATGCTTACAGTTCCCTGAGATTTTATAAATAGTTGTAAAACACAAAGTTCATCCCCTAAATCTGGTACAACTAATTTTTGTAAATTAATAATTTGACTTAAATCTGCATTTGGCATATTTATAGTAATATCATTAACAGTTTGATATCCAGTAGGAGTAGTCACACGAACCGTATATGTTTCATTTCCATCAACATTAATACGGGCCACACCATTTTCATTTGTAAAGCCCTTAGCAGTTTTACCAACTATTGAGAACTGTACATTTTTAACGGCATTGCCATTATCAAGTGCAGTGAATGACAACTGATAGGGCCCGAAACCAGCTATATTTGGTTGAACAACACGTAATGTTGCATACATAGTATAGGAACCATTTGTAAATTTATATCTAGCAGTACCCTCTTCTATTGGTCTATCTTGTGATGCATATGATAAGGCATAATAATATCGCGTACCCTCAGCCCGTAAATATGTTATATTGCCAGCTAAATTTACATATGGGCCGTTATCTATTGATACTTGTCCACTTATAACATCAGTGTTGTTTGGCCAACTGAATGTTAATGGCTTATCATCATCTAATGATCTTTCTGTAATATATGCTGGATTTGGTTGTAATGCTGTTAATACATTTTGTGGTAATAGAACTGCTGTTCCTATTGTATTATCAGTAGGGACTCCAACTGCTACTTGGTTAGCTGCTGGTACTATAAGTGTTCCTGTTCGATCACCAAATTGATAAACAATACCAAAACGAACATCAGAAGTTGCTGGACTTTGATTGCTGATTGAGGAATCAATAAGTGTTTTAGTAGATCCGTTTGGGGTGAGTCGGAATTGTGCCGTCGTGTTAGCATTATTCTGTAAAAAAATTGCACCTGATACTGGAATCGCTCCATAAGTTCCAAAAATTAGATTTTTAATAAAAACTCTGGACGCTTGATCCGCATTCGTGCTTTGATAGGCTACAGACTGTAAATTGTTACCTCCTGGTCCAAAATCATTTCCGATTGCATTTTCGATATAAATTTGAGTAGTTCCGCCAGTATTTCTAACAGCGGCTCTACTGCTTAAATTTCCGGCAATTGCATTTACAATGTTTACAGTACCAGACCCCAAAACTAATACGGGTACACCATCTGCGGCCCCAGAAAACAAAGCTGTTTGTCCACCATAGGCGTTTGTTATATTAGTCGTACCGGAGCCACTATGAACGACACCATGTACGGTTCCACTTGTTGTGCCAATCCCATGATAAACGTTATTGACGTTTAAGACGCCGGGTCCAATATTATTAACAATTCCTACTGTAGTGATAAATAGTGCATTAGTTGCTGAGGTACTTCGTACATCTCTAGTTATGGTTGCAGTTCCAGTACCTTGTAAAAAAAATATGGAAGTAATACCAGTTCCAGACGACCATATAACATCACGACATTCTACATTACCTGATCCGGTAATACTATAACATATAACACTATTACTAGGTGCGTTTATTATTAACGCATCCCTGAATGTTACTTTTCCAGATGTATGGGTAAATCGAAATGCTGTTGTACTGCTTCCATTTATCACAAAATCGCAATCTGTAAATGTTAGATTTCCACCTGCATTGTTTATTTCGGTTTGAGATATTAAGTAAGATCCTGTACTGGTTGCTTCAAAAGTAATACCAGTAACAGAAATGTTTAAATTGATCGTGAATGTTCCAGTTCGGACTATATCTCCTGGTTGTGGTTGAACGCCGCCAAAAGTAACGGCATAGTTGTTGTAATTTCCAGTTGCTACAGCGGTTACAATTGCCATAAGTTAACTCCGCAGTTGATCGATCACTTCATTCAGTGTTGGCGTTGGTTTATTATCTTGTTCTTGTTGATTAATCCACATAAGAGCCTTTTGATATAAACTAATCCAACTTTCACGCAATGTATTATATTGGTGCTTTCTCATTTCTCTCTCAATATCTATTTTATGCATTTCTCTTTGCATCTGAATACTTTCAATAGTAGGTTCAGGCATTCCTAGAACCTGCCATCTTTTTTGATGTATTATACAATAAGATAAAATAAAATTGGTTAATTCATCGGGCCATTTAGCAATTTGAGCTATTTGACGTATTTTTATTTGGGCGTGTTTATCAGAGAGGTCTGTTCCTTCTGTTGAGGCCGCAATGAAAACAGCTTTAGCCTCAGAATCAGAGGCTGATACAGCATCAAGTGAATTTATAACTTTAGTCCTATATCCACTATCAGGAAATGCCTCTTCTATATTGCCGAATCTTAGCTTTTTACCAGTCTTTACAACTACATCTTCCTGCAAATACTGTAATATTTCTTCATTACTTTGTTCCCAGTTAATCATGACATTCTCCGTTTTAAAAAAATTCGCCCCTATCATTACTATTAAGTGCCAATACACCAGTTAATATCTGCTCTGATGTTGATTGTAGTGCTAGTCCAGACTGAATGTTTCCAATTTGTGTTGATGATAATGATGCTTTTATTCTTCCACTTTCAAGTTCATCTGGTAGACGGTCAAGGATAGGTGTAAAGTCAACATCAATTTCGCCGATCCCCTCTAAGATAGAAGTGATTCCAGTTTCCAATGTTTCTTGTTCTGCTAACCCATCCCGAATTGCATCAATTGTTTCTTGATCCAATGAAGTTGGGATCGCTGAAATAGCTTCTAATATAGAATCGGAAGTTAATTCGACCAGTGATCCAACATCTTGAACACTTGCCTCAAGTGCTAACCCATTTTGAATTTCTGCAACCGAATGAACATGACTATCAGGACGAATAAATCCAATTTCACCGACAACAGGAATACCGCTTAATGGTTTTTCAAGCACCACCACGCCGTACTCTGTTTCCTGGGTGTAGGTGATGATGGTGGAGTTCTCTCCTGCTAGGGTCCCTTCTTCGTCCATGTACAAGACGCTGTTTTGGAATGATCCGTTTTCGAATCCGGTTAGATTAACAGAAAACGTTGTTGCTGTTGCAGTTACATCGTCTGTAATTTCGAATTCGATAACAGGGTTTGCTTGTCTTAATTTCTTTAATGTCCAAGCAAGACTATGGTTGGTGTCGTCGTAATCCCGAAGATCGGCTTCATGAACACCGTCAACTATGTCAGGAATGTTTGCGGAAATTGCCGCTGCTAAGATTGCTGGATCAAGAATTAAACCGGTTCCGGTTTGTAAAAATCCGGTATATCCGTAAGTCACGCCGCCTGCAACATTTTGCGTAGATGGGAGTGTTGGTGCATTTAATTGGAATGGTAGTATTTTCCCATTCAAACTGGAAGACGCTGTGTACACCATCGCATCTTGGGATGTTTGGTTTATGATTGTGTTGGTTGAAACTATGGTTGTATTACTTATTAGTATTCTTCCACTATTATTGATAGTAGTATTTGATAAATTGAATAAACAACCATCAACATAAAATGTAGAAGTGGCTAATATAGAAATTGTCTGATTCTGGATGTTTAAAACTGAACTACTACCATTGCCCGCTATAAAAAACGCTGTAGAGTTAGTTGACTGATAGTTTCCTGTAAAATTAAAAGTACAAGACCCGGTACCTACCGAAAAAATTCTTTGTATAGAACCCGATATGTTTCCTGTATAGTTAAAAATGCCCGATCCCGAGGTAGCACTTATTAAAATACCAGCACCGCTTGTAGAAATATCTCCCACAAAGTTAACAGTAGAGACCGCTTGAAGCGAGATAAGAGTTTGCCCGCTTGATACATTGATTGAAGACGTACTACCGAGATTTGAATGATTCCAACTACTTCCGTTAGGGGAACTTCCGTTTAGACTCACTAACCGGAAACAGTTAGCACTTATTGTGAAATACCCAATTGTGTTAAGAATTGTAGCAGATCCAGAAACTGAGGCAATTTGTACTGATTGTGCGGCGTTATACAATTCATTTTGTGGGTTACTGTCTTTTGCATAAAAATTAAGTGTTCCACCATTTAAATCAATTATTCTATTTCCGGCAGTAGTATTTGACGCGGTTATAGACCACCGCCCAATAAAAGTAATAAGCATTCCAGCAATAACATTAGTGTTGCAAAGTTTATTACCAAGTAGATTGTTTGTGCCCGAAAGAAAAAATCCATTTGTGGCCGTAATCGTTCTTGTTGTTCCGCTGATCTCGAATCGACCACTTATAGTATCCCATGTAATACTTTCGGCTACAAAATCAATATCAAAAAGTAGTGTATGTCCTTTAATGATTAAGGTGTCACCTGCTTGCGGAATCTGAGCCGGACTCCAATTCGTAGAAGTTGTTAAGTTTACATTTCCGGTTGAAGTCAAAGTTGCCATATCAAACCCACAAGGTTGAAATTTCTTCTATTAAAGATTCTTCTTTCAGTTTTCCAGAACTTATCAGGTCAACAACTTGATTTGAGAACCGTTGCCACTTATCTCGCAATTGTGATATGCGTTGAAATTCTTGGTTGGCGGAAATACTTACATTATGAGATTCTCTCATTTTTTGAATAGAGTCTAATGTTGGTTCTACCAATTGCATAAATTTCCATCTGGGACCAGTCCACAAACAATATGATAAAACAAATTCAGTTAATTCATTTGGCCATTTTCCAGCTTCGGCAATATATTTAATTTGCATTTGTGCATACTTATCAGATAAATCAGTACCATCACTCGCAGCAGCAATAAATACTGCTTTTGCCTCAGCACTCACAGATGACATTAAATCAACAGATTTTATAACTATGGTCCTATATCCCATATCTGGAAATCTTTTCTCCACATCATCAAATTTTAAACGATTACCAGTTTTAATATAGATAACTTCATTTAATTCATTTAATATTTCTTCATTGGATTTAGACCAGTTAATGTTCATTATTTTTCTCCAATCTAGAAATTCTAAGCGAATTATAAGTATCTATAAATAATGTGTCTTCCTTTAATTTTTGTAGATCCTTTTCTAATTTTAGCTGTTTTGATCGGCAGGAGAAATATGAAGAGACTAGCAAATATGCTATTATTGTAATAACTATATACAGTAGGTATTCTAAATTATTATTATTGGCTATGAAATCATAATTATTCTGTGTTTTCACAATCCTCTCCCCTAATCCAACAAATCATCTGAAGTGCTAGTTTTATAGGATTCATATCGAATGTTGGTGCTGATATAAGCCAGTCACGTATTGCTTCTAATATATCCATAATTTAATACACACAATTAAAAGTAAAGGAAATAAAAAAGGGGCCACCCAAAATAAGGATGACCCCTTTATGAAATCAAATAATTAGAATGAACCAGCTATAATTCGGCGACCGTCAAGAACGGCGAAACCTAGTTCCATCCAACCGTAATAACCCTGACGTTGTGACCTATGTAGGACAGGATCAGCAAAAATTTCTAATGCTGAAACAACCGGCATAATGAAACTATCATTAGCTGAACGATCTAGTCCAACAACAAGCTCTACGTCGCCTAGCCCCAATGACCCACCGAGATCATCAAGGAAATAATTTTGGTACTGTTGACCATCACCAAATTCATATAGGTCTCGCAAATTAATCCCGAAAATTCGGGTAAGTGCTGGACCACCATCTGGTGCAGTATACATTTCTCGACGAGTTACATCATCAATTTGATCGACGTTCCAGTTCCGAATATCTTCTACCGCTTCTAGAGAGGTATAAATATCGGTTAGGCGACCGCGTGATGTAACACTGTTCCCGCCACTATTACGCAACATAACAGTCTTCATAAGAGAGATTAGTCGCTTAGTAAACTGACCCGCTGCTGCATCTACATCATATACAGAAATGTTTCGGTCAACAGCGGCAGCCAATAGGGTGTGCCAACCGTCATCATTAATCTTGGCAACGAATGATGCTTCGAGAATTTCCATGGCCCGAGCAATAACATTCCAGTTAGCTTGCTTTGCATACTTCAATAGAAAGTCTATTGAACTAGTGATGCCATAATATGGAACACTAACATAATCACTTTCTACGGTTCGCTCTGGAATTCGTCCATGTCCAGGATTAGTATATGCAACGTGCTCTAATTCAGTACCAGGAGCTAGAAGATCCAATGGAAATTCAGGCTGAGTACCGGGCTGAAGAGGCATTGCTTCATAAATATCGGTAACAATGTCACCAAACAATACACCCTTACGCAACGGTGTTTCTAATGCTTTTGCAATCTCTTGCTGTGCTTCTAAAGCTACCTCTCGATTGCCATCGCCGGATTTACGGTATAAATCAAGAATTGCTTCATCTGGTTGTATTCTACGACTCATTATTATTTCTCCGTTTAATTATTGTGTGACAGGTAGATTAACTTCAACCTTGGCATAACCATCTTGATCTCTGGATGATAAGAATGTGCCAATAACTAGTGCGTTGTTAGCGATATTACTGGTTGCAAGATTTCCACTTTGGCCAATAAATACGTTCCCACCCGCAACTGGAGTGCCCTGAATTAGGTTGGTAACAACATAACCCTTTCGTAATAGAGTTACCTTCCCATTAACCTGAACTTCATTGCGATATGGATTAACACGAACACGGGTTAAATCATAATTCTTAACATCATTTAGTAATATACCAATAGGTCTTACACCAGATGGATTAGCTGCATAACTTACTATTGCAACACCTTGATCCATAGCTGCTCCTGACCCGCCCGTAACGAGTGATGCGACACCACCACGTTCTGCAACGCTAGTCATGAAGAAGCTAATATCGGTTTGCATTTCATAACGATCTGTCTTTAAAGCCATTATTAATTCTCCTATATTATTTCTTGTTAGCTTTTTGAGTTGTTTTTAATATACTTGCGAAATACTGCTCGGCAGCGGTTGCTACGCCTGAATTATCTGTATTGATGTCACTAACACTAGCTGAACTGGTTTTATCAACATCGTCTAGAATATCTTCTGATGCTTTTTCTTTCATCATTTCTTTCTTTTTCTTTTCTTCTTCTTCCATCTTAGTCTTATCTTCATACATCTTGCCCTTAGATTTCTTAATCGTCGCTATAACCTTCTCGAATGATTCATCATCTAGGCCAGATAATTCAGCAACTGTATTTTCAACATCATCTACGCCAACATCTGATAACATAGAAGAACGTCGAGCCACTGTTCTCTCAAGTTCAAAAGCCTTAACTTTTTCTGAAAGTTGTAGGTTTTGTGACTCTGCATCTTTTAATTGGGTATTTGCTGCTTCATATAAAGCAACAATTTCATTTAATTTAGCTGAAACTGAACCAATGTCTTCCTTGGCACTAGCTAAAGATGCTTCCAAATTTTTGATAGTAGTAGTTTTTTCATTTAGTTGGCCTTCATAAGCATCAAATTTAGCCTTTGAAGTTTCTTCACTAAGTTTAGTTTGTAATTCTTCGGCTTTCGCCTTATATGCAGCTAATTCTTTTTGAATAGCTTCAAATTGCTCTTGAGTAACAGGCATTTCATTATTCTCCATATCTGCTTTTGAAGTGTCACTAGTTTTAAGTATTATGCTACTAGGATTAGCAGGCTTATCTACTAAGCCCTTACCTATAAAATTTATATTTTTAAAAACTCGACCTATCTGATAATCTTCATATACACCATTTCCACCATATTTTTTCAAATATTTGGTTAAATATGCTGTAGCTTCATTACGTTCTACAATTTGTAATTGATCATCAGAGCCATATAATCCATAATCAAATGATTCAAAAGAACATTCCATGGATACAAACCATTTATCAGAATTTTGTATCTCACTTATAATATTATTAATTCTTTTGCGTTTATCTTCCTCTATCCACTCTTTATAAATCAAAGCAGAAGATACTATATGATATGGATCATTTGGTGATTCATCGCCATTATAAACATTACCGGAACCATCTAATACATAAGTACCAGTAATATGGCCGATTATATCATTTTGATTATGCATGAAATTAAATGGCTTATTCACTGGCGAATTTTTAGCAAGCCATAATTGTTCTTTAGTAAAGATATCATCATTCTTATTTTTTCCGACACTAGCTAGAATTGCTTTGAGTGGAAATAAGCCAGTTAAATTAGAAATTTCACTAGCAATAGAAAGCTGATCTAAAGAAAGGTCAATGTTAGGAATGTATTCTGTATCATCTAATTGATATGCTTTAGAAGTTAATACAAATGAATTATCATTTGCAATATCAGCTAAACCATCTCTAATTTCTTGTTTGAATACTTTAATCAATTTTAATTTCCTAATATTGTATGTGCGATAATATTAGTTACACAATTCAGAATATGCTAATGCATAAATATTACGCATATCATCAAGTGTTGGCATTGTTTTATATTGTTTTATGAACTCTTCTTTTAATTCATATGATAAGGATAAAAAATCATCTGAGGGCTTTTTATTATCTTGTAATGCGGCCAAAATAGATTCGTGTGTAATTTCTGATAATACTGGTAGTGCTACCAAAACATTTAGCTTGAGTTTTTCTGCCGTTTCAAATTCCTCCTTGGTGAAACTTCTCACATCCTTCTTATTGAAATGGGCCAAACAAAATGTATTAATATGTTTAGAAATTTCATCTTGGGCATTAATAGCCCATAAAGTGGCGGCGGCCATTTTTGAACGTGGTAGCACACGTTTTTGCTTTCTAGCAGTTGTGTCTTTAACACTTTGGGGCCTGCCACCAGAAGGGCCCGACTTTAATGGCTTCTTTGCATTGCCACTACCAGAAACATTACGAGAAGGAGAAATAATAGGGGGCTTTTGATATGGTATACCAATTTCCTCATAATATTCTTTAGCATTAATATTGTCTTTTTGAATACCAAGTTTAATAACATCATTTTTATGATTGGGCGAGTGATAGGGGCTGGCTTTAGGAGGGGCCTGATATTTATCCCTTTGTTTACTTTCCCTTCTAACCCTAGTTTTTTCAACACTCGGAATCTCTTTAAATCTTTCCAATAATGTTTCCTCACTTATAATGTCACGATCTACTAATTGTATCATAAGACTCTTAATTGCGGCCTCATCTGACAATATAATGTTGTCAAAGTGGATTTCAGGGGCCACAGTGAACCCCATAGCTTTCTGAACTATTGCTATTTCATGTGTCCAAAACTTTAATAAAACATCTCTACCGTATTCTAATCTTTCTATAAGGGTTTTTAGAGAAACATAATTATTAGTATAACCGCCACCAGTTTGGCCACCGGTTAATGTTTGTGGAATACCAAGGCCCGCATAAATACTACTTAAAACTGGTTGATATTTTTCAGATCCTAAAAACTTATAAACCTGACTATTGCTTTCTTTAAATGTTAGGTCGGGCCCCCATACTAAATCTATTGTGCCACCAGTTGTATGAGAGGCTAATATAGAACGCAACTTATCAAGAATGGGCTTTTGTGGAACTATTTTGTGTTCCAAGCTCCCAAGCGTCCATAATCTAACATTAGAAATAGCACCATCTAAGGCCGCTAAATCCGCCATCTTCATTTTTTCTAACATAACAACATCATCAAGAATGGCATAAATCATAGGATTAGCCCATGGTAGCCAATCATCTTTTTTATAATAAAAGACAGATATGTTATTTTTATTTATATATACTTTATCTCTTTCTACACTTTCTATAATGGATGAATATGTGGGCATATTACTATTAATAGCCTCCATCATATCCTTAGTTATTCTTTTATATAACCTATATTCATTACCGGATAATTTTTCGGCCTCAAGAGTTATTGGATTAACGAATTCATAATTCCATGGAATTTCACGCTTATTAGCCTCAACATCATCAAAGCTTTGGGCCGCAATAGATGTTTGGAGTGTTTTTTGTTGCTTCTTAGTAATTTTAGCCATTTTTCTTTCAATGACTACATTACCAATTCTATATAGATAATTTAAAAAACGCTCAGATCGTTCTTTACCATTTATTTTTCTAAACCAATTTCTATAAAATTTCTCAACCGTTTTATTAGTATGAACTATTGTCATTCCTTGACATGCAAAGTCTCCCATTAAATCAATAACATTACGAATTAAACCAACTTTATCATATGCATCCATGCATAATTTCATAATTTGTTTTTGTCTTAAATTGACTGTTTGGCGGCCATTATAAGACTGTGCATCTATATGATTTTGAGTGTCTCTAACACTTGGTGAATTATATAAGGAACCAGATGCAAAATTTATATTTGAAGAATCACCCTTATATACAGCATCATACATGCTGGGATTAGAATTGGCATATAATGAAGCTAGTTGTTGCTTATCATTACAACCTAAATAAAGAGGATTTTGCGACATTTATTAATCCTATTGATAATTATATTGGCAATTACATCAATAGGATATACTCAATTCATATTAAATTGGACTTACAAACCAAGATGGTGCAATATATGAACTTTGCTGTCCTGTGTAGTAGAAAGAATCGGTAGCAAAACCCCCAACAGAACATGATGAACTATCAATAGTAAATTGTTTCTCTTGTCTAGCAGACATATTGGCCATAAGTAGAGCGGAATATCTATCTTTGCGAAGTTTTTCCTTTTTACCAGTTCCAATCTTACTAGACGGTGTATCCCACTGCTCACGGCCCCCAGGTGTCTCTTTAATTTCAATCATTGATAATTCGTCTTTTAAGTTCTCTATTTCCATGACGCAATCTTCTAGTGTGTCATATACCCTATTTTTTCTGGAATCCTCTTCTGATGCTATGGCGAGTGATATTGGATCAAAATATGGAAATAGGATAATTTTATCTTCCAGATCTTTTCTCAGACCATGATTAGCTTCTCTTACCCAGTCGGCACGCGAAAATTGACACATTCTCACAATATGTAGGCCGGGATAATAATCTGAGTCTTTGGGCTTATCAGGGTCTATTACTTCCCATATAGGTAATTCACCATCTTTTATTTTATCCTTATCGTGTAAAGCTTCAATAATTGGAATACCGCCACCACCAGCATCAAGTGCTATTTCGGTGCAAGGAAATACCTTCATCAAATCTCTAATTTTCCGCGTACAATAAGCATAAAAATCATTCTCTTCAATTAGACCAGTTTTTAATTGTTCCTTATGTTTGCTTCTAGTTGATGTCCAACAATAAACAATGCGTCTATGATCACCATGTATTTCTAAAACTACAATAGAAAAATTATCCACTTCAGATGCAGGGTCTACACCATATATATATGTTTTATCTTTACTTCCATGTAAACACGCCTCAAATAATGCTTGGCCCCCCTGAAAATTAATTACATTTTGTGGAGATACTGTACAAGCCTCAATTAGACTACGCTTATAGAAACCCATACTATCAGATGTGAATATACTTCCATATTCCATTTGAAATATACCAGAGTGGACTGTGGCCCGAGCCCGAGCAATTTGAGACTCATCCATGAAGCCTTCCGGCAGCGACATGACTGGAATACGCAAGACAGAGTAATCACGCCAGTCAAATGATGGATCTACGGGCCCTCTTAATAATTCTTCTAATTCTTTTTTATTGCCAGCAGTATCGATGAAGCTTTTATATTTTTTATATTCCTGGGCGAAATGGTTGAATTCATAATAGGCTGTACCACTCAATATAATCTGATTAGAGATATGATCAGCCCCTTGTGATTCATCAACGGCAATTCCCTTTTTTTGTAAATATTTTTTTTTGGCTATTTTTCTAAGCTTTTCTATTGGTGATTGTGAGACAACACCGAACCCCGCCACAGTATTTTCAAAAATTTCTCTTGGGATTGAAGCGAACTCATCGGCTATAATGTCATTTGCCCTTTGACCTCTAATCTTCTGTCCGTCTCCCAAAGGTAAACATGTAATAGTTCCACCGTTGATACGCATCACACACCTATCAACGTCTCTAACAGGGCCCGAGTTAGAATCACACAGATCACGTAATACTGGTGCATTCCTCCAAATCGTTTCCGCATATTCGAAGACAACCTTAGACTGCCTAAATGCCGCCCCTACCACTATTACCTTCCGCTTTGGCATAAGTAAACACCTCAACAGACAATAGATAGCAAGCGTATAAGATTTAGACATACCTCGACTTCCTATTAGCATAGGAAATTTCTTAGTCCAAAGTTCTTTAAGGATTACGTTTTGAAAAGGGTGAATATCAACATTCAATATATATTTACAAGTAAAAGCAAAATAATCAGGATTCATCATGACCGTAGTTAATCTTTCAATTATTAGGTCATTATCATTATGTTCAAATATAAAATCCATGGGGTTAAATATGGCATTTTCATCAACATCAATATTTAACCATGCGTCATCAGCTTTTACATCATAGCTTTTCATTTTCTACAATTCTTTTAAACAAAGATAGGGCTACAGTCTTGGCATTCTCTGGATTACCACAAAATAATAATTGAACATTATTACATATAGCATACTCCAAAAGACACTTTAATATGTAGTCCCCCTTCATTCTAACTTTATTTTTAAGAAATTTAGGTATTTTAGCATTTTGAGGATAACTCAATAAATCAAAAACACTAAACTCACATATAATGTATCTATGCTTTATATCCATCATACGGGCCAATTCGTTATCGAACTGTTTTTTCTTCTTTCCTACATTAATGGATACTTCCTCTGGGCTCCTTTTGCGTTCCACACATATAATGTGCTCATAACCCTCCAATGTATAATCACCTGTTTTTAGGCCCTTGCACACAGTACCATTGCAATATACACTCTTATTAAATTGCCACCCTTCTTTTTCCCTTGTGTCTTTAATGACCGTGAATTTTCCCATTTATTTCACCATATTATGGGCCCAAATATATCACTATCTACCATTCCAGTTGCCATTTGGCCGAATGTTATTTTTGGTTCCCATCCTAATTTAGTTTTAAGTTTAGTATTGTCGCCATTGGAATATGTTATGTCTAATGGCCTGTAAAGAGATTCATCAATAATAATGTAGTCCATATAGTTATCAATTCCTATATGTTTAAATGCTATTGAGATGAATTCCTCTAATGTATGATTTTCACCGGTGCATATTACATAATCGTCAAGTTTTTCTGACTGCATTATTAAGATCATTGCATTAGCATAATCTTGTGCATGGCCCCAATCCCTACTCACTTTTATATTACCCAATCTAAGCTTCGGAAATAATGATGTTTTAAGACGAAGGTGATCGTGATGAGTGATAATATAATTATAAGGAGAAAAAATATGGTGTGAATTTGCCCAGTGAAATAGTTCGGCCACATATTTGGTTATTTTTCTCGTTACAAAGTTTTCTGGCCTAAAGGGGCTCTCATGATTAAAACAAATAGCTGATGAGCAATTAATTCCATATAATTTCCTATATATATCTATGAGGTAGTGGGCCGCCAACTTAGATACCCCATATGGGCTTTTAGGGTGAAAGGGCGTTTCCTCATCTTGATATGAGTTGTGTATTTCAAACCATGGGTCAAAATCCCCACTAGAATTATCTCCATACATTTCAGATGTACTAGCTTGTAAAAACTTACAGGTTAAACGTTCATGTCTAATCGCCTCAAGTATATTTAAGCACCCAATTGTATTTGTTGTGAAATAAGATGCCGCATTATCAAATGATTGGCCCACACTTGATTTTGCCGCCATATTAAATATGTAGTCGGGCCTTTCCCCAGCCACAATATTATATGAAGTATCTGCATCACTAACATCCCCAATAATCGCCCTCATTGGATATAATATGTCGGTAATAAGATCACTATTTTTTTCCCTTACAACCCCCACTACTTCATGCCCCATATTATTTAGGAGCCCCCTTAAATAACGAGATGTTTGCCCATT